ATCCTGGTAGATATAACATTGTAAATAATGCTTTGATTGAAATAGAAAAATCTGTTGCAGACTATCTTACAAGTTTAACTACTACAGGTATTTCTACTGAAGATACAAGACTTGGACCTCAGCTTGTTCGTTACGAAAACCTTAAAGTTTGGGTACATAAGCAGCTGAGAGATAGAGTGGTAATTTCTGTAGATTTGATTGTACCGGTTCCGATGAATGTTGTAGAAGTTCATTTAAATGCTTATATCACAACTGATTTCGAAGCCGAAACAGTTTAAACATAATAGAAAGAGATAGAAAGTTTTAATTATGGCAGATATTTACGGATATAACCAGGAAGTTAAAGCAGGAGAAGTAGTAGCATCCAAGGACGTAATCGTTCAGATTGATTCGGGACGCACGGCCTTGGTGCAAAGTGTGCAGGGAAGTTACACGCATCAGGTTGCACCCCAGTTTGAAATAGGATCTAGTACTATGTATTTAGTGAATGGTCAACCAAGTGGCAGTCTTACTATGTCAACTTTGGTAGGCAAAGGCGGATGGCTTGATGGATTACTGTCAGGCAAACCGGCTTGCGGTGACCTTTCTTCGATTCAGTTTAAGATTTCAAATTCTGACTGCAATCTTAGCGTAGGCAAACCGATTTTGCGCTTTGAATCAGCTTTAGCTCAATCTTATAGTTTTTCAATTCAAGCAGGTCAATTGACTGTTACACAGACAGTTAACTTTGTATGTGGCAAATTGATACGCAGATAAAATTATTTTAATAATTTCCTTGCAAGCTACGGTACTGCTCCGTAGCTTGTTTTGTATTTCGATGGATACTTATATTACAGACCCCGCTAACGGACAGATAGGATATGCATTTAATGACGTGTTTAAAAGCAAAAACAGCATGATATTTACAGCTGTTATAACAAACGTATTAAATCATTCAAATGTTCTTACGGTTTTTGCAGATAAAGGCATAGGCAGATTAGATGCTATTTATGTTCCATCTATATGCACGCAGTTTTTTGGAGTATCGGCAAATTATCTTCCTCCTGTAGGTGAGCATGTATTATGTTTGAGAGATCCTGCCAATATGAATTTGTGCTACGTTATTGGAGTTATTCCATCGGGGAAAAATCCAGGTTTTGTGGCGACTACGGGTTTCGAAAATCCAATTAATAAAGAGGCGTTTCAAGGAGTAAAAGGGCAAGCTCGTACAGAAACAGAAAAGAATACCCCAACTCACAGCATAGGTACAAAGCCATCAGACCTTTCAGAAGGTGAAGTCACATTTACACACCCCTCGGGAGTAGGGATTGAAATTTTGTCTAATTTGGCGCGTCTTAAGGCTTCGGACTTAGCTTTTGTTGAAGCTTTATTGATTGATGATATGATTCGCATCATGAGCCTGCAGTTTGAGCATTTGCATGCTGCGGGAGAAACAAAAATTATCAATAATCAGGGTTTTGCCGATAAGGTAACAAATATTACCAATAGTGAAGCAAATATTTTAAATAATCCTAATCAAAGTTCTTCGGGTATATTTTCCTTTGATGGTAAAAATAGCATAGATACATCAAAAGACGAAAAGAATGCTAATTTCTATCATGATTCTCTTTGGCTATTAAATGACTTTAAGGGAAAGCTAGGCAATGTAATAAATGGATGGATTACATCTCCATCTCCTTTGCTTTGGACAGATGATAAATCTAAACCCTTATCTCCCAATGGAAGATATCATTGGAATCAAGATGGATCATTTATATTGCAGTCAAGAGGCGATATTATATTGGAAAAAGTTACATCTATGCCTGTGGCTAAGTTAGATAAAACTCGCATAGACGAGATTTATGATGCAGCAAGTAGGCAATTAGATAATTATAAAGAATGGATACCTGCAGAAGGTCCGTCCGCAGAAAATTGTGCAAGAAATCTATATAAAATTCGAGATTATGCCAGATACCTTACAAACTACTTAACACTTGCAGAATTTAGAGCACAGCAAGCATCGGGTCGTATAAAAGTATTCGAAGAATCAGAAGTAGGAAAATCATTATCATCTGCTGTTGATGGTTACAAAGTAAACGCAGATTCTGGTTATGTAAAATTGTGGGATAATTTTTTAGTATATACAGCTTCTCGCTTTATTCTTACACGCAGTGGGGATATTGTTGCACAAGATACTTACGGCAATAGTTTGTCTATGGGTGCAGATGGTTTAAGATTGTCATCCACAACAAATCTTGAAATTAATTCTGCTGGAAGTGTAAATATTCACGCAGGACAGAACATAAATATATTAGCACGTAAGAACATTGAAATAACAGCTGTATTACGCGGAATAGTTTTAAAAGCCAATAGATGGTTCGAAATGTTCTGTAATGTGGGTCCTATGCTATTGCAATCAGGGTTTAAACTGTTGTCAAATATGGAACCTGAGCAGTATGATAAATATGCAGGGAAAGGTGCATCGCAAGACAAGGATTTTATGAAAAAAATAGGGGCTGCGAAAACCGCTGCTATTACAGTAAAATCAACTGAGGATGCTGCTATACATGTTCTGGCAGGAACAAATCCATCAGAAAAGAAATATTCTAATATTTTATTAAGTGCAGGATCATCAATTTTGACTGCTGCTAATATGTTTGTTAATAAAATTAAAACTTTGTTTGCTGTATCTGATTGGTTTAATTTAAGCAAAGCAAGATGCTTGGTTGCTTCTGCACAAACAGAATTTGCTAGAATTGTAAGTGCACAACTATTTAATCAACGCAGCAAACCTATGCCCCCGCCAATGGCCAATCCAAATGATGATAAATCTTTGGTTATGGCCTCTCCTAATGAGTCTTTTGATGAAATCGGATTAATTGAGGAGACATCAAAATTTATTGATAAACAGATATCTGATAAAACTATATCCGGAGCTAGTTTTGGATATCCTACTGATATAGATTCTGGATTAAGAGAATGGTATGAAAATTTATCTACGCAGACAGTAAGACTTTGGTCTAAAGAAGAAGACGCTTTACCAAAACCACCTATTTATAAAAACCAAAAGTGGGAAGAGTTTAATTACTGGTCATCTGATTATGCTAACTTTTTCGGAAATGCAACTATCGGATATCCTTGGCCAAGAGGCAGTGTAACAGATTTAAAATATTATACGTACGATCCTGCAGCTACATCAAAAGATTTAATGTCTGTAAAATTTAAACCAAACAAGTCGATGCCCTTTTATTCTTATGAGGGGGTAGTTAAAGACAAAGAACAGAAATAACAAAGTAACTAAAATGACAGAAGATAATAAAGAACAACAAGACCTTAGAAACGCAATTTTGGATGATTCCAACACAGATGCATCAATAACAGAAAATAATAGTGCATCTGACACCACCACATTTCAGCCTTTTAATTATGAAAAGGAAGAAGATGTGGCACAATCATCCTCTACAAAGCAGCAGGCTTCTAAATTAAAAGAAGGTGATGTAATTAAAATATCAAAATCAAAACTTGATGAAATGGGCATAGACCCTCAAGCTTTGCTTAAAAATTTACATACAGAAACATCGGGAGATGATTATACAAAAGAAAAGATTGTAGAAGATAAAGATCGTATTACGCTTTCTCGAGAATCGTCTGTTGGCATGCAGTATCTCGAATCTCAACGTAATGCTGATACAACTCCTTATCTTGTAGATCTAAATAAGGTTACTGTTACCGATGCGGAAAAAGAACAATTTTTACGATGCACTCTTGCCTCTAAGCCATACATAGTAGATGTGGATCTGCATAAAGGATCAATGGCTTTTAAGTTTAAGCCTAAGACTTTAGGTTTACAGAAAACTTCATTAAGCATGTTATCGTGGCTGATGAAGCAGTATGACGAAAAAGGAAATCCAAAATTTGATTATAGTGCTACGTTTTTGTGGATTTTGAAATCTGAAATTATTTTAACTTTGATAAGCTTTAATGGTAACAACCCATTTAAATTTTATAGTAAATATACAGATGACAAAAGTCTTACTGAATCTCATTTATTTGAACTTTTAAAAGAAGATATGGAAGTAATTGATAAGCTTCCGGTTCCTGTTTGGAATGCTATGATTAATGCTAGTCGTGTTCATGAACAAAAAGAGAAGTTACTAAATGAGTTTTTGATTAACGAGGATTTTTAATGTCCCCAAGATGTAGAATTGTTTATGCTCTTTATCTTGGGGGTTATGTAGATAAATCGGATATATTAAATGCAAATCAATATAGAGAAGTTATGATTTATAAAGGTTTGCAACGAAAAGCAGTTTCAAAACTAATTAAAACTTACAATAATATCTATTTTCATACATTGTCCAATGTTTCCAGTGAGGTTGAATGGAGAAAAAGATTAGACCATATTGAAGTATCTGCAAAAAAACTATATGCAATAGAACTGCAAGATGCTCAATATTTAAAGTATTTGAATAAGGGTTATCAATTAAATGCACAGCAGCAATCTATTGTGGATATGTTTAAAATTTTAGATGCTGCGGGTATTATTGATGATGATACTGAAGTTTTTTGATATTGCTTAAACCTAACAATAATGCACACTTATTGTATTTATGGATAGTCTTGATCAGTTTATGCAGATGCTTCAAAGCTTGAATTCAGCAAGAGGATTATCTGCATTTGGAATGCCTCAATTATCAGGCTCTGTGTTTCAGCACGCTACACAGCGTGATATTGAAGAAGCTGTGTACAGAGCAATGGATAGGATTATGGCAAAAGGAAATGCAAATCCCGGTGCCCAAATGCTTACTAGTATATTTGGCGGGGGAGCTTTTGACCCTGGGCAACACACCGTGATTGCTGCAATTTCCAATCTAATTGGTCAGACCAAGTTCGGGGAAATGCTCGGGTTTCAAGACCCGAACGCTTCTAAGCGCATGGTACAAGATATGATTCAAACTTATTCAGGAGGTCTAATCACGTCTTATCAAGAATCTTTAAAGATTACGGCTTCTATGCAGAATGTGGCACAAGTGTCCAATAAGTTAGAAGAGTCCGTATTATATCCATTTAGAGGAAATGTTCGCCCACAAGATATTCAGCAAATTCAATATTGGATGCTGAATACAAAAAATTTGTCTCTTGATGAAACCGCAAAGGGTTTAGACGAAAAAGATACATTTTCAAATCCTCAGAGTAATTATGCAAAAAAGATAACTGCAGGCACTCAAGCATTAGCCTATGGTAAAAATATCTTAGGCATGGGTGATGATGTATCAGGCATTTTAAATGCTGTGTCAGTGCTTGGTGGGGGAACAAATTTTGAAGCATCTTTTGAAAGATTTAGAAAACAAATAGATGCAGCATTGGTTAATGGCCTAAAGGTAGTTGAATTAAATGATACTATCTCAAAAGGCATGTCTAAAATCCAAGCCTTAACGGCAAGTGGCATGGATGCACAAACTGCTGCGAATATAGTATTGCCTTCTATTACTACTGCAGCAATAGCAAAGCATGCAGCCGGAATTGAAGGTAAAAACTATGATGTTAACGATGTAGCCAATCGCGTTCAGAATATTACAGCATTAACTGCTCTTACGGATGAATCTATAAATAAAAAGGCTATATGGTTGTCTGCAGACAATGTATTAGAATCTGAGAAAGATCAAAAATGGTTAGCAGACGCACTTGCCGGAAAAAGCTATGAAGATTCTATAAAATTCTTAGAAAACAGTGAAGATATTAGAGCAAAGCGAGTATTGGAAGATTTTAGAATACGAAGAGCAAATTATAGCAATGCTGATTTAAACAAAGCCATGATAAATTCAGCCATATTTCAAGATAGATATGTGCAAGATAATAATATGCGAGCAAGCTCCAATATTTTAAATATTATGCGTCAACAGGATTGGGGTACCGATGCTGAAGCAATTGCACCTTTTATGCAGAAATTGCAAGAAGCCGAAGCGAATGGATATACACCTGAAATAGCTAGTGATTTACAAGCTATGGCAAAAATCAAATCAATACAGCAAATATTTAATCGACATAATCTAAACTTACCAACTTTAATTGCACAACACTTACAGACAAAAGGTATAACAGATGCAGAAGCCGAGAAAAATCGCTCAGCAATAATTGATTTCATGGCTAATGCAGGTGAAGGATCTGTTAAGAATATTACCGAGGCACAATTTGAAGATGCCAGAAAATTTTATGGAGGTAAATATGATAAAGACGAATTGGATAAATTTAAAAAAGCCAATGCAGGGTCGCTTGTAGAGCTACAAAAAGGCGAGTCTTCTGCACATGCGTTGGCAAGGTTATCTAATCAGAACGAGTATTTTAGTAAAAATTTTAATACGTATATGGGCGAAACCTACAAGGGTGACGAGGCACGCGAAGCTACATTTGCCATGTGGGATACAGCTACAAGATCTGATTCTTTTGAAAGATTAAATGTAGGTGGCGGAGAGGTATTAGTAGGATATGATGAAAACGGAAAACCGGTTATCAGATCTACAGACGGTTCTACGGTTTTAGCACATTTGGACGACAAAGGTCGTGTGATCTATGCCGATAAAGATATAATGAGTGCAGTTGCTACTGAAACAGGTCTGGCAATGAACCAAGATCAATTACAGTCAGTTTTTACAGATATCCTGCAGGTAGGAAGAGATATGAAGTCAAATCAGATCTTAGGTAAAAATGGTGAGATATTGTTACAGTCTTTAGACGGATTGCATAAATTTGAATCCAAAGACAAAGCAGATGCCTACATAAAGCAGTTAAACGCTGTGGGCAGAGAATTTCAAGTAGGTACTAAGGCTGCAGAAACCGAAGAAGAATTTATAGCAATGCTAAAAGATCAAGGTTTCTCTGCAGAAAACGCTGCAGCACTTTGGAAGTCTATTCAGGACAAGAAAGGAACCGAAGATAATCCATACATTGCCGGCACAGTGCTAAGTGACGATAAGACTAAAGCCTATTCATACTTTAAAGATGAAAATGGTGCAGTGTCTATTTATGATAAAGCTAAGGCTGAAGAAGCGATGAAGAAGGCAGAGGAAAATAAGGCACCTCTTGAAAAGTTAGTTGATACAACAACTAAGATGTCTAATTCGCTGTCATCCATTGATGGTAAATTAGACCCAAAAAGTAATCCTAAGCAAGAGGGTAAGAAGCTTGGAGGCGGTAACTAAAATTAAATAACCATGGCAGAATCAGTAATATTTGCAGGTAAAGGCTGCGCTTATAAGATCACTCTTGATGATTCTTCAAATAAAGGGTTTTGGGAGATAAAGCCAGAGATTCAGGCAAAGGCTCCTATTCTTTATAGATCATCAGAAATTGCAGAAAATGATGCTTTTGCTAAGGCATTAGCATTTAATGATTTAAGAGTTATTGCTCCAACGACAAAGAATTTTTCTTCGATATTCTTAGGAGGTATTGCTCTTTTAGGCTATAGAGCACAAAATTCTTTTATTAAAGATATTCGAGACTGGTTTAATAAAAATCGTGCTCGTACAAAAAATGATACAATTTCTGTATCTGCACAGAAAGAAGCTTTTAAAGTATTATTAGAAGGTTTAAGAATAGGATCAGTAGATCCACAATTTCACATTATAACATTTGATATAAGAGGTTACATAATAGATGATTAATCCTTCATACCATTTTTTAACACGTATTCCAATAGCTACTATTCCTACAGAGCTGTCGTTTTTAAACGATGGTACTGGTAATGCTAATTTGATAAATCCTAAGGGTCCTGCAAGGTCAGTTATGACAGATTTAGGACTTATGAAAAATATCCATGTTGATGATATCAATTTGGGCGCAGATGTAAATGGGGGATGGGGTGCTAAAAGTACAGAGGCAAGGCTTACTAAAGGAGAATGGACAGCACAGATTGGAGCATATTACATGACTTATATTGCAAATACAGATCTGGCATCTGATAGTGAGGCTGAAGCTCTAGGTATTAAATATGCTGTAAATATTGCCACGAAGAATAATCCTGAGGGTTTGGGGCCTCTCGGAGGTCTATGCAATGCGCAAATATCTCTAACCGAGTTTTCAGGACAAAAAATTAGATTACATATATCTTTCTACGCAAAGAAGCTAGTTGAAACTACTACACCAGTACAAGTCCGTACAAATATATCAGCACATAATACGTCTCTTGTAAGAGCTTGGAATGCATCTAGTTTTAATACATCAACTTGGACAAAAATTGATGATACATTCGATTACATCGTACCATCTAATGCAGATCACATATCCATTTATGCAATAGGGAATATAGGAGGGTCTTATAGCATAGCTCAATTTAATTTTATGATGGTAGGTACCTATGATGAAGAAGGTAATTTTTATGCCGAGTCTAAATCAAATGTAAATTGGTCTAACGTTTTAGGGTCTTTGGCTTTGTTAACTATTTATCCTGAATGGGAATCGAAAATAGCTAAATCATATAAAGAGAAAACATATATTCCTGGAATGTTTCCAATTAGTATGTCAAACGGTGAAATGATTGTTCCGATGGATTTAGATTCCATTGTATCTTCTATATATGATTCCGTTTATTGTAGACAATTGCTGCTGAAGGCAAATTTGGAATCTGCTTTTTTAGAATCAGATACTGCCTCAGAAAAAATAGTTGTATTACTTTTAGCACTAGCTAAGTACAATCAATCATGAAAAATAATCAAGTAGCTATAATAAAGAATTTTAAGGCTAAAGCACGAATTACTGGAGTGTCCGTATCAAAAGGTAATGGAGAAATTCCTATAACGTCTATAGCTGTTAATGGTTCTATAAATGCTTTGCCTAAAATTTCGATGACCATTTATCCTAATAATGGAACTGTTACATTGTCCGCTGAAGATCTGATAAAATTAGCCAAAAGTTGCCAGTCTAAGTTAAACGAAGGAGTGTCAGATGGAACTCCCAATGTAAACATCACTATTTCTATGGATAGCCAAGGTTTGGCTTCTACAGACAATTACGAGCTACAGGCAATATTGTCAGGAGTTGAGCTGCACATGGATACTAATTCACAATCAATTTATGTATCAATTACAGCAACTTCTCCAGACACGCTAATAAGTAATATTGATCTATCGATTTATGAAAGTTATTCCACTCTTACAGATGCAATTCAGTCAGAATTAAAAAGTGGTAATACATATGGTATGCCATTTTGGGCAAAGACATATTGGGCGTCTATAGGGTATAAGCCGATTACAACCGGAACACCAATTGCAAGTATAATAAAAGGGATGATAGATATTACAATGCAAAAGTGGAAACTGCCTGAGGATCTCTCTGATACACAAAAAGCTGTAATGACTTCCATTCATAAAAACAACCAGAAATATATCGGTAGATTAGGAGACTTTTTATCAAATAGTTTTGATTCGTCTCATCTAATGTGCGATGAATCTATTCCAGAATGTGATGCAACTACGAAGGCTATATTATCGGGTATTGAGCAGGCATTATATTGTGGAGGCGTAAATCCTTTATATGCTATGATGAACTATTTAGCTTCAGATTTCGGAGTATGGTATGCACCATGCCTTATAGGAAATATGCAAGGTAAATTGTCAAATCAACCATTCTTGATGAAATCTCCTGATAAAACAATAGATCTTAATCTTTCTGCTATGAACATCGAAATTCATCAAGATCAATCTAGACCGCCGGTTGGTCAGATATGCATGACTTCTACAACACTGAATACCGCTGCTTCTGTTAGCAATAAAACAAATACGTCTTGCTTTAACAGCGTATGGGCTTGTTATCCTGAAAAATCAAAAGGAGGTATAATTTATAATCAAAGGGGTCCTACATGGTTAGTTACTCAAAACGGAACATTCGGAGATGTAACAAATAGAAATAACGACAGAGATCCAAAGAAAAATTCTCAGCAATATCAAAAAAAATCAGAAGAAGCTGCTAAGCTTGGAGATGATGCTGCTATGAAATTACTAAATATTTTGGCTCAAAAAGAATATTATAGAGCCGTCTATCAATATTCTTTGCTTATGGTCAATAGCATCATCGATCCAGGGGTATCAACAGATTCACAAGGCTTGGGCGACTTTTTTACAGTAAAACAAGCAGGTACTACCATAGGAAAAGCCGTTATGAGTAATGTAAATCACATATTTAATCCAAATAACTTGACAACACAGATTGGCTTTACAATGCTTCAGCTTTAATCATGGCAAACAACTCTTCATCATCATCTTACTGGAAACCAGTAAAACCTGCCAATAGCCCTGACTGCGAAATATCAAGGCTTGAATCTGATAGTGCATATTGCTATCCAAAGTCGAACAATCCGTTGTTAGATTATCGCAAGCAACGCATTAAGTCGCCTTGCTCAAATCAGGATATATGCAAGCTTAGCACGGATGATATGATTCAGCCTAATGCTGAATTACAAAATCCCGATATACAAATTGAAAGAGAACAATTATCAAATACAGAAGTTGTCTTAACATGCCTTGATATTTACGGAAGCGATCCTGTTTGGAAGGAAATGTATGTTCCTTACGACGTTCCACCTCCCTCAGGAGAAGAGCCTACGCCAGAAATTGGTGGCAAAGTAGTTATACCAGCAGGTACTTATACTGCATGGATCAATAAAGCAAACGATCCAAATAACGATAATTATAAAAATTATAAAACGAGTGTTCAAGCAGAGTTGCAGAATATGGCAATTTTGCAGGCCTATACTACAATAGAATGCTTTTTACAAAATCCCGAGATTACGCTTTCTTGTCCTGATGTAGCGCAAGGCAGACCTGCCATAGAGCCTAATACCACAACAATTGCTGCAGGAAATACAATACGTGCAATTTTAGTTCCGGGAAATACAGCTCCTGAAGATTATCTACAGGCTGCAAATTTGCCGGCTTTAAAACAGGAAATTTTAAATAATGTTTATCAGACAGCAATTTCACAGATAGGTTGTGAGTATGGCAATGTTACATATACTGCAAATTGTTTATATAATGGCCTAGTAATAAATAAAGTAATCTATGTTTCAGATCTAACCAAAGAAGGTACTTATATAAGGTACGATTTGCTGACTTCTACAGAACTTTATATAAAATGGATAGAAGATACTTCATCTTGGGACATTGCCTTACAGCCTCCTTCAGATGCTACATATGTTAGAGCATTTAAAACTGCTTTTGGTTTAAAGTACATTCCTAATGTATTTAACTATGATCCAAATGTGCAGGCTTTTAACTGGTCAAATACAATTACAGACGTAGAGCCTGTATTTGAAGTGACTGTTTTTGATGCTACACAAGTAGAACATACTTTTAAATTACCCGTTCCATTGTGGATTCCTGATCAAGTTTACGATCCCGAGGTTTACGGTCTCAAAGATACACCATTGCAAAATTTTAATACTGTTAAAGGTTCTTCGTTAGATTACAATGACCCTGTTACTGCTATTGGGTATCCTTTTGCAACAGTATCATCTGATTTCACATCTACATCTTTGATTAGACCAAATTTCGAAGATGGTACCATTGTTGATACAGATGTAAAAGCTACTGCAGCTTTGCAAAAATTTGGCACAGAAGCTGTAAACAATGCTACAAATTTTGCTAAGGAACAGGCAACTAGTGCTTTAATTTGCACCTATGCAAACAATACCATGCCTATAGCTTGCCCTCCGGGGAAAATTTTATCTTCTGGAGAAAGCGAAATTATTATTCCTGCACGAGAAGCATTGAGAGATAATTTATACGAAGCCAATAAAGCTGCTTTAGATATTTATATATCTCAATTGTCTTTTTGTAGCAGTGGTAATATAAGGATTTTAGCTTTTTGTGACAAAATCACATTAGATGAATTTCCTAAAGTAAGCCTGGGTAAGTACGATATAAAATCCATAGCTGAGTTACAGGCAAATTATTGGGATAATGTAAAAGAACAGTATACATATGATGAACCTGTAGAAACTTTGCTAATTTATAAAAATCATTTTTGCACAGGTGTGTATACATGTCCTACATTAACTGAAACCATTACCGATCCTACTACAGGGGACACTACAGAAGTACCAGTAACTGATGCCGTAACTTCAGCAAATTGCAGAGCAGCAGATTATGCTTCGATTTCAGTATATGAAGTATATCCAAATCAATACTCATCTGCTACACTTTCTATTAAGGAAAATAATAGCAGTGCAATTAAATTAGCTATAGCAAGCATATCTTGCTTATATGGAAATTTACCTACAAAACCCTATACATGTGAGGATAATTTTAATCAATATGGCATCACAATAGCTCCACAATGTACAGGGAATGGCGTACCACCTGGTTCATCTTGTCCTACAACGGGTCCTGATGCTCCTTGCGTAATATCAATAAACGCAACCGCAGTAGAAGCAGGGTTTTACTTGTCAGATGATCCATGCGAAGCTTCTAATATGGCAGCACGTATCACCTTAGCTACACGCATATGTTTAGGTTGCGATAAAGTAGGTACTCCAGGAAGTGGACAGCAAGTAAATGTACACGTCCAAAATAGTTCTTGTGCAGGATGTGCTGCAGTATGTTGTTGGACTTTGTAATGAAAGATTAAAATAAAGGAATTAACTATGGCATGTACACAGATAACTAAAATGGCAGGTGTTCTTAAGAACTTGGCTAATGCAACTTCGTCTCGGCTTTCCTTGCCTACTGCCAACTGGATAGAGGTGTCCAATAATGCAACCGAATTAGCAGGCAAGTCCCTTACTGGGATTACAGTTTTATATAGTATTACAATTAGTTATCACGTTCGCGCACGTGATGGATATCAGATAAAACTCGAAATTGAAAATGCTTCTAATCAATTTGATGTACATGAATACGATCAGTCAAAAGTTGCAACAATATGTAGTAATATCAACATGGTGGATAGTCCATATGCCATTGCAGCCCTACGCCTATCATCGTGTAACTCCTGCGGAGTTACAATATTGGCATCAGGGGATTCATCAGGGACATGGATTCATAATTATGGTCATTTGAAAAAGAGAACTGTTGATGTGTGTGGAAGCAAAAAACCATTAATGGTACAACAGAATACTTATTGGATACCAAATCCAGAGTTATTTCCATTATTTGCTGTAGTATTTTGGTATCCAGGGGATAAAGGTCAGATATCTACAGGAGCTTGTCATCCTGGTTCAGAAACTTTGAAAAAAGAATCATCAGGAAAGATAGATGAATATAAGGATGACCAAAATGAAACTATAAATGTTTATCGTATTAGTTATACTTATACATGCTCTAGTCTTGATTTTAAGCCTGTTGTATCATTTGGATGTAACAAGGACAGTGAACACCATCCTATAAGAACTGAAATCCTGGAGCAGAGTTCCTCGTTTCAAACGGTAGATCTATATGCATGGGATAGTTCAAGCTTTGCATCTCCAGGCGGAGCATTGACATCTTTTTCATCTATTGATCAACTAATTCCTGTAAAAGATTTTAAAATAATCAAGCAGACAGTTACATCTGATTCTGAGAATAAAAAGCGTTTCAAATTAACTGCCGATATTACCTGCGATAAAAAATTGGTATTATATGGTACGCATTTTTGTAAATCTGGAGAATCCGCATCTAATTATTTTAACAAAGGAGTTATAGAATTAGTGAGAGACACATTTAACAGTGAGGATTACACATTTAGAGTAACTATAGAAGACGCTCCTGTGTTACTATTATATGCATCTGTCCCTATGAGTACTACCGTAAAGGAAATACCTATAGAAGGTGATACCAAGCCTTGTAATTCCACTTATGGTTGCCAAGTTTGGAGTAGCATAACAACAACTGGAACCTCTGATGGAGATCCTATAATAGGTTATTATATAACCACATCTTCTTCAACTTCAGCTGACACCGTTACATTGGTAGATATGTCTTCAGGGTCTTTTACTTTTCCTTCAAGTGATGAGATTTCATCTAACAGTGAATGTTTTTCTGGAGACCTAAAGGATTTAGCTCATGCATATTTTATAAAACCTACATATTTTTCATTGAGCCGTAATAATATACCAATGTGTTCAACTTTTATTTTAGGAGCTCTTCCAGAAGATCGGGCAGCGTCTAATCTTTGGTATTTAAACCTTTATATTCCCTCATTTAAGCTTAGCGGAGATGCTCAAGCTATATCGGTTCAGCACGAAGATAAGTTTTCTGGATATGACTGTTCAGGCGAAATAGCTTCTAATTGCAATGGTAGGGTAACAACATCTTGCTCTTATACAGCTTCTTTTTCAGCATACACTTCTAATGTAGATTTAGAGACCGTTGGTCCTTATTCGTCTATTCCATCTCCCTTAGTATCTGCATCTGTATTTCCAGGTGCCTTATTTCTTGGAGCAGTAACAGCTAAATAACAATGGTTAGCACATTTATCATATCTCTATTAATCTCTGCATCACTGCTATATACATGGTTTAATAGCAGTATGCCTTTACTATGCTTATGGATTTTAACTAAGTTGGGATATAAAAAGCATGATGCTATGTTCTATATGCAATTTTCTTCTGATAATCCTTTGCTATGGTCAGATAATGACTGGAATACATATTGTGACCAATATATGTCAGTATTTTTTAAAAAATTGTTAAATTGCAAATATTGCCTTTGTTGGCATTTATGCTTGTGGTCTACGTTGTATAGTGTTCTAATTTCAAAATTGTTCACAATAATTAACTGGAAAGAAGGATTATTGCTAATGCTTTTGATCCCAGCTCAACCAATTCTTGTGCACATTTTGCTATCCATTGTAAAAAAAGAAAATTAAGGAATATAAAATATATGCTTATTACAGTACGTACAAAAACCTCGAAAAAAATGATACCCTTCACGGTTTCGGTTTCTAATTCCGAATTGTCTATAGAATTAGACGAAGCTGTTGTTACTGCATTATTTACACAATCCTCTAATACAACTAAGGTTGAGGTAAAGCAAGCTACACCTAAAATCCTTAATCAGGATGACGCTTCGATTACTTTGTTTACCAAAGAATCTATTTTATCTATGGCAGAATTTCCTGCACAATATGTAAAATATCTGCCACAGCAAGTGATTAGCATGTTCTCTACTAACGAAATGTTTCGTAATTCTTTATCAGAAAATGCGAAACATGTTCAGGATCAGTATCGCAATGCTTTGAAAGCACTAAATGAAGCTTATGCAGCTAAAAAGATATCATGTCCTACGTGTGAACAAGGCAAATTAAATCGAACCTTCATTCCTTCTATCATACGAGTTTTGTTTTCAGATGAAGAACAAAATTGGCTTGTGGATATTATGAATTGTGGCTTACAAACTTATAATTCAGTTTTGCAGCCAGTATTTGCAAACGAAATTATAGGTAATTTAAATAACGAATATGTAACGGAACTTCAAAAGGCAGTATCGAATCCACAAGGTTGTACACAGTGTGCAAAAAATGCTATACGTAATAGATACGATGCAAAATTGATGGAATTGGTACGTGAACATAATAAAAACTTTAAACCCAAAGATTAATAACTATGGCAAAGACACCAACAAAGAAAGTATATTTTGTAGAAGGCATAGGCGGTGGGGGTTTTTTTAGCCCCGAGCAAATTAAAGCTTTAAGGCCTTCAAAATCAGGGTATCGCCCTGCACAGATAGCAACTAAAGCTTTGAACAATACTTTTGCTTCTGCGAAATATATGTCAGCAGCACAAAAAGCTAAATTGGCATCTGCTCCAACAATTTTGTCTATAACAGCAGGAGAAAATTGCGAAAGCTGTGCTAAAAAGCATAAACGAAATAGAAACAAATAATCTTGCTAATTAAGCATACATTTGGTTCACTTTAGACACTAAATAATTATGTTTAGTGTCTTTTAGTAAAATGGAAACACAAATAGAACATAGGTCTAATAATGTTATACGGTCTGATTTGTCAAAATTTAGTCTAAAGGGCGATACACGCACTTTTGATCAGATAAATGACGAAGCAGAAATTCAGCCTATTTCGGTAGAAAAAGAACCAGATTTAGGAATAGATGGATGGTATAGTATATATAAGCAGTTTCCAACGCATGCTAATAAAAATAGAGTTATAAAGGCTTTAACTCCTACCATTAATTATGCACTAGGGTCCGTACAAGCTACAGATGACCCTTTAATTAAAGCTAAAGCAAAAGTATATGCAGGGCGGGCTATTGATAAGTTCGATCCGGGGTTTGGGGTAAATTTAAATACTTATGTATCTTCTCAATTACGAAAATTGACTAGAACTGTACGAGACGCAAGAAATCCCATTAAGATTCCAGAAGCTCAAATTTATGAAGCACAGACCTTGGCAGAAGCAGAACAACAGTTTATCGAAGAGCATGGAAGAGAGCCTGATTTAACAGAATTGTCTGATGCTTCAGGATTGTCTTTAAAGAAAATTGGAGAATTGAGAGCAAGAGCAATAAAACAAGTATCTGAAAATCAATATTATAGAGGTAGCGGATTCGAAGAAGACTCTGCATCTTCTGTTGATGAAGAAGGCACGGAAAATGTTGATTTTATAGAAGATGCTTTAAGATATGTTCATGCAGATTTATCTCATAGAGACAAAAAGATACTGGAATGGTCTACAGGGATGTTTGGAGCTAAGCAATTAACACCTGCAGAAATTTCACAAAGATTAAATATATCTCAATCTCAAATTAGTCGTGTACTAAACAAGCTTGCACAGGATGTAAATAGTACGATGCAAGGGCTGTCTAAAACATTTACAGGAGCAACAGTAAATTAATGGCATCTTTAACTTTAGCAGAGCGTGCAGATAAAATGACAGAGGCATTAAATAAATATGCTTCTGCCAATACGCCGAACTATCCATTATTTTTAAGCTTATGCGGAGTGAAAAAAGTATCTGATCTGTTGCCTTTGCTAGAGGAAAATGTAAAAAGTACAGAAAATGTGACATTAGATGATTTAGAAAAGAAGGGTATTAATCCTCTTGTTAATCATTTAGATGCTTTTAATTTAAGGCGAGATTGCTATCGTCGTTATGCCAGCAGATATGCTTTATTACGTAAAGGTATTGATTCAAAGTTTTATAGTTCCACAACCTTATCAGCAAAGGAGAAGGTAAATGGCAAACAATAATGATAATACATTTAAAGATTCTATGATCAAGGTTTGTCCTAAAGTAGCGAACCCTGATGATATTATTTTTAACAAGGGCATTAAAATTCATTTTCCGCCTTCAAAAAACCATAGTGCTTTAGACTTTGCAGAAATAGATTTTGATTTTACAACATATCTTTCAGGGTTTGAAACAACAGTACAATCTGCTTTAATAGATGTAGGTACACGCAGAGGGACAAATACTTATTATCCCGATAGAGGAAATGACTTTGAAGTAGAAGCTGCACAGGGATATTTTATAGAAACAACCACCTTACAACATGCTGCAAATTTCTTAGCTTTAGATACTAGAAGTTTTATTAATAGAAATATAAATAGCATCAAAGATCAATCTACAGCTATTATTACCGATACTGAACTGCAGCAAAAATACGTTGATAATAATCCGATTATTCAAACTTTGACCTTAGTGCCGTCTCAAATTGGTCCTGCCACAGTGGTATTACAGTCAGAATTTGAATCTGAAAATGGAGAACAAATAGGACAAGAGTTAGAAACAGTGATTTAATATGGCTTACGATTTAATTTCAAAAATTGATATAAATGCAGAGGTTAATCCTGAAGATATACAGGATGCAATGTATCGCATTCGAGGGTTTATGCTTCGCGAGTGGCCCGATTTAGATACATCTCCATCTTCTCCATTTGGAAATCTTGTATTACAGCCATTATCTAAATGCTTGGTCATTGTAGAGCAGACATTAGACTGCGTTTTATCTGACGTACAACTGGAAAACGCATTAAATGGTATTGTATGTGATTGTGAATTTATACAAGCGTTTTTAAAAGGGTTAGGCGTAACAACACTTGCTGAAGCAAATTGTACCGGCTGGGCACGTTGGAAATTTGTTCAAGATCCCGTAACTACTAATGGCACTAAAACAATTGATAGGGGTGTAAATATGTCGTTTGCAGGTAACATATTTCATATCTATGCCCCATATGAATCGCCAATTAATCTGATTGATAGCAATGCACCTATAGACACTGCAAATAAATTTCAAAATAATGCACGTGTTTTTAATTCAGCAGATCAATGGGCTACTTCAAACTTACAATCAAATCCATCAGGCCAAGAACCTCAGAATATAGAAATTCAAATACCCAATGAATGGTATGTGGATTTACCTATTTATGGTCCTTCAACTGCAAGCTTAAGTGCTGGTACATTAGCAGAAATTGACCAAGACTTACCATATTTTAGTATAGTTAGATCTGTAGAATTGCTAGATACAATTACACCTTTTGAAGTCCCTACTGATTTAGATAGCTTAATCAAACTTGTAAGAACAATTCAACCTTCTGCAAATATCACGACTCGAGGCAATGCAACTTCTTATGTATTACAGAAGTTTCCTTTATCTGTAGGTGTATCTCCTGTACTTCCAGGCGATATTGAGATGAGCACAAGAGCAACAGATCCAAATAATACAAATAACTATAATATTTATTTGGCACCATTTATGGACCTGTATGTGAAGAGTTTAACAACGCCTCCCGAAACACAAAATCTTGTAGTTCCGATTTTATGTAAATTGGATTCTCAGGGAAATTTGCAGTTTAGCGGAACAAATAATCTTTTTTATCCGGGACATGAATTGTTGACAATCGGCAATCTGTATTATGAACAAGAAACAGAGCCTATAACAATTTTAGAAAATGGAGATCTAAAAAAACTTTCAGAGTTTATAACGTGTACACCTAATACGGATGCGTTGTCATATAATATTCAGTTAAATGGTTTAAAGGCGGAATATTTACAATTTCCTTCAGATACCAATTTCCCACTAGAAAATGGAGCATGGCCTTCAAATCTAGGCAAAAATGATGTATTTTATTTTCGTATTGATGTTGGGTATGATAAATTGCCTTTGGTAGTCTCTAATGCAATTCAAAGCCCTGACGTATCTCCTGCATTAAATGTGATGGTACGCCCTTTTGTAACATGCACTGTGGAATATCTTAATGTAACATACAGGAAAGATACTGGAAAATTTTTTGATAGACAGCAGGCTATATCTCAAATTTATGCATTGTTAAACAGCTTAACATATCCAACACAGTATAGCGATGCTTATATAGGAGATATTATGATGTCGAACGGAGCTGCAGGCATTACAGACGTAGAGACACAAGCTATAGTTCGATATCAAGTTGCTGCTGTTAAAGATTCTAGAATAAGATTCGATGATGCTGTTACGGTAAATACTTTAAATGTAGCCAAGATGTTGGCATCTAATAACAATTTAAAAAATTTTGGGGTGCGCAATGTTCAATACATCGTACCACGCGAAGCCATTGTATTAATAGAAAAGCCATAAAGTGAAAAATACTGCATTAAACATACAGAAAACTTTTGGAGAATTAGGCTCATTTTGGCATAAAATTCTTCAAGGGAAAGCACGTGATCACGCAAAGACTTTGTGCGGAGCTGCTTTACATACAAGCCTTGTATCTCAGATGAGTAATACTGTGGCAAATTTTTTAAATGATGCTGATAATCTGTATGCTACAAATTATGGATTTCATTTTGAAGAAGCCTATCAAGCTTTGTCTACATCCTTAGTAGAGGATGGCTTAGTTTTGGATAAGCCGGTATGCTTAAATCCATTATCTACAGAAAATACTTGGTATGTAGTTCCATTTTCATTAAATCTAGAATTATATACGATTACAGGATGGAATAATAAAAAGTTGATTAACGGGATAGATTTTAGGCAGACTGCAAACTATTTATGGTTTAGCGAGCGCCCTTACAATCCAAACAATCTGTATAATGACAATCCGGACCAATTAAAACAGGCCGCTTTAGACCAAGTAAAATATATATCTGATTCGTCAAAAAAGACAGAGCTAATTAATCAGATAAATAACACTGATTATTCTTACTCCTTGTTTCCAAATAAGTTTTTAAATCTTAATGGAAAATGGAAACGAGGCAGTTTTCCTGCAATGTCAAATTACTCTGTATTGGCTAATACTTCTAATATGCCTGTAGGAATTAATGCCCAGTATGTTGCAAATTATCAAAATGGTGCAAATCAGTCATTACGAGATTTTCAGCGGTTTCTTAATGCTACAGCCAATGCAATATTTGTTCCTGTAGATTCTATATATCTATACAATGTAAAGATTGGCGAAAGTTTGTATGCTTATGTTTTCAAAGATATAGGCACAAGCGAAGTATATATATTACATGTTAATACTTATCATGGCGTTCCAGATTTAACTGCAAATAGCGCTATTTATGCAGGAACTGCTATTTTGCCTCCAGTTCAAGTTTTACCTGTTAAAAGCCAATGGGTTATTGATGGCAAAGTAACCTCATCAATGGTTACATCATTTTTAAATTTTATGGGATATAATTCAACAAATACTCCTTTGCTAAGTACAATCGATCCCAACATAAATAATGCCCATTCAACAGACACATTACCAAGTGCAGATTTAACTGATTTATTTACCAATAAGCTTTCTACAGCTCTCGGTATCGTTATTGATACTGACAATTTGAGATTTTATGCACTAGGTGATGAATCAGATATTGACTGGCATCAAGATATTGGTACAAAAGTTAAGTATATGTTTAATATAATTATGCAAAGTTTGCCTATGGGGTTTTTCCCAATTGTGCGCGTACGCTATACCGATGCATCAGGTGTTAAACGTATAGTAGATTATAATCAATACGTAACCCCTTAATATGGCAGACGAAGTAAAAGCATCTATCACTTTAACAAGATCCGAAGTAAAGGAACAACAACTTTCTTGGGTCAATGGTATTGTAGGATATTTAATTGACGTATCTGCCACCGGAACAGGAGTATTAGAAGATGGCAACATATTTGTCATGCAGTTAGGCACTGATGGCTATAATCCTGACCAAGGTGATCAATTATTAAAAGTTGCTACCGTATTTGATATTTATGAATTGCCCACTGAAGACCAGATTGTGGAAGTAAATGGAAGAATTTCTTATTCGGGGCAAGTGTATCCTTTTTATCGTACCAATAAAGTTTCATTGTTTTTTGAAAGTATAGCTGATGCAGAAAACTTTTTTAGCTGTGTTAAAAAAGATGCTAAAAGCTTAGTTACAAATTTAAATTTAGAAACTAATAAGGAAGAAAGCGTGGTAATTAATGGCTGATTTGTGTTTTGTAAATTCATTGCCTGGAATAATGGACCCTAATGATGGTAGCGTATCTACAAATGGTACAGGCAAAAATAAAGACTCGATGGCATATGCAGATCCGAACGGGGATATAAATGTCAGGATTGATGGTCCCTATCCTTTGGAAGGCGATTTGTACAATGTAGAAAATATTCAATTCCAAGTCTTTATATCTAAAGAAGATGCACGAAATAAAATACCAGTATATTACAATGCAGCTTTTGGTAGACAGGGTAGATCGGTTTTAACAGCAAAAAAATCGGAAAATATTGTAGACACGTCTACAACAATGCACCGTGTAATGAATTTAGGTTATGCGCAGGGCAAGCTGTATGTAAAAAATGTAGATACAGGTAAATGGATGCAAATATCTTCTACAATACCAGATGTAGATAACGAGACAAATGCCTCTGCGCTAGAAGCTCTTGAATTAGAAGATTCTGATCTAGAAGAAATTGCCAATAGCATTTGCGAATTAAAATCTGCAGTTATTTATTCTGAACTAGATGAATACGATCCTTCGCAGCAATATTACTATTTAAAGATACGACATGGTGAACTACGATTAGCACGTGGTACTTATGTGATCCGCATATTTAAAGAAATATTAAGCGAAGATAAACCGTATGCACCAAAAAGCATAAATGTAACTACGGGATGCTGGAGAAATCATGAGGCAGCTAATATTTCCGGTGTTGATCCTGATACCACAGATAATGAAACTGATAATGCCTTAAAAGTTGAAGCAACTACTGAAATTCCTTATCAAGATCAGTATTGGCTTAAAAATAAAGTGTCTAAAAAATGGGAAGCATTAAAGTCTGTTAAACCCTCAGATGATGTTTTAAGTTTATCATTAACATCTTCTAATCAAGATTCATGCGAACCTCCTCAAAATCCAGTAGAATTTGAACAATTAAAAGTTTTTACATTGACAGTAAGAAGCAATCCTATACAAGGTATAGGTATAAATAAACAATATTGGAGAAGCGCTCATCCTCGTGGATACAACATGGATGGATTTAAATATCATAGATAAATTTTAGCGGGGTTTTCTTTCTTGTTTTTCATTTTCCTCGCGAGTCCCGTAAGGTTTTCTTCCTTTCCCTTACGGGGCGCCTTTTTAAAGCAAAACGCCCACGCCTAAAAACGTGGGCGTTTTAGCATTTGATTGACTTCTGCTTAAAAAGTATGCCAATATTCCTCCTATCATTTTTCTAATTTAAAATTATGCCAAAAAATCCAACAGATTATCGTACAGCACTAAAAAGGGGAAAATTTGAAGATGTTGAAGATAAAGACATAGATTACGAATTTGTATCCCCTAATCAATTATTTAGCTACTCAATGAACATAATGCCATTGATGAATGCAGTTCCTTCACAACGTGCATTTTATGGTGATAAATTTTCTTTACAAACTGTTGCAGTAGAAAATGGTGATATACCATGGGTTCAATCTGCCGACACAGAAACTGGCAAGTCTTATGATTCTATTGTTGGCCATAAAGTTGGGTCTGTATTTAGTGATGATGACGATGATACGATTACAATTACAGATGTAACGCCTGACGAGATTCGTTATACTAATAGCAAGGGGCAACCTAAGGTTAAAGAACTGTATAATAACTTTACTTTCAATAGAAAAACAGGCATTTCGTCTATTCCATTGGTTAAAAAAGGTGATGTAATCGAAGGTAAAGGCAAACGCATTCTTGCCAGATCTAATTATACCTCTAATGATGGATCTCTTGCCATGGGGAAAAATGCTATATTTGCAGTAGTTCCTTATAAGGGTTATTCTATGGACGACTCTGTTGTTATCTCACAGGATTTTGCAAATAAAATGGCTTCTACCCAAATGTATAAGTTTGGGCAGGATTTGGATGATGGTATAAAAATTGGAAAAGAACATCATCATGCTTTATTTCCTGACACTTTTACGAAATCTCAATTAGACAATATTGATGAAAATGGTGTAGTGAAAGTAGGATCCGTAATTAAAAAGGGTGATCCTTTGATCTTATCTACAAAACCAAAAGTAGTATCAGCAAAAGACCAGCAATTAGGTAGGCTTAGTAAATATCTTAAAAATACGCGCAATGATGCTTCTCAAGTATGGGATCATGAAAATGATGGCATTGTTACTGATGTAGTAAAAACACGTCATGGTTATCGTGTAAATGTCAAGTCAACAGCACCTATGGTTCCTGGAGACAAGGCTACGATTCGAAATGGCCAAAAAATGACGATAGCCAAAATACTTCCCACAGCGGAAATGCCACGTACAAAAGTAGGTACAGATGAAAACGGAGAACCAATATATCAGCCGGTAGATGTACTGTTTAATCCTCTAGGTGTTGTTAGCCGTGTTAATGCAGCTTCAATGATGGAAATCTTATTGGGTAAAGTTGCATCACGCACAGGTAAGCATTATGTTATTCCAGGTTTTAACAAAGCAGATGAAAATTGGTATGATTTTGTTAAAAACGAAATGGATAAACATGGGATTACAGAAAAAGAAGATTTATATGACCCTACTATGCTAGATGAGCAAGGAAATATGAAAAAGCTGGATAATCCTGTTACGGTTGGCAATGCATATCTTTATAAATTGCACCACATGGGCGAATCCAAGTTATCATATCGTGGACAAGGGATTTATTCTTCCAATGATCAGCCAGCAAAAGGCGGTGAAAGCGGTATGAAGAGTAAAAGGATGAGCGGATTGATGACAAACGCGTTATTATCTGCAGGTGCTTATAACTATATTAAAGATGGTATGCACTTAAGAGGCCAGCGCAATGATGACTATTGGCGTGCTGTACGTATGGGCGAAACTCCTAGTCTAATTAAAAAATCACCTTTCGTATGGGACCAATATCTTGCCATTATGCAAGGTGCGGGTATTAACGCTTTAGATAAAGGTAACGGCATTCTTCAAGCATCTCCTTTTACAGATAGACAATTTGAAGCATTAAACCCTGTAGAAATTAAAAATGCAGAAATTGTTGATATGAAAAATTTAAAGCCTGTCGAAGGAGGCTTATTTGACCCTGCAATGACTTTAACAAAAAGGTGGGGCAAGATAACCTTAGACCGTCCATATCCAAATCCAGGTTTTGAAAATGCAATAGTTTCTTTGTTAGGCATAAAGAAATCTGATATGATGGAAATTATGCGTGGAGATAAAGCTTTAGAAGGCTATGGCAAAGGCAGTGAAGCACTATATAAGGCATTGGAAGATATCGATATGGATAAGATGATGGAAGATGCTAAAGACCAGTTTAAAAATGGTCCTAAATCAAAAAAACAGCAGGCTTTAAATCGCATTAGATATATTGCAGGATTAAAGAAAAATAATCTTACGCCCAATGAATTGATGATCACAAAAGTTCCTGTACTTCCTTCACAATATAGACCTTATAGCATGCGAGGAGACACATTCCTTCCTGGCGATGCTAATGAGCTTTATAAAGATGTATTTTTGATGAACGAAGCTCAAAAGGAAATCCGTAATGAATTAGGAGAAGAAGAAGCAAATCAAAATACGGCTAATGTATATAGCAGTATTAAAGCTTTATATGGCTTTGGAGAACCTAACAATCAAAAATTAAAACAAAGAGGTGTTTCTGGTTTTATGAATAAATTGGTTGGAGGTACATCTAAGTTTTCTTTGCTTAATAGAAGTGTTAATAGCAAACCAAATGATTTTACTGGAAGAGGTGTTATTGACCCTGACGTTGAATTGGGAATGGATGAAGTAGGGTTACCTGAAGAAATGGCATGGACATTATTTGGTCCTTATATATCAGGCAAGCTAGTCAAGGGAGGTATGTCTCCTAAAGCTGCGTTGGAAAATATAGAACAAAAAACTGAAGCAGCAAGAAAAGCGTTGAATCAGGTCATTAAAGAAAGACCTGTAACGGTTAGCCGTGACCCTCAATGGCATAAGTACAATACACTCGGAGGATGGGTAAAATTACATAATGGGAAGAACATATTAGTGAATCCCGTGATAAATTCAGGAGCTGGAGCTGATTTCAACGGAGATGCCCAAATCGGCTATATTATTGGGCTTGTACCTAATGAAATGTTGAAAAAAGGCATAGGTTCTGATTATTTATTGTTGACAAAGAGCAATAATAAGCATCATATATGCTCTATGTTTAAAAATATAAATATTCCTGTATATGATGAATCCAAGTTTACTATGTCTGTTATGAATATAGCGGATATGCCACATGGTAAATTATTATTTGAAAAGCAAGGTAAGAATGGTCCTATTAGCTTTTATGGAGGCAATGGGATGAAAGTTCTTACTATGAATGAAACAACTTCTCAAACCGTTTGGGCAGATGTGTCTTGCTGGAGTTATCATCCGCAAAGAGAGGTTGAAATTGTTAATCTGGATCAAGGATTACAGATTATAACCGATAATGATCCTCGTGCTGTTTATGGCTTGGATATTAATTCCGAAAAGTATGAATTTGGAAGATGGACTCCTACTGAGGCTTTCGAGAAACACGTTGTAGTTCCCAGAGGGCATGTAGAGCATGATATAGACGAATCCAAAACGTTAAAAACGATTAAATTTGGAGGAATTGATATGAATACATCTCCAGAGTTTGGATATTTTTTGGGTTCTATGATGGGAGATGGATGGGTAACAGATTGCATACCCACACAGTGGTATATTTCTGATTTGCAAGGACATGTAGCAAAGAAAAATGAAAAATGGCTAAAGACTTGGATAGAAGACTTAAAAGTTACTGTAAAAGTCTTTAAGAAAGAAGGCCATCCAGACAGATATGGCGATACACAAAGATTTACATTTTCTTCTATAATACGAGGAAAATCTATTAGTAAAGATTTGAAGCTATTTCTAGATGGGCATGGCGATGAGAAAACAGCAGGTTCTGGAAATAAAAAGGTTCCAGCATTTATGGCATCTTGCCCTAAAGATTGTATTCATGCATTCTTGGCTGGAGTATTTGATACAGACGGTACAATTGCAAATACACAAGCCAAAGTTAAGAAGTCTAAGTTATTGCAAGCTTCAATTACATCAACATCTTTACAATTGTTAAGAGATGTTAAATTTTTATTGGGGTTGATTGGTGTTAAATCTACTATCAGTTTTTCAAGAACTACAACACGCGGGAATAAAGCTTGGTTATTGGTTTGTTCTGCTATAGATTTTTACAACAAAGGTAAAGTTATAGTTGAGCATATGGTGGATCCAAAAAAGGTACAAGCATTTATGGATGCCGATCAGCCCAATGCCGATGCTGCGTGCGTTGTTAGATTGGATAAGCTTCCTGTATTAAAAACCTTGATGGATTTAATATTGAAGACCCTGCCTTCGCCTAAGCTTACAAAAGCACTTAAAGAATCTCATCCTTTAAAAGCTAAAATTGTTCGAGAGCTGTTGAATATAAAAAATAATTTTAAAGATGGAGTTAAGAATAAGTCTTATATGGTTACAAGATTTTCAATTAATACATTGCGTAGAATGCTTGTAGAATATGAAAGCTATTTTAATTCTGAAAAGTTAGCTCTTTTACAATCGAATGCTAATTGGCATAAATTATGTCAAATGGCTGATAATAAAAATATGAGATGGCTATCGATTAAATCTGTAGATTATACGCGCAAAAAAGAAGATGGATACGATCTCACCGTTCCAGGATATGATACATTTATGAACTCAGACGGTGTAGTATTGTCAAATACAATGACAGTGCATGTCCCTGGAACAGCAGAAGCAGTGAAAGATGTGATAACAAAACTTATGCCATCACGACAAGTTCTGTCTATTCGTGACAATAAAAATGTTGTAAATACCTTAAAGCAAGATTTCTTGTTGCCTTTATCTCTTGCTGCATCTGCAAAGCCTTCAGAGCAAACCTATGTATTTAATACAAAGAAAGAAGCTTTAAATGCTTTAAAATCTGGTCGCATTAAATATACAGATGATATTATAGTTAAAGAGTTGGAGCAATAAGGGAGCACATATAATCTTTATTTATTTGACAAAGGTGTATCAGTTTTGGTACGCCTTTTTTATGCAAACTGAAAAACAATTATCTTTAAATGAATTAGCAACTATTATCACTGCTCATTCAAAAACTCCTGCTGCTAAGTATATTGGTTTATGCCCTGAGGCTTTGGCACTTAAAAATACTTATAACCTTACAGATAAAGATATTAAATGGATGCTATTGAATGGCAGAGAGATTAAATCCTATAATTGCCCTGCATGTGGTAAGCAGCTTCATGTAAAAGCTGTATATGACGGGATGCCTACATATTGTTCACAAAAATGTAAGGTAAATGATCCTACATATAAGGAGAAAATTAAAGCTGCTAATATTGCTAAATATGGTTGTGCTTCATATTTTCAAACGGAGGATTTTAAAGTAAAAGCTAAAGAAACAAACCTTAAGAAATACGGTGTAGATAATCCGGCAAAGTCCGAACAGATTAAGCAAAAGGTTGAGCAGACGAATTTAAAAAGATGGGGAGTTAAAGCTACTTCTCAATCTCAGGTTGTTAAGAGTAAAATGTTTACTACTAATCTGCAAAAATACGGGGTAGCAACAACGCTTCTAAACCAAGAAGTGAAATGCAAGACTATTTCTACAAATCAGGCCAAATATGGTGTGAATTTTGCTATACAGTCTCCTATAGTTCAAAATAAGATTAAGCAAACTATACAGCATAGATACGGTGTTAAATGCACACAAAATATACCACAAATTAAGGATAAAAGTAGTGAAACATTGTTTAAGCATTACCAAGTGAAATCACCATTGGATATATCTAAGACCTCTTTAGCTCGAGTTAGATCCCAAAATCAAGGTTCTTTTAATACCATTGTTAGTAGAATCACAGATGTAGTTCCAAATTTTTCACAGTCTGAATATACAGGCGGTGGTTATAATAAAATATATTCGTGGAAGTGCAAAAAATGTGGTCATATATTTAACCATTATTATGCAAATGGTATAGTTCCTACATGCCCTAAATGTAGCCCTTATATTCCAAGTCTGGCTGAGCTAGAACTTAAGAACTTTGTTTCTTCTATATATACAGGAGTAATTGCATTTAATACTCGAACAGTGATAGCTCCTTTAGAATTAGACATATACATTCCAGATAAAAACATAGCTATTGAGTTTAATGGTACATATTGGCATTCGGAAGATAAAAAAGGTAAGTTTTATCATCAAGATAAGTCTATACAATGTTCAAATCAAAATATACAGCTTATTCATGTATGGGAATACGATTGGTTGAATCCTGAAAAACAAAGAATAATTAAAGAAAAATTGCGATATAAATTATGTGGGAAGACTTTAAAGACTATAGCCGCCAGAAAATGCAAGGTTCAAGAAATTTCTAATGAAGCGTGCAAAGATTTTTTATCTCAAAATCATATACAAGGTTATGTAAAATCTTCGGTTAACTTAGGACTATTTAACGAAGCAGAACTAGTTGCAGTAATGACATTTGTTAAACCTAGATTCGCAAAACAATACGCTTGGGAATTAGCACGCTATGCTACAGTGCTTGATATAAGAGTACTAGGTGGTGCCGGAAAGTTATTGAAATATTTTGAACGAAATTATCATCCAACATCTTTAATAAGTTATGCCAATTGCAGTTATTCACGTATTGACGGAAATAATACTGTGTACAAAGCATTAGGATTTGAAATGAAAGGATTAACTGCTCCAAATTATAAATATGTAAAAGGATCTACAGTATTATCCAGATATCAATGTCAGAAGCATAAGTTAAAGGATTTGTTAGGCGAAAATTTTGATCTAAACTTGACTGAAACTGAAAATATGTTCAAAAATGGAGCTATAAAAATAAATGACTGTGGAAACACCATATGGGTAAAGCAGTATAAGTAATATTACTATGATTTTTACACCTTATTTAAAAAAGTTTGGAAACATAGCTACAAAGAATTCTATAGTTTTGCCCGATTATTTTACAGAGAATCATGTAAATGCTGCGAAAAAATTGGAAGGCTTTCGCACCATGCCATACTTAGATCGCCCTGACGATCCCCAAAAGGCCAAATTAACAATTGGCTATGGACATAATTTAGATGATCCTGCAATGCGTAAAAGCTTTTTACAAGCGATGCCCTCTTGGACTAACGAAATGATAGATGATGCTGGAAAATTGCTGAGATCTGGAAAGAAACTTAATCCGGATTGGACAATTTCCGAAGAAGATGCGGACCGATTATTAAGAGTTAGAATATTGCAGGCACATCAGGAATTGTCTAATTCTAGGCTTAAGTTTGAAACGTATCCCAATAATGTAAAACAGGGTGCAGTGCGTATGCATCTAAATCTTGGTATGCCTCGCTTGTTAGGTTTTAAAAAACATGGAATTATGCGGATAAGGGAGACTATAAGGCTGCAGCGCGGGAAGTAATGGATGCATTGAATGCTAAACTACCTAGAGATAAACAAGGAAATATATTAATTAATGAAAAGACCGGAAAATATCAGCGTGCATCAGGCATCAAACGTAATATATTTGCATCTGCTTTAATAAACGGCGGAGATGCTCCATTTATGCCTCCAAATTTTGATCCTGAAAATAAATGGTTTGATGACGATGTGCATGAGGCCTATTTAGATATAAACCCATATTTGCCCGGTTTAATACAAGATCCTTTCGATAAATCAACCCCACAGGCTGCTCCTTCTACTGCTGTGAAGCCTGTGGTTACTCCTGCTAAAATTTCACCTCCTGTGACTGCTAATACCTCATCACAATATTGGACTCCTAAACCAGGAGACACGGTTTACAAGCACTTCAATGGAGATTGGAACCAAATGGAACGGTTTAGAAGAGTAAATACTTTAAAATCCATAGATAATATAAAAGCAGGACAAAAATATAAACTTCCATAATCAATTTATAAAAATGATAGTTAATAATCCAAATCCTAAATCGGCTGTTTCTACCATAGAAACCATACCCTCTAATTCAATTGCTTCAGATAAAACACTTTCTGCAAGTACTCCTTGCAAATTTAGTTACTGGCTAAGACTTTTTATATACCTTGGCTTAGCAATTTGTACACCATTTGCAACATTCTTAACAGGTTTAACGCCTGCAGCAGCCGAAGCAATGACATGGTATTCTTGGACAGGACAAATTTTAACCTGTTTAGTTTCTGCCATGGTAACAATTAGAGCTTATTTAGATACAACTGCAGGAAGGCAAGCATCAGATAAAGAATGGGAAGAATATTTAGCAGATGTAAAAACTGATGCTAAAGAAATGGTTGCTATAGCTAAAAAATAATAACATCTAGCCATACAGTGTAGAATTAAAAAGCCTGATATTGGATTATATCAGGCTTTTGTGTTTTACGATAGCAATAGCTGTTTATATTCTTCTCTGCTAACAGTACGTTTTCTTTTATGCAATTGTCCTTGTGGTTCGTCTGGTGAGCGTTCAATTGCTTTAGGCAAAAATATTTTCATTCTGCTAACATCTGGTACCGTATTGTCTGACAATATTAATCCTTGCATCGCTTCTTCAAATGTATCTTTTTCAATATACAAGTAATAAGCATCATTCTTGCAGCGTTTTTCTCTGCGCAACACGCGTTTAGCTGTAAATACTGCATCTAAGATATACGTAGGCATTGTAATTGCTCTTAACACATATCTATCAGAGTCTGCAAAGTAATAGCAGTATTGGTAGAATTGCTTTAATGTCATCAAAGATAGACATTCTTTTAATGCCGGAATACCAGCAATATCTTTTTTGCATTCTTCTTGTACTTTATCCCACCAAAGATGCGCAAATATTGCATTACCTTCTTCTATTAACTGCTCTTGTGTTTCACATTCTTGCTTTTCTAAATCAAGTTCTTCTACATGTAGCATAAACATCCATTTAAAAAATCTAGCTAATGTATCTAATGTGAATTTTGTAAGTTGTTTATAGCCATCTCTGCTTAAAGCTTGAGTAACTGTGTATAGTGAATCTTCATCTTCCACATCGCTTTTCTTTAAAAAGACAATATAAGGATAATCATTGCAGTATTTTAATAGGCCTGAAGGATTTGTTGTGCGGACATAAATAGGATATCGATTTAATGCTTGAAACATCCTATTTTGCCTAAGTACACGTGTATTAGGTGTAACTTCATAAGGATGTATTTGTCCTAATGCCGCATAGATAAATTTTATAAGATTTCTAGCATTTACTGTGTCATTAACTTTAAATGGAACTACATTGTATCCTAAATATGTTCTATATAAGCTTGCTAACAATAAGCTAAGAATGTCTTTTGTAGACTTATTTAAAAATTCATAGTTTTGTCCATAATCTAAGCAAGCCATTGGTAGATTTGAATAACAATTTTGAATATCACGTGTCACACCATTTTTTGAATTAGTAGTAAGTGTATAAATATGCTGTTTGCGCATAACATAATTCATAGAATGCGCTTGCCAACTTAATGATGTAAACTTGTTGTTACTTTTATCCCAACCAACGTTAACAGAACCATATTTAATAGGAGCATGTGAAATTTCGTGATTTAAAATGGTAAATAAAGCACTATTATAACTTGGATCAAATATGATAGGCATTGTTACAGAAATTTCATCATCTAATGCAGACATATGTGAATTTAATGCTGTAAACGCTTTTAAGCTTATTGTTTCGATTGCTGTATTATGATGCCTTATTTCACTTTTATAAAAAGCTACAGGATATTCCAATGTATTGCCCGAAATGATGCGTCCTTGATGCAAAATGTCATCTGTGTCAGGAAATACAATGCTTTGATCAATTTTGATAATAAAATTTGTTAAAGCTATGTCATTTGCACCTGACATATCATTTTTACTGTGACATAAGTAACCATTTTCAGTTGCAGTGATTGTATATGTTTTAAAATCATGCACATCCGGAGCTTTTTGATTAAGACGGGCATATAAGTTAACATATTGCATATCAAGCAACCATTGCATGATTTGTTGCTTAATTTTTAACGAATTTATGTCATAAATTCCAAGAAAATAGCCTAATTCCACAGAAAATCCAGTAGAACCTGATTTTACGCTCAAATTGGCTAATTTTTTAAATTCATCTATCAAAAATGTTTCGAATCTTCGTACTACGGCACTTTCTTGGTAATTTTTATACTCACAGATAAATAAATCACTGGTTTCTGTGTTTTTTGTATTAAGATTGTCGTAAACAGCCTTAATAACTTGGTAATCTTCACATTTCTCTGTATGCAAGAAAATAGGTTTATGAAATGATGACACAGATGACTTATTGCTGACACCTGCATTTTCATTATGCACGGATAGATAGCTTAAAACATCATTATTTAGCATTTTTTGCTGATAAGATGCCATTGTAAGCATTTCACCTATGTTATCTGCAAAAAGTCTGATTTTTTTGCTTAAAAAGTTAATTTTAGGGCTTAGATTGTATAATCCTGCATATCCTAAGCGCGAATTAGCTATTTGCAGGGTAAATTCTTCTTCTGTTGCAGGATTTATGATTTTTAGACTATTGACATAATGATAATCACCAAAATATGGCACAACTATCCATTGATCACTATCTTTGAAGAGATGCTTAGACATAAAATCAGTATAAATATGATTTATGTCAGAAGATAGGTCAGTTTCTACATCTTTTATGTCAAAAGTTGCAGGATCAGCAATAAATTTTAAAATTTTTTCTAATTCTGAGGATTCAGCATAGAATATTGTATTTTGAGTGTTTTCTATGCCTTTTTTATTAGCCCAAGCATGGCATATTGTCAGATTTGACTTGGTTTGTGCAGCTTCAAATAATTTTCCTACTATAAATTGTAATATTACATGTCTTTTAACAAATGCAGGCTTGATAAGCTTTTCTATATAAGCCGGTTCATGCTTAATTTTGGATTGAAGCATGGTTCTATAGTGCTTGAAGAACAGTGTAAAAGCTTTAGAATAATCCCCTTTCATGTAAAAGGCTAGCAAATCAATTCCAGTGCCTGCAATAAAGGTGTCTGCTTTCTTGTGAGATAATGCACTGATATTTAAAAACCCATAAGGCATAATACGTAAAATCTGACCACGTATCATGCAGCCATAAAAGTCATTAGGTACTAAGTTTTCCTTTTCTGCATTTGTTAGTCGCTTATCTGTCTGTTCATCCAGTAATTGGAATCCCATATCTTTGACAAGATAATAGGGATCTATGGAATCTATTAAAGTTTCAACGAATTTTAAACGCATACAGCTCAACGTGCACAAAAATACCAGGAAATCAATGCAAAAATCATCAATTTCCTGGTATATATAGGAGATAAGGTAACTTATTGTTATGACTTATCATATTTTTAACTAGTAAATCGAAAGACGAAAAACATGACAAATCAAACTATAGATGCACTTAACAATTTAACACAGGAGACTTCCCGTGCAGAATCAAATGTCAAACCAAATGACGAATCAGTCACAGCAAAATCAGCTTCCATCGACGCCCGCCCCACAAACGACACAGCCAACGCCGACCAAGGCACCGTGGCCAAATCCGAAAGTGGGACTTTATCTAGTAATGATGATAAGCGAGATGCAGATGCAACTTCAATACCTAACTCAAATATCCCAAGCACTTCTAACGGAAATGCGCAAAAATTAGCAGACAAAATTTCCTTTCCAGGAATAATGCTGGTAGTTGTGGGATTTGCTGTTATGCTTATGCTTCTTACAATACAGACGCGTTCAAATGCTTCTCGTATTGATACACAGGAAGCAAGGATATCACAAGTTATAGAAGAGGTTACATCTATAAAAGCTGATTTAGCAAAACCTTGGTATCAATTCTGGTAATCAAGGTTCATTGTCGTATGGGAGGCTTCGGCCTCCTATGCGACAATTTTTTAGCCGCCACAGCAATTTTCGGAAATTGACAAAGATCATTTAATTTTGAAACAATTAACCCACAAAAAATATTATGACACAAGAAAAAAAAGAAAAAATTAAAAACCAAGTTAAAAATACCGTTATACTTGCAGGATCTCTAGCCTTACATACCATAAAAGGACTATGCTATGTAGTAGATAAAGTAAATACCTATGTTGCCAAACAAGTAAATGTAGGCATTGAGTCTTTATCAAAAGAATCTAAAGAAAAGGTTGAAGACCATGAAACCATTGATGTCTAATTCTCCTAATCCTGTACCTCCTTCTTCGTTCATTTTGGCATCTCTTGAGGAGTTTCAAGAATTATTTACTGATCGTGGAAAATTCTTTCATGACTTGCAGGTAACATTGCAAAAAGCTGAAATTCCTATAGAAGATGATGCAGAAATTATTAAAATGGCTCAATCACAGGCTTCTAAGATGTTTACGTCAGAAGAAGTACAACAAACTTATATTGCTGCATCAGTTTCACATGAAAACTTTATTCGATTATTGCATCTAATGGATGCATTTCTTGCTGCGGATAAAGAGCTTCGAAAATCAGAATCAAATTAAAACATGCAAAAATTGTCATATTTATGGTATATATAAGTGATATACACTTTTTAAGTATATCTTTTTATTATTAATAATAAACGAAAGACGAAAAATATGACAATTAAGATCGAAAATTTAACCATAGTCTTGGACGAAGAATCCAAGACTATTTTTTCTAACAAACTGCCTGCAGTTAAAGACATTACTTCTGTAGACGCACCTAAGTCAATAACTGTAAAACAGTTTCTTGCAGACATTGATCATCAAAAGGGAGTAAAGGTACAAACATTGTCCGCTACAAAGGCTGCCTTGGTGCCGTTTGCAAATATGCAATTGGAGCGAGCATTAATTCAAGCTTTTGCTTCAGGTACGTTGCCTTGGTGGGTTTCTCAGACAATTTGCAAATATGCAATGGCAACATTAGAAGCCGGTATATCTGAAACTCCAAAACCAGCTTCCCAAGATGAACCAATCTGTTCACCTGTGGATGTAAACCATGTATGGACATTTCAGGAATTTGCTGACAAGATTCTTGCAGACACATGGCTGAAGAAGCACAAGCGTGGTCGCTATATTAGAAGCATGATCGAAGGCAAATTGCTTGCTGGCAGAGGTGATTATCCTGCAATGCCTGAAATACGTTCTATGCAGCAATTTGGCCATATATCTCATATTACAGTCAGAAAACTTCTGAAGAAGTTGGATGAATATGTGTATGGTGTAATGTAACACCAAGAAGGAGCATGTAATGAACGATACAGATAAGTCTTCCTCGGAAAAAAATTCTTCTGGGGACATTATATCTAATATAATAGGTATAGCTGTATTTTTCGTATTAGGAGCTTTTATATTAGGGTATTTTAAATATGCCCTAATAATAATTGGCTTACTAATTGCAGGAATATATGTGTTTTGGATTATTACACATCCATCGCCTGATCCTCCTGTTTCACTTGATAATACGCCTAGTTCAAAATCATTAGCGGAAAGGCGAGCTGAGATTGAAAGGCGTAAGCAGGAACGCGCAGAATATGCACAGCTAATCAAGGAAGCAAATATGACCCAATGGTCTCGGCAACTTGCAGCTGAATATGATAAGCTAATACAAGATGCTTATCGAGTAAAAGTTGCAGCTTGGGAAGACCGTATACGTGCTCTTGAAATGAAGTATGCAGCACTATTACAATTGTATGATAAGGCCATGCCTGATTCCAAGGACATTTCTAATCATCTACCAAATTCCGAAGACCCGATGCCGAAGCCTTGTAGCTCGGATGTTTCGGATACTGACGGATTCTAATTTGACTGAAAATTAGAATCAAAATACAAGGCAAAACTAGTACTAGAAAGCAAACTATTATGGCAAAAATCATCAACTATCCTAAACATAACCTGACAAAAGCTCAAGTAGCAGCATTGGTCGATACATATGCAGGTATCATTTACCTAAGAGGAACGACCTTTCCAGCAGATGGTAATATTCCTGAAGGAGTAACTGACGTTAGTGACTTCAAAAGGATAATATCAGAAGTTGGCAGAGAAGCGACTGCTATGAATAAGGCAAACAGAACAAATGTTTACCAAGAGTATGTGTTTGATATTTGGGTCCAAAAAACGTCAAAGGGTCCGAAAATTAAAACACGCGTATATCATAGGAATAAGCTTGTAGGCATGTGCCAAGGGCTTCCCAGATATCAAAATCAGGCGACAAAGCAACCTGCCCCCATTAAGGTTTCAGATACCTTAAGGGAGACATTGGCAGCAAACTTTATTGTTTGGGACACAACCCGTCCGTGCACCTGGCTTCCAATTGTGGATGAAGTTGCATTAACTCGTGAGTTGCAATCACTGGGTGATTATTTTTAATCGCCCAACACAAAAGATATTCTAGCTAGATTTTTTGGGGTCTACACATATTGTCATATATAGCTAGTTAACAAGTGGCCCGTTCCGCAGCCTTATGGCAGCGGGGCGGGCTGCGTTCTTTTTCTTAACTATAACATCTTCAACACCAAAAACGAATAAAGAACTACAAGTGTTTTCAGATCAATTAGCACCATTATTGAGAAATTACAATCAGGCTGCAGCAACAATGTTTCGTTGCCTGCAAGATATTTTTCAGCAATTTAAAGATACAAATACCGAATTTAAGATCTATGATACGACTACAGAAAAATTATACTGGGTTGAGGCAATTTTAACAGTTGATACTACGAGTATGACTGTTTTGCTTAAGAATCAAGATAAGTTGCCCACTCGATTTTCTTTTGATAAGTTTTGTATCTTCCCTGCATACATGAACTCTTCTGGTTATACATTCAAGTACACAAGATAATAAGTATATGGTAACGTCAAAAGATTTTATTCCCTTAAAGGAATATAAAGGTCCTCCTACTATTTTTGCAGAATTAATACCTTATAGAAATTCTCAAATTTGGATTTGGATACCTGAAGGTTGCACTAGATGTGGTCATGCATTTCTCTATTATGCTGTAATCTATGATAGACGTAAGCATTACTATAAAATAGGAGCATTTACTGACCTCGAATGGTTTACACATAAAAATCAGTTTTATGATTTCGAAGACTGTATTAAAGCTATAGCAGACATACATTCACGTATTGGCATTCCAGTATTAAACAAACAGAAAGGCACAGATGAAAATTGTTAAAGGATTATATACTTCAGCCAATGTTATGGTTGATGAAATTGAGGAAGCAACCGAAAATCAAATTATTGCTATTTGTTCACAACCTGCGTTTAAAGATGCAAAAATACGTATTATGGCAGATACACACGCAGGAAAAGGTGTTCCTATAGGATTTACTGCAATATGCGATAAGAATTGTGTTATTCCCAATTTAGTAGGGGTTGATATAGGCTGCTCTGTATCTGCATATAATGTTGGAAAATCTAAAATAGATTTCAACAAATTAGATGATGTAATACGTAAAAACATACCGTCAGGCAACTCTGTGCGTACAGCACCTTATGCAAAACTATTGCAGTCATACAATAAAGCTGCTATTGATAACATAGCAATGGTGGCGAAGGATATAGGTCATTCAGACAGAGCAGATTATTACATTAATTCTATTGGTACACTCGGCGGTGGTAAATTGATTGCCACCTATCTATAGAAATATAGATATAAAAAATTCGTCCAATACGGTAAAAGCTGTGATGCTAATACCGTGGGAAGTGGTAATACACCCCGTAGAGAGCAGAGGGACTTGGACTACTAAACAGTCAATGCTGTAGTAGAAGGTGTGCTCCGAACTATAGCGAATAAGAAGCTATAGAGATAAACAGAAATGTTTTATCCTTGTTTATACATTAAACAAAGTAACAAATTGAATCATTTCATCTCTGTAGAAGTAGATGAGGAAGGCAACCATTGGTTATTAGTACATACCGGTTCCCGTAATTTTGGATATGCTATTTGTGAATACCATCAAAACAAAGCAATACAACTGTGTAGTGATAAAAATAGTGAAAATTATAATAACATAATTCAATCTATTGAACCGGCATTAAGACAGCAGTATATTTTAACGCATCATAAATCTACAATCGATACAGAATATGCATATTTATCTGGGGAAGATGCCGAACTATACTTAAACCATATGTATGTCGCACAATCTTTTGCACGTTTAAATCATGTCACAATTATTGATACTATATGCAATCATATGAAGTTTGATGAAGAAAATAAATGCGATATTATTTTTACGATGCACAATTACATAGAGCAACTTAATGATGGTTCTATTGTAATACGCAAAGGTGCAGTATCTGCAAAATCGGGACAACAATTATTGATTCCTTTGAATATGGCAGACGGAACTTTGGTTTGTACTGGAAAAGGTAATGAAGATTGGAATTGTTCTGCTCCACATGGTGCGGGTAGGTTGATGTCTAGAAATGCAGCTAAAAAAACATTGTCAATGGATGATTTTGAAAATAGCATGAAACATGTTTGGTCAACGTGCATTAAACAGTCAACTATAGACGAAGCTCCTATGGCATATAAAAATGCTGATTTTATTAAATCTAACATTGGGGATGTTGTAACAATTGATCATCATCTAAAACCGATATATAACTTTAAAGCAAATTAAAGAGAGAGAAAGGAATAGTAAAAATGTTAAACATTACATTTATTCTAATTGCAGTTTATTGCACAGTTTATTGCATATTTCGAATATGGAGATACTGGCATGAAAAGGCTGAATATTTATTTACATTGGCAATGTGGATGTGCTGTATGGCGTGTATATGGTTCATATATATCACTATGACCAATGAAAAAAATACTTTACATTCATATCCTTGTGACCAATGTATTTATGAAACAAAAATCGTTAAAGTACAGGATGGAACAATAATGCCTGTAGAAATTTGGGTAGGATGCAAAAATGAGCAATGTGAATTTAAGAACTCCAGGTAAATTTATAGTAGTAGAGGCTCCCGATGGATGCGGGAAATCTACGCTGATAAAACATTTATCTTCATATTTAAAAAAGACTTCTATACCTCATATTATTGTTAAAGAGCCTTCAGATTTAGAAATAGGTTCTTTTGTTCATAAGTGGGTGAATAGTAATGGTTTTATGAACGATAAGTTTTTAAATACCGAAGCGTTGTTTTTGTTTTCTGCGCAGCGTATAGAACTTATTGAAAATCGAATATTACCTGCTTTGCAAGAAGGATATCTTGTTTTGTCTGACAGGTTTGCCTTGTCCACCGCTGTATATCAAGATTTAAATCCTTCGCATCAATTGTCTGCATTAGTAAAAGCAACCTTGGATAATTTGTCTAGTTTTGTTAATATTGATGCAACTTTATTTTTGGATTTGGATCCCAAAATTGTTATGTCTAGAATTTCTGGAAGACCAATGAATGACACTATTGATCGGGGAGATTTGGATTTTCATACTTGTTTGAGAATGAAATATGATATTTTGCTATCAAAATATGGGGACGATATCGTGCCAAAGAACCTAAAAGGCGAGGTTATTCGATTAGATGCAACCAAGTCTCCAGAAGCCTTATGCAGTACAGCTTGGACAAAAATTCAAGAAATATGGCAAAACAAAATAAACACCTAAAAATTAGATCTAAAATTAAAGCTCCTCCTACTAAGATTTTTATCGACCGTAAGAAGGAGCTTAACCGCCAAAGATGCCGAGGACAGATGCTTTCGGCATCTTTTTCTTTACTAGAACAAGAGTTAAAAATAGCCACAAATTTTAAATTTAAAATATATGTTAAACAAAGAAGAAACAGAACAACTATTATTGAAATATAACAAAGCTTATCGTACAGGCGAAGCTTTGGTTAGTGACAGCGAGTACAATGATTTATTGGACGAATATAAATGTCAGTTTCCTGAAGATTATGAGCAATTTAAGCTTAAATTATTTGATATTTCCGATGCGTCTAAAATTAAAGGTAAAGTTAAATTGCCTTTTATAACTGGTTCTTTAAACAAAGCTAAATATAATGAAGGAGCTTTGTCTTTAAACTATTATATTGCCAAATTTTTAAATGCTACAGGTGTCGATCCTACTGCCGATATGGCTCTACCAGTGTCAATAATGCCTAAATTGGATGGATGCAGTATGACCTTGATTTACAAGGATGGAGTTTTGCATCAGGCCTTAACACGTGGTGATGGATTTTATGGGGAAGATAAAACAGCACATGCACGTTTAATACCCTCTATTCCTCAAGAATGGAAATATATCAAATATGCAGTAATTAAAGGTGAAGTGATAATGAAGCATGACAACTGGAAGAAGGTCCAGACTATGGTGAATTATTCTTCATCTCGAAATGCCGTTGCAGGAATTTTAAATCATAAAACACCGAATGAAGCTCTATGTAAAAATCTATTATTTGTAGGATATAGATTGCTTGATGTTGAAATTGAACCTTCTATGGAGGAACAGTGGAAGGAAGCATGTACAAGTTACTCTTTAAGCACATTAAAGTCCTTATATAAAGGTTTGCAATCCCGCAAAACACAAAACAATAATTGGTTACGAAATCTAGAAAGATATAGCAACAATACTGCAGAAATAACGTTTTTGGAATTAAGTAATTGGAAGGGTGTTACTATATATAATCATATAGAATATCATAACTGGTCTTATCCTATGGATCCCGATACACTTGAGAATTGTAAAAATATATATCATAGGTTTTTACGTAACTTGGATTATAATATAGATGGTATAGTGGTAGACATGAATCAAGGTTCGTTGTTTACACAAGACCTTAATGCTTACTATCCCACGAGTATGTTTGCCATAAAATTTGATATGCAATCTAATAAGGGCATATTGCAAAGTATTGAATGGGAAGTATCAAAATCGGGTGCCTTGAAACCTGTTGCTGTTTTATCTTCTCCTATACATATTGGAGACGTTGAAGTTCAGAGATGTACATTATATAATGCACGTTATATTGAAGATCATGTAATATCTTCTGGATGTGTCTTAACTATTATGCGTTCTGGAGATGTAATTCCTAAATGTATAAGTGTTTGTAATAGACAATCATCTTACGCGGTGCTTCCGAGCGTTTGTCCGGTTTGTGGTACAACGCTTGAACGATCGGGCGTAGATTTGGTATGCTCAAATGTCGAATGCCCTGGAAGGCAAGTAAAAGAAGTAGTAGATTTCTTAAGAAAACTAAATATTGATTTTATTGCAGAGAATACACTAATATCTTTTGGCATTTCGACGATTTCAGGGATATTAAGCTGGAAAAAGCCTGCAAGTACAAAATTATATACACGCTTCGAGGAAGAACTGAAAAAGATGTGGAAAGCTTCAAAAGAACAAATTTGGGCTGCTTTAAATTGGGAAGGTATTGCTTTAGAGACATGGAAGAAAGTATTTGCTTTTATATCTTTGGATGCATTAAAAAGTGCTTTAGACCAAGGCATAGATGATGTTTTGACATCCATAAAAGACAATGTTTTTGGCGTAGGTAGCAAAACTATCGAGCAAATGAAAGCTGCGTGGCCCAAGTTAAAACCATGTTTTGAAGGAATCATTGCAGATTCTAGATACCAAAATGCTGAGTATAATTTTGTAACGCTTCCTAAAAGTGCTGTTTTCTTGGATAAAAGTATTTGCTTTTCTGGGTCATTTTTGAGAAAGAAGGCAACTTTGGCTAAGCTGGCAGAACTTAATGGTGCAACTGTTAAAACTTCATTTGCAAGATCAACTTGCGTAAATATATTGGTTACCAATACCGATGTACATAATGTTGACAATTCTCAGCTAAGTGCAAAAGAAAAAATTGCATTGATGAGTAATCGTTGTGAAATAATAGATGAAAAGACATTTATTGAAAGATGTGAAATCAAAGAAGTTAAATAATATGGCAGACGAAACTACGTACACACAAGGTTGTCAAAAACTTAATGCCATTGTTGCTGCAATGGCAACTAAGTTATTGGTACATAAAGAAATAGAAAAAAGATTAAAGCTTGTATCTGATTGCAAAGACTTAGATCCCGAAAAAATCCTTGAATATGTTTCAGGCATTGAAACTACCATTAAAAATATGGACAGTTCTGTACCCGAATTACAGGGGTTTATGCTATCTAGACGCTATATAGATAACTTATCTGCTACTCTTGCCAAAAATACGGATGAAAGCGGTAAGGTATCTGTAAAAGCTGAAGAGATATTAAAGTGGATTGAACCTTTAGTTGCTTTGAATGCCAAGATGACATTCCTAGCATCGTTAAAGTCTTGACTTGGCATAAGTTTTGGTTTTCAAATACAGTCTAATATTTTGATCAAATTAAAACTTTAATTTCCATGGATTACATTACAGATAATAACTTTAAAGGTTTACATCTTTTTAAAAAGCTTGCAGGGGATAACACCCCTGCATTCTTTGATGATTCACTTCCTTCACAAGAAGATATTGAAAAATTGCCTAGCTCTTTATTTGCTGACCCTATTAATAGAGAATATCCTATTGATACACCAAAAAATACATATTTAAGTGCATTGTATATGTATACAGATGGGATGGTAAATAAAACAGCTTCTGCACATGATATTGAAATCAAGAAAGCAATTAAGCTTGCTGGTGCTATGCATGGCATAAGTGATGATATTGATAAATTATCTCAAACACTTGGTAGCTATATTTTAAAAACTGCAAATGAGGCAAAAGTTGCAAATAATACCAAAAAGTTTGCATACATCAGTGGTGACACCGGATATTTCCCAACTAATACTCCTGAAGAAATTATCAAAGCTTCGCGTGATATTGCAGATAAATTTAATGACCTGCCATTGCCTATAGTAAAAGTGGCTTCGGAAAATATCCTGAATGCTTACAATCAGCTTTCCGAAGAGGAGCGAAAGGCTATGCCACTTACAAAAACCGTGCAAGATTATGGTAATTTATATGTAAAGGATTGCTATAAGGTTGCGCATGCCTGTGCTCAAAGGTTTACTGCATCTCAGAATCCCTTATATAAGGAATTAGGCGAAGTAGCTTTGACAGAAGGTAAAGACAATACCGTAATGTTGGAAAAGATGGCATCGGCAATCTATGAATTGGATGTTAAATTGGGATTGGACAAAGAATACGGTAAAACTTTAGTTGACCCATTTATTGCTGGAAATACCAACATCACAATAAAAGAAGCTGCAGAACATGCTGCAAACTATGTTCAAATGTTCGAGCAACTTATTCCGTTTACGGTCTTTAATAAAGAAATTATTAAACAGAATATTAAGGTTGCTTGTACTAAACAGGCTTCAGACGCACTGTTAGCTGAATTAAACTCTGAATCTCCAAGTGCAGAAAGATTTGAAGCCGTAATTGATAGCTTAAATCAAAGAGATCAAGCTGCGTTGTATAACTTAGCATATCGGTTAGGATAATATGTCAGAAGGTTCTTTATCTGAGCAACAGCCATTAATAGATCTTACAAAAGATCCTTGGCAAAAATTAGCGGCTGAAGACAAAAAATCACAGCTTGATCCTAAGGCTGTATTTACTGCTTTGCAAGACCCTGAAACCTTTGCTACTACATTGTTAACAATATGCTTAATAATGTATGGAGACGAAACATTCCAAATTGAAGATCCTATTGTATTGTTTAAGTTTCTAGAAGAAGATTTTCATACTGAATTGCATGAAAATTGTGAGAATAGATTACAAGCAATACTAATAGCATTAAAAACAGACTATTTTTGGAATGATTTAGAGGTGTTTAAAAGTATATGCCAAACTTTATTTGGCGGTGATCCTGGTGTATTTGGAGATTTTGTATATCAAGATGATATAACGGTTCCAGAAATACTGTGGGGTATGTACGAAGTAGCATTAGTTTCAGATAAAAATGTTGTAGAAACTGTAGATTATGCCCCTGCTATTCAGCTGTTTATAGATACGTTGCTAAAAACAGATGTCAATGATGTAGATGACCAAGCATCAAATGTAAATGAATTGGGACAACGTGGTATAGATCCTACAGATACAGTAATTGCAGATAATGTTGCTAAATTAAAGGCGCAACTTCTTTCTATAGGATTAAAAGACTTACCAGCATTCCCAATAATTGAAGTAGGTGTAGGTGAAGATGTCAATGACACTTAAACAGTTATAGAAAAACAAGCACTAAAGTGCCATTTCAAAGTGCCAAGTGCCAATTTAAAAATCGGCAATTAATTTAAAAATTGCCGATTTTTTATCTTGATTTTTCTAAGTGAATATATTGAGTAAGCATCATTACGAGCAATAGCGCAGCCTGGTAGCGCACGTGTTTTGGGAACATGTGGTCGGGGGTTCAAATCCCTCTTGCTCGATACGCCATTTTAGCTCAGTTGGTAGAGCAAATGTTTTGTAAACATTGGGTCGTCAGTTCAAGCCTGACAAATGGCTAAAAATTTTATAGCAGGGTAGAGCAGCTTGGTAGCTCGTCAGGCTCATAACCTGAAAGTCGTTGGTTCAAATCCAACCTCTGCAATTGTTCTTTGTAAAATTTAGATAACCCTGAAGGCCTCTGGTGATTCTAAGAACTTTGTTTGCTATGTGCACTAGAAATATTGTTCTCATCAAAAAGTAGATAGGATACTTGGGTTTTTATTGCATTTGTATGCACCTTAAAAATTTAGATAGTCTATCGAAGCCCAAATGTTCGGGGTGGTTATACAAGTAAATTTGTTCTTTGAAAATAATGCCAAGTAGCTCAGTGGTAGAGCAGGTGGCTGTTAACCACTTGGTCATTGGTTCGACACCAATCTTGGCAGTTTTGATCTTTGAAAGCTCGAGTGGCGGAATGGCAGACGCTGCAGACTTTGTAGAATATACACAGAGTGTCAATTAGAAATAATTGAGTAGAACACTTCAAATTCGGGGAAGGCTTTAAAATGCTAATCCCGAGCCAAGTCTTATAAAAGTATGTGACAAATCTATAGAAATTAAATATAACCTACTTAACGAGGAGTGATCAAGATATCATATAGATATCAAACATGTTAAGATACTTATATAAGAAAGGTGTAGAGACTAGATGGAGTGCATCTAAACAGATAATGCTGTAGATGAAGGGATAGTCCAGACTACAAACAGAAATGGTAACGAAAGTTATAGTAGTAAGAAAATCTGTTGACCCAAAAGGTCGTGTGGGTTCAAGTCCCGCCTCGAGCATAAATTTATACGAACTTTATCCAGAAGAAATGATGTTAATCGATGTATGACATCTCCAAGTGAACGGGCATTATACAGAAATATTGTAATCTGCTCATCGTCAGATAAATGCATCTTCAGATTCGAAGATTAAGCTATCAATATTTCAGGTGTTTACATAAAGTTCATCAGCTCATCTACCAAGTCGTAGAAGGAGTTCGTCATTCGTAAGACGACCTTGCGAATGATAGTCAACAATATGCCAGTTACCAGGTATCAGCTACATTACCAGTAACTCAGATTACTTCAAAATTGGCCATTTGAATAATCTGGATAGGACTTAGATTCTAGATACAACGTCTTATCGGCAATTCTCTTTGATTTTGGACTGGGGAATCTCGGTCGCTATCCTATAGCTATAATATCCAACGGGGGGGGGTGAATTTTTCACCCCCCCCGTTCTGTTTATATAGTACCAAGCAAAAAGAAAGACAAACATCATGATAAAACAAATAAGATCTAATATATTTGAAACTAATAGTAGTTCTACGCATGTATTGACTATGGTAAATCCTTTGTTGTATAAAATGCCTAGATATGCGGATGATAGTAGGTATAAGAATAAGAAATATACAATTCGATTAAGACCTATTATTCTGGAATTTGACCGAGATGAGTATACTGATTATGCACATAATGATGTTTGGCATGATTTAGATACAAACTTTGAAATAAAAGCTACTTCGTTCTTTGCATATTTTGTAACACTATATCTCCTTCAACCGCATCCTGAATATAAATGGAATGGCATAATTAAATATGCTATTAATAGAACCGAAGAATCTCAGATTCTTTATGTTCAAAAATGCCTGCGCACAAAAGCAGGAAGACAAGTTGTAGCTTATCTTAAAAATTTATTTAAAGAAATATCTGATATCATGTTAAAACGCTATAAACTAAATGTAACGTTTAGTTTTGCTAATATCCGAAAGCCTGAATTTCTTAAAAGTGTAATAAATCTGCAAACAGGTACTGCACCTCGGATTTGGCATGAAATCTCAAAATCGAATAAGGCAGACGAAGATTGCATGCCGGGAAATGTATCTAAGCCTGCAATTCTTAAAGAAGCATTTATGCAGCAACACATTCATCACAGGTTTGAGTCTATACAAGACTTACGTGAAATTAAGACCGAAAAAGAATGTGAACAACATATAAAAACTACCCGCCAGATAAAAAGTAAAATAGATTTTAAATTGTGGGTATATCAATGGAAACAGTTAAGGTTTGCATTGGAGAATGTCGAAATGGAAGACGAATGGAGATGGCCAAATGTAAAATTTACACATGCTAAGCAAATTGCACATGTATTGGCATCCCCATATTTTATGTTTACACCAATTTACTGCTAAATTAACAAAAATGAATATCATAAAACCATCAGTAAAACTTGAAGCAATGACATTTCCGGTTGATAACGACGGAAATGTCATTGGAAATCAATCAGCTTTGCATGTTATTGAAAAAGCTGGACGCACATGCTATAAGTCAGAAGATAAAATTACAGACAAGTCTGCGGAAAAATTTTGCAAAATGATTCAAACACGCAAGCACGATTCCGTGATGGAGCATGCTTCTGTCACGTTTCGTATTATAACTTCACGAGATGTTTTGCAGGAACTTGTACGACATAGAATTGCTTCGTATTCAGTTGAAAGCTCTCGCTACTGTTGCTATAGTCCTGATAAGAAAGGAATGCAATTTATTCAACCAGCTTGGATATCAGATGAAGCTTTAGAAAAAGAATTAAATCTTAAATCTGGTGATCCTATTTCTCATGAACAAATGCCTATTCATATTTGGTACATTCAATGTGAAGATACTGAAGGGAGATACAATACCTTAATTTCAGAATGTGGATGGCAACCTCAGCAAGCAAGAGTAATACTACCTGGATGCTTGAAGACAGAAATAGTAATGACTGCTAACTTTAGGGAATGGCTACATTTCCTAGAATTAAGAACATCTACTGCTGCTCATCCTGATATGAGAATTATAGCCAACATGATTCAAGATAAACTAAGTTCGTTGTATCCAACGATATTCACAAAAGAAGAAAGAAAATAAATGAATAAAAAATCAAAATATAAAGATGTTATGAAACAATTGATTCCTACTATCAATGGAGAGTGGGATATGTTAGATACTTTTATGTTTGTATTTTATGATATAAATTTTAAATACAACGGAGAAATATACCAGGATGCTGTAATAGATTTTGCAGGTGGGTATGTTCAATATAATATGCGTGGTAAAGAAGAAGTAGACGATGAAGGACATTTGAGTATTCCCATAATCAAAAGCGTTTCATTTCCAATAAAAGCGGAATTAGATTTTTCCACTCCCACTACGGCGAAATTTTCAAAGGCAAAATAAAAAGAAAGGAAAAACACAATGAAAAAACTAAAATTAAGAATAGCAAAATTCAATAGACTGCTCGTAGTTGAGCAGTTGGAATTAGAGGGCGAATGGAAAAATTCTGAACACGTTTATGTTCGAGGTGATTTGTTTCTTTTCAAGGCGTTTATTGATTTGCGAGGAAATATTAAAGACAGAAGTGCAAATTACCGCTTATTTTCCGACAATGCCGAGCGCGACGAATATGCCCAAAAGCTCGTCAACTGGATAACGGAAGAGCAGTTCGGCGGTTTAGGCAAGCTTGAAGTCGGCAAAGAATGCTTGGTAAGCGACGACGGGGAAGGATGGTCAGAACGCATTTATGCGGGAAAATCTGCCAAACAGCTCGGCGAAGAAAAAAGATTTTTATCGGTTCATATTTACAATGAGAACTTTCTTATTCGTTGGAAATACGCCAAGCCTTTGAACAATGTGCCCAAAATCGACGGCGAATTTTACACTTGGGAAACGGAGGAATAAGCCATGAACGTAAATTTTACAGTATTTATCGACAAAATCCTAAACGGCGAGAAACGCCAAACAATCCGCAAGGCGGGCCCGAAGTGGGCTAAGGTCAAGGTGGGCGATAAGCTCACTCTTTACACTGGGCTACGCACCAAGCAATGCCGAAAACTCGGCGAGGCAGAGGTGGAAAGTATTGAAGACGTAGAAATAGAGTCACGAAAATATATGAAAACCGCTTTTCGGGGTGATGTTTTGCGTAATGGAAATCTACAAACCAAAGAGGATACATTAGCACTTGCCAATGCAGATGGATTTAAACAGGGCTATGATTTCTTTGATTTTTTCCACTCCCACTACGGCGAAATTTTCAAAGGCAAAATAATCAAGTGGAAGAATTTTAGAAAGGCAGAAAATGAATAACGAAAAACTAAAACCCTGCCCGTTTTGCGGGGGCGAAGCGCATATTTTTGGACATACCAAGAGCTGGGGTGTTCTATGTACAAAATGTTATGTTTCAACCCTAAATTATGAAACCGAAGCCGCCGCAATCGCCGCTTGGAACGGTAGAGTTTGTGTCAAGCAAAACGGTATTTCGCTTGACACAAATTCCGTAGCGTCAAGTGGAGTAAACGCAAAACTCACCTACGCCGACATCAAAAAAATGGTGAAGCCGTTGGAATGGGTAGAAGATACTTTATACGCTGGAAATTATCCTATTTCCAGAGCGTATTTTGATGGTGGATTGTATTTGTACGCGACCAAAAACAGTTGCAGATTGATTGATAAAAATAATCGTGCAGGTGGCAATTTTGAAATATCAGACGGAAACGAATTTGGACTAAATAAGAATAAAGAACTTGCGAGAAAGTGGCTTGTCGATTTCGCCGCCGCGCTCGGCGTGGAAAGGAGCGGGGAATAATGGACTACTTTATTTTTGCCACAACGATACTTATTGCGGTTTACATAATATTTGTTTCCGCGACCGACGCAGAAACGCGTCAGCTTGAAGCGAAAACAAAAGCATTGAACGCATTTGCGCAGTTTATTGAACAATGCGACAAGCACGGTATTAACGAAGATTTTAAAAAAGGTATTGTGGACGAATTTTTAGACGGAAAGGCTGAAAAATGATTTGCTACAAAGACAAAACATTTTGCAACAGAGGCGACAAGAACAGCGAAAAGTGCAGGCAGTGCGACCGCTACTTTGACGAAGACAAATATGAAGAAGACAGCAAAAAAAGCGGGTACAAAATGCCGATAAGTTTTTATTGGGGCAAGCCCTGCGAAAAGGAAGGAAAAATGGAAGGTATACAACTCCCAAAAAAGTTTGAACAAGCACTAGATGCTCTAAGAGCTATGCAAAAAGACGTGCACTTGGAGGCATTGGCTCAGCACGAATGTGCAAAAAAGTTACAGTCATTATATGAGGAGATGTTGACATATATTAAATTTTGTAGAAATGCCTCGCGCTGTGATATACGTGAAATTCACGATCGAGCACGAGATTTAATAGTGAAATCAAAAAAATTGCAAGATGAGAAGAATCAAATTAAAAATCGCTGGATTTAATCGAGCCATTGCTGTACAGATTCTGGAGCTTACCGGTAATTTTAACAGTTCTGAGCATGTAAAATTTAATAAAGGTGTTGATACACTTTTATATAATTCTGCAATTGTTTTAAATAACCAATTTAATGATGTTTGTATTAAGTATTTTCAGGATAATCTGGAAAGAGATATTTATATAAATACAATAGTACATTGGATAACTACTGAGCAATTTAATTCAAACATAGAGGTTAAACCAGGAGATCTTTGCTATGCTTCTGATGATTCTGTAACCTGGTATGAAGCAATCTACATGAGCAATCTTCCCAAGAAAATTACTCAAAGCCCTAAAAACATCATTGTACATAATACTGTAACAGGCGCATTAGAATATACAACATATATTAAACCCACTTGTAACAACCTATTCCCAAAGATTAAAAATGAAGTATATACATGGGAAGCATGATTTAAACAGCAGACAATAAAAGGAAAATATGGCACAAAGAAAATATACAGTACACCCTTGTATCGATGAAACGCGTGCAGGGGATTTATATCTAAAAATTTTTCGGTTCTTTTACCATGAACTTACATTACCAAAATTTAAAAATTCTCCCCTGATTACTGATGCAGTACAATCAGATCTGGAATGGATGGCTGATACTATAGCAAGACAATCAGCTGGCACAGAATCTAGGGTTAAATTGATGAACGGGGAATATGTAAAGTCCATTAAAGAGGCTGATTATAATTCAGTTAAGATTCCTTGGTGGAAAAGATGGTTTTTCCGTGCAAAGGAAAATATTGTTAAAGATACAGTTGAAGAAACTTTTGATAAAACAAAAGCAGTTAAAGCAGTAATTACTCCAGAAATTACAGAATCTTTAAAACGCATTACTGCCATTATTAAAGAAGCAGAAGAAACTTCTCAAGGTAGTCTGGTTGATGCTTTACGTACAAAACAAAAGATTTTAGCAGCTGAATTAGTTTTGGCTGATAATGGATTTGATAAGTACGTGGAAGAGTCTTCAATTATTGAGTTCTTTAAGAAATGTAAAAAGGGCGTACGTATTGACTTTATACGTAATTATACAACTTTATTGCCAAAAGACGTTATTGAATTAAAAAAGAAGGCAGATTCTTTGATGATTTTTGATAATTATGCTATTATGCATTATGATCCTACTTTACAGGCATTTGGATTAGCAAAAGCTGATGAAGAAGCGGAAAAGGATTATGAACGTAAGAAAGACCCAATACTTTTTGGGTTAATTGAAGGTTCAAGACGCTTATATTATGTTGCAGACTGGATACTTACAGACGACGATTTGACTTTAGCATTGCTTGAGAAAGAACTCGATTCTCCGACAAAAAGACTTGCTAGATGGAACATGGAAACTGGAATTGCTTTAGATGAATCTATGCGTCAGCTTAGTAGGAACGCATCAGAACTAAAAGAATATGATGAAATTGATATGGATGCAATGTTATGAATATCAGTGAATATGAATGAAAAAGAGACAATATGAACTACTAGATTGCTAAAGCAATACTAGCTTCAAGATCAGAATAATCTATCTTTTTTCCTAATTCATCGAGATTAGTTTCACTAAAAGATTTCTTTCGATTTCTTTTAGCCAGAGCTTTTCTCTCCAAAGGCTTAACATCCGACAGTTCCTGCCGTAGATTAAATTCATTTAATCCAAAATCTCTAATATTGATAGCTGCATTAATATCTCTATCTAATTTAGAATTACATTCTGGACAAGTCCGAGTTCTATCAGTTATTTTTAAATTATGGTTTCTATAACCACAGTGTGAACATATTTGAGAACTTGGATCAAATCGACCTATTTTAATTAGATTCTTTCCATTCCAGATACTTTTATAAAGAAGCATCTGAGTGAAGGTATAATAAGATAGGTCATTTATTTTTCTTCCCCAAAGTTTAGACATACCTTGTAGATTAAGATCTTCCATACATATAGCTTGGTTTTCACTAATTAATTTTGAAGATAATTTATGTAAAAAGTCTAATCTTTGATTTGAAATTTTTTCATGAAGTCTTGCTAATTTAATTCTTTCTTTTTCTTTATTCTTAGAACCTTTTTGTTTCTTTGAATGTCTTTTAGAAAGTTTTTGAAGTTTAGTAAGACTTTGTTTTAAATATTCGGGAGAATATATCTTTTCTCCTTTTGAAGTTGTTAAAAAAGTTTTTAATCCAAAATCAATACCAATAGTTGTTTCTTTTATTGGCATTTGTCTTTCTGGAAGAGTTTCATTTATTTCTACTAATACAGAAACAAAATATCTACCAGAAGGATTTTTAGATATGGTTATAGTTCCTTGTCTTCCGCTTGGTAATTTTCTATGAATTTTGCAATATATACCTTCTTTAAATTTAGGGACATATAATCTATTGGTTTTAGTATCAAACCAACCGTGTTGAGGAACTTGAAATGATTGTTTATCTGATTTCTTTTTAAATTTAGGAAATCCTGAACGATGTGCAAAGAAATTAGAATAAGCTTTATCTAAATTGCCTAAAGCAGAAACTAAAGATTGAGAATTAACTTCTTTTAACCATTCATTTTCTTTTTTAAGTTTGGATAATGCTCCATTTTTACCAGCAATTTGCATATATCCAATATTCTTATTAGTTTCTTTATAATGTTTAGTTTTAAAATCTAATCCCCAATTATAAATATAACGAACACAACCAAAATGCTTTGAGAGCAATTCCTCTTGAGTTTTGGTTGGGTATAATCTATATTTATAAGCTTTAATCATTGTTATAAATATTCAGATAAAATAACTTTAAAATGTCAAGAACAAAACAAGAAAGGAAAAATAAAATGACAAACAGAACAACGCATCTACAGAATATATTGGTAGCTTTTTTGGAAGATAACCATATATGTCAATTAACTCCAGCAAAAACCCATCATTGGTACGAATGGGGGAATTATTACTTTTATTTTGGAGAATGTTTTGGTGTTATGGTTAACAACCAAGACGATGAACTCTTGGAATGCTTACTGGTTGAAAATGATGGATATTGGTATCTTAATCAAGAAGACTTTAGTATTAGCTGGAATGATGATATTATCAATGTTTTAAAAGCTGCAAACAAGGCAAGAAATAAGGGTTTATTCAATAAGCAACCCAAGTAAACTAAAAGGAAAATATATGATAGCTATTAATAACGAAACAACGAATAAAAGATTAACAGCGTGGGTTAATTTGGCAAAAGCTGAATATCCTAAAAGTGATTATCTTACAGTCGATAAGGACGGCATGGTTTATATTCATTACGGCAAACCTACACTATGCAACGATTATTGGCTGCGTTTAGGAGGAGCTATGGTTAATATTGGTGTCACACATGACATTGATTTAAGACTTAACTATCAGAATACGATCATTAAACTCTCAGCCTAAAATATGAAATTTTCAGAGGTAAAATGGAAAATTTTAGAAAAAGAACTGCAAGTAGCATTACAAAATGAAAAATTGTGGCTACATGGTTCTACTACGCCTGAAGAAATTTCTGCACATGAAAATAACTGTGCAAATATTAAACTGCAATTGTCTTTAATTAAAGACAAAAACTATGAAGGTCTATTGTTGTTAAATCCTGAAATTTTGGATGATATAGCACCTACATTTAAGAAAGAAGCATATGATAAAGATTAGAGCATTTTCTGACTGGCATGGGCATGATTTTTTGCGACGTATATACAAGGATGAAGATTGTGATATTGTATTGTTATGTGGAGATGCAGGCATACATGAAAGCAATACTCATAGACCTTGGGGATATGGGAAGGCAATTAAATCAAAATTCCCTAAAGCAACTATTGTAATGGTGCCTGGAAATCATGATCATTTGCAACCTCAAGAAACTTTTGAAGGAATTGACCACGTGTTAATTAATTCAGAAGTAACCGTAAAAGGGTTGAGAATCTATGGATGCCCTTATTGGGAATCTGAAAATCCCGATATGCTAAATCCTTTATGCCGAGAATATTTAGTATCAAATCAAGAGGCAATTAAAGCATGCATGAGTCTTATACCACGGGATTTAGATATTCTTATTACGCATACTCCTCCAAGACATATTTTGGATGGAATATATGAAAAGAGATTTGGATCCCCTGCATTATACAATAAACTGTGGAAACTGGATGCTGAAGGACAAGCTCCTAGATTTCATTTCTTTGGACATGTACATGCCATGGGAGGAACACAGACAAAGTTGCCTTCTATGGATACAATATTTTTTAATGTGGCACTACTTGATGAAAATTATAATATGACAAACCCTGTTCACGGAGGACTTTACATATGATTTCTAATCCACTTTTACATCCAAAAACACCAGAACAATATCAGCAATTTCAAGACATGGCAGAAAGCGTTTTAGGTTATGAACAACAGTATGTATATACATGCTCAATAACTGTTAATGGACATTCAAGAAAAACCCATGTCCTAAACTATACTCCCAATCAAACATGCGAAGATTTTATAGATCTACTTGCATGCATTGAGCCTGGAGTTTCTATTACCGAAGAGACATTAAATCCAGCATTGGACTCTCTTGAACCTTTGAAAACAGTTGTTTTACAGGGCAAAGGAATCAAATGGTTTGGTGATGAAAGTTGCTCCATTGTTATTGGATTAGAACCCGTAGTCGGTGCTATGATAGCAGATGATACGGACAATCTAATTGATGCAGCGGAGGATATGGCTACTTTGGAACCGGAAGAATTAGAAGATGTTGAATAATTGGAGTCTAATTTTGATGTTCCTACCCAGAAATAGCATGTCCACGTCGTGCAAATGAAACAGGTGGTGTAAATACCCCAAATTTCATGTAGTTATAAACCATGCGTTGCTTGGTCATGTCTTCAAATAGAGGTTCTCCCCTAAGAAGTTTTACCATTATTAAAGCATAAGTTAACGCATGGAAAAAGTCATCAGCTTTTGTGGGGTTCCTAATATATTTTAATGTATTAGCCCCAACTGATGTTTCGGAAGGTACACGACTTAAATTTAGTATCTGTAACAAAAATCTGCTTGTTTGTTCCCATTGTGGCGCACGAAGACGAGCATTTTTAATATCCAAGATTGTGGCAGTTAAGGCCTCTGTACGATTAAGTGAATACATGTTGCCATAATTAGCACTTTCTTTGGGTATTGAAAGAAAGGGTGACAAAGGACCCGCATATTTAAAAGCGAGGACTTTTAAGGGGTCTATATGTTTGCGTAAGCAATTAATATAGACTGCACCACCACCATGGTCTCCCCCTAGGGCAGAACAATTAAATTTATGATGCACAGCAGCAATAGATTCTCCCACGCTTTCCCAATCCATACCGGCATATGATTGAGCATAAATAAGATCTATATCCCCTGTTGGCAATGCTCCCAATATTACATGGCAAGTATAAGAAGTTTTGGTTTTTGTTGCAGGATTGTAGTCCGCACCACCCCAGTCTACACCGGAAACCAAAAAATTATACTTACGCTGCGGTTTCTCTAAAGCTACTTTTTGGACTTGTTCCATGTTGCCTAGCATACACATGCGTTGCAAGTCTTTGGTAGTTATTTCTTTAGAACCTTCTTCGGTGGCCTCACCGAGATATTCTTCCATAAAGGATTTTATATCAACTGTACGGGACTTCGTATAAATGTTAACCCATGATGCACGATTGTGGTTAGCAGGAACAATAATTTGCGGTACATGAAATCCCCATGCCCCAATATTTAGCATTTCAGGAGCTTCAAAATCCCAATGCCCATCTCGAACATCAAGTTTATGTCCACATTTCTTACAGCAAAGTCCATCCGGCTGTATCATATCCATAACACCATGTTCAATGGTTGGATAATTGTCAAAATGGCACGCAGGGCATGTCATTCTCCATTCACCTCGACTGCTTCTTAGCCACTGAGCTTCCAAGGCAGAGTCTGTAGTTTTAGATGTTCCTGAATATGTGATGGAGCGTATGTGGGATCTAGATTGAGTTTGTTGTATAACTTCGTTTAAACTGTCATCAAAATCTTGATATTCATCGTAATCAATCCAGTCATAAGTATTACCACGAATTTTGTCCGCATTGGTAAGAATATACCATAATCGCATCTGTGAAATAGATCCATTTTTATGTATAAATTCTTTGTAATACAAATTATCTCTAGCTTTTGAATTAGAGGCTTTAAATCTATAGGCTTTATCTACTTCAAAATATTTATCTGCAATTGTTTTTAATTGGTCAGACCTGGGAACAATCGTTGCAACGCGCAATCGTGGAAGCAAATTGCAAAACAAAATTGTTCGTAAGCCCATATTAGTAGAATTATGAGATAGAATATCGTTGGCATAAAACCTATGGTTCGAATCATCTGCCAAAGTAAAATCATACATATTCTCCGGATTGCCTCGATTTTCAATAATAACAACTACTTCAGGACCATCTTTAGTTTGAATTATGTCACCCTTAGTTAGTTCTTTAGCATATCTAACTTCAAAGTTCTCATTGTACAGTCTATGTAAATCTGCACAAATCAAAAATTTACCGGATTCTGTTTGAATATACCATTGATCATAAGGAACAGTTTTATGCATTTCCTTAATATCAACCCAACCTTCATCTGTCTCAATTTGATAATCAGATAAATCTATCGATTCTTCAATAATAGGCAACTCAGGCTGCATATAGGCTGTAATGTCATCCTTTTTCTCTTGCATGCTTCAAAACATTTCACATCGTCTTTTTAAAATCAAGAAAAATACATATGTTAAATTTATCCAATAATCCAATACCAGTTGTAACACTGTCTTATAATCCTATAATGTTGAAACATTTTCTATTAGCTTATGTTTCACGACAAAATGATCTTAAAGATTTAGTGGTTGTTATAAACGACCATATGGAACCCGAGGAAAACTATAAAGCACAAGTTGAACCAGAAACCTGGAATAATATAGGGCATTTGGTCAAATTATCAGAAGTAGAAGAAAAGACTGTGCCAGTTTATAATTTGAAAAACTTTTATGATTATCAAAAATGTGCGCCGGTTCAAACTAAGCTGCTTTTACCTTTATATGTTAAAAATGTACTTGGGTATGACAATATGCTATGGCTAGATGATGATATTATAGTTAATTGCGATTTGCAGGTGCTTATCAACGAATTGTTTCCAAGATATCTTATGGAATGGAAGCCTATTAAAAAAGAAGGCGACCAAGCAAAAATTCCTACGATTTTTCGTGATTTTTGGAAATTTTTATCATTTATATATAAAGATGCCCTTAAGCCGGAAAACTTCCATCAATTTATTTCATGCTGCTTCTGGATGCATATCCATGATGACTATCCCTCGTTTATACAAACATATTTTCAGCATGATGAAGTATATAATTATCTAAAAGCTTACACCTTTAATTTTCAGTATAGGTCTGGAATGGGCGATGCTTTAAACGCATTGGAAGAATTTATGTTTAATTATTATAATATGATGCACAGCTTGGAATCTCCTAATTACTGGATACCTCCGAGATTTCATTCTTGGACAGACCGTGACAGCTATCGCAATTTGCGATTAGTATCTGGATGGCCATTGATACATGTGCACTTTCAACCTAAAACACAGTGGGGAGCCTTGTACTTTCCAAAGACAACAGAGCAGCAACAACAAAAATAACAGATGATTACATATAAAACAAAAGTAACCGACATTGAGATTGAATATTCGCAACTTGAAGAGTTACATAAGAAAAAATTTAAAACAAAACCTCAATATATAGTAGCATGCCCTGCAAGATTTGAATTGATAGGGCATCATCTTGACTATTTGCAAGGAGAAACTTGGTGCGGTGCTATGAATCTTTATGACACCGTAGGAATTTCTTTAAGAGATGATCATGTTATATCTTTAATGGTTCAAACTGCTAAAGATGACTCTATAGAATTAGAGGTTAAAAGCGATAGGCTGCCTTTTATTTTAAAATCTGAGGATACGCCTATAGTTTTTAAATATATGCTACAAGCAATTAATTCTGTACAAAAATTTCAGCCTGAAAAAATTGGCGGATTTAATATGTCTGCATATCTTGACATTCCATATGGTGCAGGGCTTGGTAGCAGTGCAGCGCTGTCAATAGGTATTATTCAATGCCTCAACGCTGTTAATCATTTACAGCTTAACAATGAGACCATTGTAGAACTTTGTAAATGTACAGAGCGAGCATTGGGAGTTGCCTGCGGCAATTTAGACATTGTTGCAGGGCTGTCTTCACGACAAAATCGTGTAGGATTATGCAATGCTGCCACAGGATCTTTAACTAATCTGGTTGCATTGTCACCCAATGACTACGAATTTCTAATTATAGATTTTCTGCAACCTCATGAAAATATTAAGTCTGGGCTTGTTGAACTTATAGCAGAGCATAAAGAACTTGAGCAATTATTAGCTAAAAAATTAGATGTACCCGGCTCTCAAGAAAGCACTTCAATTTTAAATGATAGAATTTTATCCGGATATAATCTGGATTTTCTTTCATATAGAGAAAAAAGCTTGCTGTGTAGAGCTAACAATGAAGCAAGGTTAGTAGAGGCATTTAAATTACAGGCTAATGCTCATATGCTAACTCCTAAAAGCCTTGGCAAGTTAATGAATGCTTCCTATACAAATAGCCAAGTACTTGGTAATATAACTTCACTACAAGCAAAATTTGTAAAATATGCTAATTGTTTAAAAGGAGTACTTGGCATAAAAGCACATGGAGCCGGTTTTGGAGGATCTTTGCTTATGCTGATAGATTCAAAAAAGTTTAAATGTGAAAGTATTGAAATGATAGACCAAGCTTTGATGAGATTGCAGGATTATGCAGGAATGTATGTATATAAAGTGCAATTGGTAAATGGTGCTATACATCAAACATATATACCAGCAGAAGAGTTGGAACCTAAATGTGGTTGTTACAGGTGTAAGTCAACTGCTAATCAGACAAGCTAGTAAGTTTCACGACAAGTATAATAAAATAAACAAGAAAGGAAGAAGTCTATGGGATTAGATATGTATCTTAGTAAGAAAACTTATATTGGAGCTAATTTTGAACATAATAAAGTTGCAGGAACTATCGAAGTTTTTATCAACAAAGAATTAGTACCAATAAACTTTAAACGAGTTACCTTCATAGAAGAAGAAATAGGATATTGGAGAAAAGCTAATGCAATACATGGATGGTTTGCTAAGCATGTCGGTGACGGAGGAGATATTGATAATTGTCGATCGTACTATGTTCCATGGGAAACCTTAGAACAGCTACAAAAAGATATTAATGAAGTGCTTTCTCAGAAAACCAAGAAAAAGAAAGAAAGCAAAGCAATGGAACTTTTGCCGCCTAGTGACGGATTTTACTTTGGCAGTCAAGCAATAGACGAATACTATTGGGAGAAATTAGATAATACTTTAAATATTCTTGAAGAAATCTTAAGTCATCCTGAAGAATATAAACGTAGTGAAATTATGTATATGGCTTCTTGGTGATTCCAAGAAGCTTTTTAATTTAAAAAATAGAAAGTAAAACGAAATGCGAAAAAGAAAACAATTTCCCTATAAATATCAAAATGGTCCTGTATCTGTAACTATTGAAGCTGATGGTACTAAAATCAGAGAATGGGATGATGAAAAATATGGATTAGAACCTAAATTGGACTTTCCAGAATCAATCGACAGTAAAATTACAGCCAGTTGCGATTTGTGTTGCGAATTTTGCCATGAGAAGTCTACTCCTGATGGAAAACATGCCGATTTACATAAATTTGCAGAGATGCTAGATAAATCTAATTGGCCTGCGGGGATAGAGATGGCCGTAGGAGGTGGAAATCCTCTTGCCCACCCCCATATAGATGAATTTCTTGAATTTTGTGATGAGAAAGAATGGTTGATAAATATGACAGTAAATTTTAAACATATATTATCAAATCAGCTTCACGACCATCTAATTCATCATACTTATAAAGATTATCTATATCATTGTTTTGAATTAGGGTATATTCAAGGACTCGGATTGTCTATTGACCCAAAGTTGATGTATAAGCATATTGACAAAGTAGCTGAGCTTGCCGTTAAAAGTAATAACAATCTTGTATTACATATTATTGAAGGTATACATTCGTATCATGAAACACTTAATACTTTAAATGCCTATATTTGCTATTGTGTAATGCATGATATCAAAGTTACACCTAAAGTTTTGATTTTAGGTAAAAAGAACTTTGGCAGATATAAGGATATACCAAAAGAACAGCAAGAAAAGGATGAAGCAGAATCGAAAGTCTGGAAAACTATGATTTTTAAATTTATGCAATTTATAAGCCGTGCCGGAGGAGTAGTATCCTTTGACAATTTGGCTATTGAGAGGTTAGGAGTATTAAGTCATTTATCTGAAGAAGAGAAACGTGCACGTTACCTCGGAGCAGAGGGAACTCATACAATGTATATTGACTGCGTAAAAGAAGAATATGCTATCAATTCTACAGCAACTAAGAGATTTCCAATAGGAGATAAGAAGCTTAGAACAATTTTTAAAGATATCTATAAAAAGAGAAAGGAATTAATGCCATGATAGAAATAATATTTTTCTTATTGGTGCTTGTGGGAGGTTTTTTATGTGCAGTTGCATCAGTGGGACAAGTGCCAGACCAAAGAAGGCAACACAGATATAAACCAAAAACAGCGATTGACGATATTACATATCAATTTAAGCGCTCAAGCAGAAAACTAAAGAAAGAACTAAAACGCCAATATTACTATGAACATAAACGCCGGAAATAATATTTTTAGGTTATACAAATGATGGTAGCTCATACTACCATCCTTTATTGGCAGGAGATATTGCTATTTATGCTTTAATACAAACTCCATGCATTTTTTATAGACTTTACCTTTATTGAGTCTCCAGTCTTTAGCAGGGATTCTTAAAATTTTAAAACCCATTGCAGAAAGTTTTTCATCTCTTGCTTTATCTCGTATGAGTTGCTTTTCTGTTAAATGATAATCATCATCAAATTCAATATCTATATTTAGCTCTTTAATATATAAGTCAAAGAAGAATGCATCTTTGGTGTCTGTAATTACACACCACTCATCATTAATAATTTTAGGATCATGTGTAGCATAATACAAAGTCCATCCAAATAATTTAAATATTTGTTCTAAATCTTTACAGAATACCTGAGAAGGTTCTGAATAGAAAACTTTATCTTGAGCGCGTCTTCTCCACATATGTAAAAGTTCTTCGAGGGTTTTATTCCATAAAGAGGACTGCCACTGTTCTTGACGAGCTTGCCATACCTTGGTACCTTCTTCTTCTCCAAGCTTATCAATACAAATATTTAGAGAGAATGTACGTTGCCTTTCCGATAGCATGTGTTCTGCGGCATTGGTATCTACGCCGAAATGCTTTTGATAGTACTGAACGGTAGTAGTATCATTATTATTTAAAGTTCGAGTATTTACGAGTTTCTTAGCCGTAGCATAAATCTTATCTTCTTTCTCTTCCTCTGTAAGATTCTTATACCCTACAAAGTTCTTAGAGAAGGGAGATAGCCTTCCTCCATGATTAATTCCAGGATTGTTCTCAGAAGTAAATCTGTGTTTGTTAGGAGCCTTAGATTCTTTTTGCGCACGGATACGCATTTCCCTGTTTTTGTTTGATATGAGATCTTCGTGTCTACAGTTAAACTTTTCACAATATTCATCTGCAGACATTTTATGTGTCATAATAATGTGATTATGCAAGTCATCACACATAAAACCGCATATCTGGCATACAACAGCATCGGGATTGTTTTTATACTTTTCAATCGAAGCTAAACGCTTTTTCTCAAGGTTACGCTTTCTCAAAGCAATTTTCTGACATTCTAGGCAGCAATATTTTGGATTCTTGATTCTTGGATTTGCTGTAAATGTCTTACCACAAACTTCACATTGTTTGATAATTGGATTTTTCATATTTTGTCCTTTCTTTTGAATTAATTATTAATAAGAATATGATGCCAATCATCTGCAATGTGAAGCCATTGTCAAGATATTTTTTGAGATTTTTTCATGTTGTACAACTCTCCGCACGTCAGATGGAGTACTTTGCCCGTAGATTTGTTACGAATAGTAACACGACTACTACTCGAACAGCTCTTCCCGATTTGGCGCCCACAACGAAAGGTTGTCGAAGAATTAGGACCAAGATTTAAGGTGTAATAACAATGTGCAAATGGAAAGTCCTTGAGAGAATATGGTGTTCCTTCTGGATAGTGGGGATAGTAATATCCTAACAATGGAGCTATATTAAAATGAGAAACTTTTAAATACTCCAGTACCGCTTCTTCGTGCAACTTTCTATGCTTTTCACTCTTTGTAGCGTCTTTAGCAGTTTTTTGCATTGTTTCTAATGCACCATAAACTTTATCTCTGTATGCACTATCTGTGCGTATTTTATATTCAAAATCTAAAAACATGTATCTTGACTTTCTCTTTTGGTTGTTTTGAATTATCAAATCATGAGAAAAAAATCAAAGTCAAGCCGTTTATTTATGGAGTACAATGGATTATCTTCTATAGATGCCAATCCATATTTATGGAGCCGTAATCGCATAGGGTTATGGTTTACAAAATACGGCAATTCAGAATACAGAAAAGGATTACCAGTAATTAATAATGACAAAGCAAGCACAACAACCAAATCCTGATATGCAGAAAAACGATATTAAATTGTCAATCTGCTTAAAAATTGAAGATGCATCTAATGAAAGTATTGTAGATGTAAATCAATCTGTGGTTATACCTTCATTAAAAGAACCTATGTTCTTACCAGATGCCTATTTGCAAATAGAACAAATGCTAAACATTCTTGCATTAGAACCAATGAAGCGAAAAGCAAAGACATATTTTAGCAATTTGTTAAAGCAACATCAATCTTGCTTGGTTTCTGATATAATGCCTAAGGATGCTAAAATTGTAATAGAAGCAACTAATCTTGAACCGGAAGGAACAGCAACAATGGCAGATCCTTTAGAAGTCCTAGACAAGGAAGGTATTACCGGAGATACATCTAATGTAAATCCTGAAGATCATTATAATATGGAAGTTGAAGAGCAGGAAGAGCAGCAGTCTTCAGCGGAAGTGACTAAGTAATACTATTAATTAGCTAATTTATCCAAAGCAGCCCGATAAATGATGGACTGCTTTTTTATTTTATAAAAAGAAAGACAAACATCATGATAAAACAAATAAGATCTAATATATTTGAAACTAATAGCAGTTCTACGCATGTGTTGACTATGGTTGTTCCAAGTTCAATTTTAGATAGGGGCATAACATATAATTTTATACAAAAACCACCAATAGATAGTAAAAATATCTTAAATTCTTGTGATATAGTATATGATTATCCCCTATCTTCCAGTCTTGCTGCCTATAGAGTTGCATTTATAGGCATAGAACCTGGATTCTACGACCCTGATTTAGGATTCTATGAGTTGCGAGACTGGCAAGAGAAACTGAACATTCTATGGACATATATAGTCCAAAATAAAATTGTTGGTGCACAATTACAAAATTTCTTAGAAGTTGCTGCGGAACTCTTTAAGCAAATAGATACATACAGTATAAACAAGGAAATGCATAAGTATCGCCTTAGCTCTTCTGAGGATACAGCAGAGATAACACTATTTTTTGAAAATAGAATACATTCTTTTTTGTTTTGGTGCAGTGAATCTTATTTAGAAGTCTTACAAAAGACATTGCATTTAGAAAATCAGATAGGATTTTTAAAATCTACTGACATTTATCATTGTTCATGCTATCCGAATACACATGTTTCCAATAATTCTTCTGTAATTGCGTTTGCATCTTTAAAAATCTTTAAAGCTCCGAAGAATGCAAGTAGTAAGTTGTTGCATGATCCTAAGAAAAAGAAAATTTATTATCATGCCTTCCTAGCTAATGCCTATAATGCGAAAACTGATGAGTATGAAAAGATTCAAAGAACTAAAGCCTTTGAAGATTGGAAAGGGGCAGATGAAGACCCTGAAAATATGATGCCAACATGGGGTGTTTTTAGTGAGCATTCACTTGCAGGTTCAGATTCTTTTTATGATGAAATATTTGAGCATGCTTTAGTCTCGAAAAAGTCTTTGATTAGTTTTTTGTTTTATGATGATTTAACTGTAACATCTAAACGTATAGGCTAAAACATGAGTAAACATAGTAGCACGTCTGATTATCCCAATATTGTATTAGAACAAGATACACGCAGCGGGGGTGGATGCATTAATCTTGGATGCGGATGCCTGATTTGTATTTTGTTGTTTTGTATATTAATTGCTTTAATTTGAGAAGAAAGGAAAATTATATGCCAAATTGGTGTAGTAATTACCATTATGTAGTAGGTCCTTTAAAGGATGTTAACCGTTTTATAAAAACCATTAATAATGCTTGCAGTGGCAAATGGAAAGAAGTTACGAACACTGCTTTCAGTGAATATTGGCTGGGTAACATTTTATTAGAACTTAATATTTATCCTGACAAAGTAAAAAGGGGATCAAAATTGCCTGGTGCTATAAGCTACAGAGGTTCTATATGTGACCTTCCAGAAGATCCAGACCCTAATCCTAAAAATAAAAAAGAAGTTACTACTTCTTTTATGACAGAAACGGCATGGGGTCCGTCGGAAATGTGGGATGACTTAATATTTCCAAAATATTTTCCAACTTTGCAGCATTATTTTGTTGCAGAAGAGCCAGGATGTGAAGTCTATGTAAATACGGATGAATCTCGTACGTATTTGCTTGATGATTACATGTTGATTATCAATAGTGATATGACTGAAGAAGAGTTTGAAGACCGCTGCTCTAGGTATTTTAAGAAACCTGAGCATGTAAATAGTTTTACTGAGCTATTTTTAGACTGTGATAATTTTGGAGAGCATAGATTTGCAGCAGGAGAATTAGAGCCCTTTATCAAATCTATAAGCCATCCTAATTATCCTATAGAAAGCATTACAGACTTTGAGCTATTCTTGTCTACAATAAATGATAATCCTGATAAGGCATTAAGTATAAGATTACATAAATATCTCACTCACTAATAGTATTGTAACGATCCTTATAGGACAAAAGATTAAATTTATAATATTGATAATTTGCTAAAACCGAAATTCGATAAGCGGGACGACAACTAACTAAAATCCTTAACTTATCATACAATGGCAAAACCGTTTTTAAAATGGGTAGGTGGCAAACATAGCATCTTGCCCGAATTGTTACAGAGAATGCCCAAATCTGACGAATATGAAACTTATCATGAACCGTTTGTTGGAGGAGGAGCATTATTCTTTGCAGTTGAACCTACAAAAGCAATCTTATCTGATGTAAATAAAAAGTTAATAAATGCTTTTAATGTAATTAAAACCGATCCTGAATTGGTGATGAATCAATTGCAGATATTGCAAGATAACCATAGCAAAGAAGTTTATCAAGATACTGTAAACATATACAACCGTACAAATTTAGATGAAAAAGCTTACGGTATTCTTTTGATTTACTTAAATAAAACCTGCTTTAATGGACTTTATCGTGAAAATAAATCTGGAGGGTTTAATGTACCTATCGGAAAATATGACACATGTAAAGTCTTTGACCGAACTATGATTATGGCATGTAATAAGGCATTGCAAAATGCAGACATCAAATGCCATAACTTCATTGAAAAACAATCGCATAATAGCTACAACCCACGTGATTTTTATTACATAGACCCACCATATTACAGAAGCTATGCAGGATATTCGGCTTCTAGTTTTGGCGAGTATGAGCATTTTAAGCTATACAGAAAATGTAAAGAGTTACATGATGCTGGATGTAGATTTATGATGTCTAATTCAGATGAACCATTAATCCGCGATTTATATCGTGATTTTAATATTGAAGTAATTGAAGCTAAGCGCTCAATCTCGTGCAAAGGATCAAGTAGAACAAAAAAACAAGAACTTATCATTAGAAATTATGCCTAAAAAATCAAAAAAGAAACCAACTAATATACCTCAACCTATTGAATCAGATCCGCGTCAAACAGAATTTGGGTTTGTTAAAGATTTACCTGTTACAAATAAAACTGTAAAAGATGATTTACATATTGAGGGGCTGCTAAAGGAATTAAATACTTATCAAGACTTGCCTTCTTCTACCCCAGCTCCTATGGGATGGATATGCCCAAAATGTGGTAGAGTACTTAATCCTACACTACTGGAATGCCCGTGCTCTAAAGGAGCAACTCTTCCAACATCTCCAACATACCCTGAGATTCCTTGGCCTCCTACAATTCAGCCTATGTATCCAGAACCAACACCAACTCCTAGAGATTACCACCCCTTTTGGTATTGCAAATCATGATAACCGATACTTCAAAATTTATACTGACAGCAGATTTACATTTAGGCTTAAGGCAGTATGGTTCTTCTAAACGAGAAGAACATTTTTATAATGCAGTAAGACAAATTGTACAATATGCTATTACTAATAAAATATCTGTAATTTGTGTGGCAGGTGATGCTTTGGATTCAATATATCCAAAGCAAAACACTATGCAATTCGCCAAAGACATGCACCAATTGCTTATCAAACACAAAATCACCATGTATATATCTTCTGGAAATCATGATAATACGGAACATAGTTGGTTTGATTTGGTTACGGATAAGTCAATTTCTTACGGAATTGTGCCCGCAGATGACAAACTATTGGAAGCCGAAAATGGATTAAAAATCTATGGGATTAAATCTTATGCTAAAGATAAGATTATTGCTGCTTTAAATACTAAAGAAGCATTAAATGCAGACATCATCCTGATACATACGAACTGTAAAGAATTTGTAACGTATAATGCGAGTGCTACAGGAAATAGTAGTACTAAACTATTTAGTGTACAAGATTTCCCGTTTGAGGTATTTAAAGATAAGCCACATGTATATGTGTGCATAGGTGATACGCATATTACAAAACGTATTGACTTACATAATGTTACATTTGTATCTCCTGGTTCGACTGAGGTAACAAAGTCTAATGAAGATCTTGATAAATATATATTTACTTATGACAGCAATGAACTGCAACAAGTTTCGTTACCTGCAGAATATATTAGATTAAGAACAGATGGTGTTATAAAAACATCAAAAGACTTAGATGCCTTTATAAAATGCATTGAAGAAATTGATAATAAAGTACTTAAAGAAGTAGGCGGAGTAATGTATATATATTATGATCCTACCATTAAAGATGAAGTCATTTCAAGACTTAATGCATTCTTTTATCCGTATTCTAAGGTTATAAGAAAATATATTCCTAAACCGGAAAAAAACTATGTCTTAAAGAAAGACATTGTTTTACAAGACGAAGAACATACGGAAACTATTATGACCTTAACAGAATTTATGCATGTGCAAGCAGCTAAATATAATTTGTCCATAGAAGGTTCTGTTTTATTGGAAACATTAATTACCAATTCGATTGATAGTACAGAGGAAGCGTTAAACAAATATATGAAAACAAAACAAATCAAAATTAATTAAAAAGGAAAAATATGGCAAAAACACAATATCGCATTGCGATTAAAATCAAGACTGCTCCTATTATAGAAAACTATACAGCTTTGCATCCTTTTAAAGAAGAAGATGTCAAAGTTGGAAATTTAACTGATCCTGAAAAAATTAAAGCCAAAATTGAAAAGGCAAAACAGTATTATGAAGTAGAAGGTGTTGAGACTGCTTGTCTAAGTGCTTTGACTGGAAAGATTAGGGCTATATGCATAGCAATTGCAGGTATTCAAGATGGCAAATTGGTATCTAGGCAAACTGCATATTGCACACAAGCTGATGAATCTAAACTGCTAGAAGACTTTTGGAGCACAATGGTTAACATTGAAAAAGATATGATGCAGCCAGGAGATACTTGCTCGATATTTACATGGGGGACATTTGAAATCCCATTTATTTATCAAAGAAGTATTATTTGTGGTCAATCATCACAAGGCTGCACGCTATTTCCTTCTATGAGCACCTATAATACTTTTAAACAAAATGGCAAAGCATCTTGCATAGATTTGATGGCATTGTGGAGTTGCAATACTCGTACACCTGTAAAGCTTTGGCACGCAGCTTACGCAATGGGTTTAATTATCTCAGAGAATCAGAAAGCTTTTGATTATAGCATGTATCATAATCCTGCAGAGTTTTATAAGATGTTTGACACAGCAGCAGAAGAAATAATTGCTATGGGATTTATGGACCAAGAAACAGAATTGATTTTGAACATCGCAAATCTTTTAGTATAATTAATTTATGCCACGTAAATCGAAACCCGTAACTTCTGAAAAGCAAGTTGATACTGTGCAGAAGAAAACCAGAAAAACTAAAAAAGTTCAGGCAGCCAAAGAATCAGCAGAAACACCTGCAAAAAAGCGTCGGACTAAAAAAGCTACAATGCCCATTCCTATACTTAATCGTGCAAAACAGGAAGAAGCCGTTGTAAAAGTTCGTAGAAAACGCAAGGTTGCTGTAAAAACTGAAACTAAAGAAGTTGATGATAGAAAATATATAGATGAGGTTTTGAAATCATGCAAACCAAAGGGCGTTATTATCAGATTTCATAACTATATTCTTAGTAGATCTGACAAATTTAATTTGGCTTTGGAATATAGGCCAAAAGAAGCAGCAGTATTTCTTGGTTATTATCCGGCAACAATGGATGGATTTATTAAAGCTTTAGAAACAATTGCAGGCAAACTTGTAATGGATACAAGCAATGCTACAAAAGCTAACGCCTTGTCCAACTTAAATACGCTACTCATGGCATTGCATGAGTTTAAACTGTATATATCCAATAAGTTTGTCATGTCTAAACATGAAAGCTGATAATATTGTTACGTTTGCTTATTTATATAATCCAAAGGCTCTGATTGAATATCCAAGACATTTGGTTACGGTAAAAAATTTGCAAACAGGTAAACAATATGTCTATGGATGTTTCGTGCTTCCTTCGGATGATGAAATGCTAAATACGATTCTACCACATTTAGCATGGATTGATGAAGAGTATGACCTAACCACAAATCCTTATGTGTCAGAAAAATATCACATTACAATGGAGTGAATAATGCGAATTACAAAAATAAAATTAACAAACTTTGGTCCACATAAATCGTGGGAGCTATCTACTACAAAAGATAAGCCTATTGTTGAGATTATAGGATTAAACGGATCTGGTAAATCTCATATACTACATGCTCTAAAATATGCTTTTACTGGAACGCTTGATTATGCAGCGGAAAGCTATGTTACTGCAGGCGAGAAGAAAAGCGAAGTTTTAGTAGAGTTTGAAAAAGAAGGTATTAAAGGTACTATATGCCGTACTTTTGGGCCAACTATGGCAGCTAAACGTAGCTTTACTTGGGGTGACGATGCACCAATTACTGTTGCGAGCGCTGTAGACAAAAAATTAGAAGAGGTATTGGGAGCTGACAAGCAAACTATCTTAAATGCAGTCTTTATATCTCAGGGAGAAATAGCCGGACTATTAGCAGATACTGCATCACAGCGAATTGGGATATTTTCTAAACTGCTAAACTTGCATTTTATAGACAAGCGTATTCGCAATGTAGACGGGTGTATTGATAGCTTAAAGAAACAAGTTAAAGACTTACGCCCTGCACAAGATCAAATTACGAGTACGAGGCTTTCTATAAAAGAAAAATTAGCCAACGAACAAAATGCTTTAAATCAATTAGAGCAGTCAGTTGGAAGTGAAGAAACTATTAAACAGCAATTAGCTTTATTTGAAGATTATGACAAGCAACTGCAGCTTGCACAACGTGCAGAACTAGAGTTGTATTCTGTTCAACAAGATCTAGCTAAAACAGCTGAAAACAAAGAAGATACTGAAACATGGGAAGATTACCTTGATAGAATGAGGGATTTAAAGCAAGCGCAAGAAAAGATTGTAGAAAAAACTACAGAAGATATTGCCAGCTTAAAAAATAACAAACAGGTTATCGAAAGCGTAAAAAGATTTTTAAAAGATCAGGATACGTATTTTGAAACTGTAAATAAAATCAAGGCATATAAGGAAGAATTTAAAAATAAATCTCCTATAGATGTACAAACATCTCATGAAGATGCACTTACATATATTAAGTTGAAATCAGAGCTTAAAACACTGAAACTCAACCTAACAGAGTTAGAGGCACAAATTCCCGAACTAAGATCTCAAGAAGCGGAATGTTTATTGATAATTGAGAAAAAATCTAAAGAAGTCGAAGAACTTGAAGCAAAGATTGAGTTTGCTAGAAATGTTAGAGCAAATCTACAAAATTATCTAGAAGCTAAAATAAAGCTAAAAAATAAGCTAAATAAAGAAACTGTAATATGTCCATCTTGTGGATTATCCCTAATTGCAGGACAAGAAATTACAGATACAGCTATAAAAGAGCAAGAAAATCAAATTGCTTTCTTTACATCTCAGATATCCACGCACCAAGCCTCTCTTAAATCGGCACGTGATACTAGCAATCAAACACGTGTTGCTTGGGAGAAAATTAAGTATCAAATCAGTAAATCTACAGATAACATTCTATCTATAAAAGATACGATAGAAATAACTGAAGATAAATTAGAAGTAATCTTAAAATCGTTTATGCTTGAAGAAAATATCAATTTTTATGCCAACATAGACGAAAATAAAATCAAAGATTATCAATATGTTACAAACTTCGCAGCAACAAATTTAAAGGATTTAAGCTATCCTGGAGCGTTGCCTGCTGGATTTGTAGGAGACTATGTAATGGATGGTGAAAGATATATAATTGCCGAATCCGAATTAGATGCACAATCTATTACAAATAACCTGCAAATTCAATATAACAGGTATGAAAATATTGCTCAGCATATTTCTCATATAACAACTCAGATTATATCAGTAGAGCATTTGTTAAAAGATGTAGCTAAAGCCCAAACACATAAGGCACAATGTGAAAAAGCTTTATCAACGCATCCTTTGAAACAATCACTATCTGACATATCACAAAGAATACTAAGCAACAATAAAGGTAATACAGCTATTGATGTCCGTGATGAATTAGAAAACATCAAAAACCAGTATATACAGCTTAAAACTCTTATTGGAAGCTATTTGGATTCTTTGAAGTCATTAGATGCGCAAGAAGCTGAATTAAAAAGATTGGAAAACGAAAATCTTAAAACTTATGAAGCTATTACGGAACTTGAAAAGATTAAAGGTCTAATCACTCCTAAAACCGGCATAACTAAAGATTATCTAAACTATCTTTTTAATATTGTTACTACATACGTATCAAATTATCTATCAGAAATGGACAGCAATTTTGTCATAGATATAGAAGACCGTGAAGAGTATGAAGATTTGTCATTTAAGTTTAGAAGACTAGATGGTGAATCAGATGCTTGGCTTCCTATGAATAAATTGTCTGGAGGACAAAAGATTAAGCTATCCATAGCGTTCTTATTGTCTATTCAAAAAATCATTTGTCCTGAATTGTGCTTCTTGGTTCTAGATGAACCAAGCACTCATTTAGACACGCCTAGTATTATTGCTTTGAAAAACCTGCTTAGGTCTATGAACGAAACAATGATGCAAGGCGACGGACAAATTTGGATTGTCGATCATTCTGTAGAATTAAAAGATGACCCTGCTTGGGATTTTAACCCAGAAAACTAATATAATCTGTACTTTAAAAACGAAAAACGCTTATAGGCTAATACCTATACCCACTAGCAAAAGCGTATAAATCGAGTGTGTTAGTGTTATTTTTAAAGAAAGTTTACACGTGTCTTATTACAAAACAACGATCAAATTAGTATCAAAATTTTTAGGTTCTTCAAGACCAGATAAAAATAATATTCGTAGGATTATGCGAAACGTAAACAAAGATCCTCTGTTGTTTACAAAAGCGTTAGTATCCCAAGTAAAACTTCATATAAAAGAATATGCTGACGTTGAAAACACTATACATATTACGAATATTATAAATTTCCAACCTATAGTATTTATAGTATCTAATGCAACTCCTGAAGTATATGAAAGAAGATTTGTAGCCAAAGCTACGTCTACAGAAAAAATCGAATATTTCGAAACATTGCCTGTAGGTGCAGAGCTTATGCTAAAATTTTATGTAGATGAAGCAACACTACCGTTTTCTTCTGTAACTAAACTTTTACATAGAATCTCAGAACATGCTTCTATTTCTCAATTTGGAGCAGCATGGGGATATGGTCAATTCATTGTGACAGATATTCAACCAGACGAATATGTTCTGCCATCTTTAAGTTCAGATAATGAGCTATCAACAATTGGTAGCAGTATGGCAGAATTACAAACAATGATTACAGAAACTTCATATCCTTTGGCAAATGAACATCCAAACTATATCAAGAACCCAACGCCTCAAATTTGCAGCGGGAAATAAAAAACTATCTTCAACTATAGCTACATTTACTTTGCCCGCAGGAAAGACTTGCCCTTTTGCAGAATCTTGCAGAACAGTAGTAGGTATAAATAAAGATAATCATCCTAAATTATATGATTTGCAAACTGGTACTTCGCAAATGCAATTTAGGTGCTATGCCGCAAGTCTAGAAGTAGCGTTTTCTAATTTAAGAGCAATGGTAAGATATAATATGAATCTATTAAAATCCTGCAGCTCGATGGCAGAAATGATAGATTTAATAGATGCCTCTCTTCCAATAGAATACAACATTTTTAGATTACATGTTGGTGGTGATTTCTTTAGCGAAGATTATTTTAAAGCTTGGATGTATGTAGCAGCATTGAATCCTAGTAAACTATTTTATGCTTACACTAAAAGTCTGCCATATTGGGTAGAAAACGTGTCATTAGTTCCTGTAAATATGGTGCTTACTGCATCGTATGGGGGAAGGCATGATGAACTTATAGTAAAGCATAATTTAAAAAATGTAAAAATCTATACTTCCGAATACCAAGCATATGCTGAAGGTAGAGAAATCGATTCTGATGACAGCCTAGCACGTGATCCAAGTGTTAAACAATTTGGATTACTATTGCATGGAGGTCAACCACGTCATATTTCTAAAACTTAAAACAATGACAACAGATTATACTATTATATGGTCTAATAGTGACTTACGTATTACCGGACCAGAAAATATTAAACTACAAAATAAGTTAAAATATACAGAAAAACGATTGGAACCCAAAACCCATGGTTGGGGGTTCCAAGTACGATTTAAAACTGTAGAAATTTACAACATGCAACGTAACCTTGATGGTACAGTAACTTACCAAACTTTTCAAGGATTGTTGGATGTAGTAATTGCTTTATTAAAAAAACAAAAACTAACTTATACTATATATGATAATCGTGGAGCATTTCCCAAGCCAAGATTAGAATTTATGAAGGGATTTCGATTTAATCAGCAAGAAGTCATTACTAAGGCATTACTTGCAGATAAAAGTGGTCTTGTTTCTGCTCCTACTCGATATGGTAAAACAGTATTGATGACTAACACTATCAATGCTTATCCAGATCTGCATATAGCAGTTTTGGCGCCTGGAATCGATTTATTGCAACAGTTAAAATTAGCAATAGAAACCTATTGTCCTACCAGAGAAGTTGCTGGAATTTACTCTGGAAGTAGAAGCAAAAAAGAATCTGATGATGTAACTGTTTGTTCATTTGATTCTTTGCATAAAATTGATATGCCTTCTTACGACCTGGTTTTAATAGATGAACCTCATGCTGCCGTATCTGAAGGCAGAGCCTATCATTTATTAGGCTTTACCAAAGCTCGCATATTGGGGTTTGGAGCAACATTAGAAGGGCGTTGGTCTGGCAATGATATAATGATAAAAGGATTAATTGGTCCTGTAATATCCGAAGTAACATACAAAGAATGCGTAGCAATGGGAGCATTATGCCCTATTCATGTATATTTTGTACCCGTAACTTACACAGGGCAAGGAATTAAAAGCAGAGATGCTGCGTTAAAGCGCTATTTGTACAACAATGAAACATTTCAAAGTTTAGTAGGAAAAATATCCAATGAAATTTTACCTGCATCTTGGCAAACATTGTTGTTTATAAATAACGAAAAACAGGCTGAGAATCTATTGCCTAAAGTGCAAGATGGATTTTTGGCAATGGCTAAGCTGTTTAAAAACAAAGACGAACGCAGTAGTATATTTGCCAAACTAAAAAACGAAGAACTAAAACGTGTATTATGCACAAATATATATTCCACCGGTGTTACTATTGACAATATTCGTGCTATTGTAAATTGTGATGCCGCAGGAGCAGGAGGCATATTATCAATTCAAAAACCAGGAAGATTAGCTGAAATAAAACCCAACAAAAAAGAAGGTGTTTTGATCGACTTTTTATTTACCCCCAAGAATCCAGACAAATGCTCTCCTGAAGATTTGGCTTTGTATAAAGCTGCAATGGCAAGATATAAAGCCTATACCGACAAGGGATATATTGTTGATATAATTCCAGATATTAGTCTGATCAAATTTGATCAGCAGTCATAAAAAACCATAAAATAAAGTAAGATGTATATTAAAATTAAAGCTAAAAAAATTTATCCGTATTCTAAACTTCCACATCGAGCAGAAGATGACGAAGGCAATCTTTGTTTTGATGTATATTGTGATACACCATTTACGATTGCCCCGGGAGAAATAAAGCTCGTCGGAACAGGTATTATGGTCGACATGCCTAAGGGAGTAGGGATCCGTATATTAGAAAGATCTAGCTCCCCACTAAAAAAGAATATAGAAGTAAAAGCTGGAACCATAGATTCTAATTTTACACAATTTGAAGTAAAAATCATGGTGAAAAAATTTGAACCTATATCTTTTTGGCAGGCATGTAGAATAGCTAAATCTAAAATGACCAGTTTTCGCCTTAATCCAGGTAATTACGTCAATAAAAGCTATGCAGACCTGAAATTTAAGAAAATTATGCAATGGACTAAAATATTACCAGCGGCATGGAAACTGTGGAGAGAACGCAACTCTACAGATTATTATGATGCAGGTGAACGCATTGCCCAAATGCTAATAGTTCCTTCTTTGAAAGCACAATTTTGCAGTGTTCCTGTAACAAGAAAAACAAATCGAACCGGAGGCTTTGGAAGCACGGGTAAATAAAAGGAGAAAAACGAAAAACGTGAAAACAAGAGTTATAGAACAAAACCTAGCTACGCCATATATTGAAATATCCAATTATGCTATGGATAAAATTCGATATATCGTAGAAAACAATGATATGGAAATTGGATGGATGGGATTCGTAGATACTATTGAAGGTAGTGAACATCCTCTCCATTATAAAATTACAGATGTTGTTATACTTGAGCAACATAGGCACGGAACAACTTGTGAACTGGACGAAACTGGATATGACAAGTTAGTTCACGAAGTTGTAGAAAAATATAAAGATGACGAAGACGAAGAAGCAGATATTAAACAAATTAATAAACTGCTATTCTGGGGGCATAGTCATGTTAACATGTCTACTAATGCATCACTACAAGATGAAAAACAAGCGTTTGATTTTGCTAAGAAAGGTAAAATTATTCGTGGCATTTTCAATAAAAGAGGAGAAATTGGTCTATCATACTTTGATTTCACTAAAAATATTGCTTGGGATGATTTAACTTTGCATATGGAATCTTGTCTTACCAAAGAGGATAAGGAACAGCTGGATAAGGATTTTAAAGAAAAACTTCTTTTAAAGACTGAAGAAAGTACATTTAGCAGATCTACATATGGAGGTTATTACCCTAGCAATGTTTCTGATAATTCATATGCAATCCCTGGATGGACATATGATCCTGTAGAAAAATGCTGGACACATACTACAAGTGAATATTCAAAAGATACTTCGGCACTTCCAGGTAATCCTAATGTAAATGCATATTCAGTTGTACATACTACAGAAAAGGAGATATTGACTCATGACTGAGAACACAATAACTCACGATATTGCTATGGATTATAGTAGACAACAGGAAATTATTAATCCTGAAGAATTTAATGCTAAAAATATCCGAATCGATGTTATTGGAGTTGGTGCAACCGGATCTTGGCTAACTATGATATTGGCTAAGATGGGATTGCAAAATATCCATGTATGGGATGCTGATATTGTTGAAAAGCATAATCTTCCAAATCAACTATATCGTATTGAAGATATAGGAAAACCTAAAGTTATAGCAACTAAAGACTTGGTAAAAAGCTTCACAGGAATAGATGTGACTGCCCATGCTGAGTTTGTAGATGCTTCTACGAAAAATCTTGGCAATGTTATATTTTTATTGACAGATACAATGCGTTCTAGAAAAGAAATATGTCAACATTGCCTTAGCTATAATATGACAACAAGCTTGTGCATTGAAACACGTCTGGCCGCAAAGCAAGGACGTATTTATGCATTTAATCCATCTTTAAAACCTGATTTGAAGAAATGGGAAAGCAGCTTGTATGAAGATAAAGAAGCAAATCCAAGTGCTTGTGGTATGACTACGACATTAGGAGCATCTGCGTCTTATATTGCATCTATGGCAGTTCTGCAAATGATTAAATGGTATTTGTTTACATATCAAGGAATGCCAGATCATAAACCTGAATTGGAGCTATTAGCTTATATGGCTCCTTCATTTAACATATTAAACACTGAAAAACTAGAATTTAATGATTAATAACGACAAACAAAATTTCAAACAACAATCAAATATAGAAAGACAAAAACATATGACACAGAAAAACATCGACAAAAATAGCATTCTCATTAACCTCAGCATTGCTTTGGCAGACACTGATACACAAGATATTACACGTGCAAATATCTGCCGTGGTCCAAACAAGGTAATAAGCGAAAGCATTATTGAAAAGATATTCGGCAACTTTTCGGCGTTTAAAACTGAATTGCTTAAGGCTTTGAAAGAGAAGCTTAATGCACAACCAGTTCCTGAATCTGAAGAAGAACCGGATTTCGAATCTGATTTTGAAGAAGAAGAGGTTGAAGAAGATACGGATGATGGCTCAGAAGTTGCTGAAGAAGATGAAGACTGGGATAACGATGAAGCTATGGAACCTGCTTCAAGCGCCAAGAAATATGTCAAAGTCTTCTTGTCTAACGGCAATGCTGTACGTATCATGGCGGATGCAAATGACAGTGTGCAAGATGTATTAGAAGCCACTGGAGTAGAATCGCTTAACGATAGTGATCAAATTCGCGTAAACGGTGAAGTAATTCCCGTAGATGAAATTGATTTCACAGAATGTAACGATAAGGACATCATCTCTGTATCCAAGAAGATTAAGGGAAATGCTGACGAAGTACTTCAGAAAAAAGTCAAAGTATTTGATTCAAACGGTGATGCTCATTTTGTTAGAATTGAACAAGATGCAACATTGGGAGATATTATCGAATCTGTTGGCTTGAATCTGGATGCTGGTTATACAGTTACTGTTAATTCCACAACCACCACTGATATGGATATGGTTCCTGAACATAAGTCGATTATCACTCTTGCAACTAAAATCAAGGGTAATGCAGAAGCTTATGTGCGTGTCAAACTTATCGAATCCAGTGGCAATGCACAGCTCTTGCGTGTACCTCAGGGTACAACGTTGGAAACCATCCTGGAAGATAATGACGTACAAGTGGATAGGGGTGTTACGGTTATGGTCAACGGTACTACAACCAATGACTATACCGTAGAAGTTGAAGACAAAACAATCATAACTGTTGCTGAAAAAATTAAAGGCAACCGTTAATTATTCCCTAACATTTAATACAAGGGCAGGAGGACATATTCCTGCCCTTTTTATTTTACACTTAACATCGAAATTCGAAAACATATTATGGAAAATCAACAAGCAACAAATTCTAAACTAAAAAAATACATTGATTACGCACCTCTTATTGACCTGAATGAATGCCTGAGAAAATTAAATAGCACATATAAAGATGCAAATCTGGATACTAATAGAAATATTAAGATTGAGCAAATTAACATTTACACAACTAATCCAGATATATTACAACATAAAGAACAAATTCTAAAAAAATATTCATATAAAAACACAGGATGCGGAGTTGTAGCAATTCTTGAAGGTTACCAAGAAATTGAATTAGGCAATTGCTGCAAGCTTGAACCTAAAACTAATGGATGTGTGGTTGTTTTAACTTGTCATAAAATATGTAACCGTTCCGCTTTATCTCAGTCTTATATAAAGCATGCTTATGCCTCTGATATGGGTATGGCATTTATTCGTGATTTTCTGGTAAACGATGTTTTAACTGTATTTCCTCATATAAAAGATCAATTTAATGATAGCAGCCTCTTTTTAAAATCAGATGTCATAGAATTATCAGATGAATGGGCAGATTCTAAATCTGGTATATTTATAAAACAAGAGCTACCTAATAAGAATATCGATTTTATAGAGATTAACTTGTATTCTAAAATTTATATAGCTCCATTAGAAGAGGCATTACGCAATCATTTTCAAAAATTTGACTTATTGCAACTTTTAGATGAGAGCTTTTGTGAAAATAACAAAGTTAAAGAAGCATTAAGCTGTAATACCAAGGCTAATCTGCCTTCGTTTATTGAAGATGAAAAATATCAATTTTATTTACCTCCATTAAATCAAAGCGGAGAAACAATATTGATGCATACCTTCAAAGGATTTACATCCCAACTTGAATATCACTATCAAATGGATAGCATTAGCAATAGTATCTACGATTACATAAATTGCTCAATAATGCTAAATAAATTCCAGGATCTTAAATATCCATTTCAAAGTGCAATATTTGATATTTCTGGAATGAAAAAAATGGTATGTGATATTTTAAGCTGTCCAAATTCTTTCACTGTAATACAATCTGTAGGCAATAGCTTACATAATCGTGTTCAATCGCTGAAAGAGTATATAAGACGCAGTATACTCAATAAAAACATATATCTATTAAATGCTGAGATAACATGTACCAAATGGGATGAGAATATTGCAGAAATAAGTGCCTTAGCAAAAAGTATTGAGGATCTGGCTAATCACAGTACAAATTCTGACGATATTGGTTCTCAAATAGCATCTATAGGTAAAATTCCTATAGATGTAGCTAAAGAGTTTATAAACACAAATATTTGGGGAAACCAGGATTCATCTCAAACTTCTGCAGAAATGGCTGACCTTCTCGATGCAGGATTCTATCCAGTCACGATTGCTGATAATAAAGTAATCGTAGGAGTTTATAATCCGGCTCTGCGTGTTTTATGCTTGTATAATAATGTTTTGATTTCAGGAACTAACAAATATGGTCTGAAAAAAATACCATATGAAGCATCTTTGGTTAATCAAAATTTAAACACTAATATTGAGTTTAAAGTTTTAAGAGAAGATTCTGCTAAAATTGCAGCTATGTTAAATAATAGTTCAGGAGCAAAATCTCAAATAAAATGCCAAATGCAACAATATGTTGAAGGAATTGCAGAAAGCCCGATGTTTAGACTATTAAACTATATTTATGAACAAGTCGTAAAAAGTGTAAACACCTATGATACTCTCTATCATAAATATATAGATAGAAAAAACAAGCTTATCGAGCATTTTGCAAAGCAAGGGCTGAAAGTGAGCCCTATGCATAGCGCATGCCAGCCTATTTTAGGCGAAATGGCACCGCAGCTTCCAGAAGAAATTAATGTACAATCAGAACAAAACTTGACAGATATAGGATTGAGCATCTTAACTGAAAAATTGGATAAGTTAAAAAACATCAAAAACTTATCTTATTCGAAAGAACAATCTTCTGTAATAGATTCTTATATTAATCAATTTCTTAAAGAATCTTTTAATTTTTCTGACACAATGAAATGGTTATCTTCTACAATTATTAACAAAGCCTCGTTGGAATCACAGAAAGATGACCTGCTTAAGCAATTAAATGCGTTGGATAAATTAATTGAAAAGCAAAACCAAATAGCGTCAAAACATAAGAATTGTGCTTGGTATAAAGGTGATAATATAGATATTGAAGCATATATTAAAGATTCAATCATTTCCAATGTAAACTCTTACATAGAAGATCTTGAAGCCATTGCAAGTTTCCCAAGAACTAAAAATATAGAAATAGATAGCAAAAACCAAAGGTTATACATTGATATTTCGGATGTCAATGTAACTGATGATCGTACTGGATTTGTTTATGATTTAGGTGATGTAGTATTATCTATACCCTTTAGCCTTACAGATCCCTCGGTTTTAACTTCTACATATCCCAATCGTTTAGGCTGGCTTTATAGGCAACGAAATGGAAATTTGTCAGGGAAAGGAATCTATGGTCGTACTCCTGTGGTGCATGGCAATGGGGACGATAATGGAAGTTCTTGCTTGGGTAATGCAGATTCTATGCTAAGAAATACACTAAAAACTAATGACTTGATGGGAACTTTTCTAATCATGGTCAGATATGCAGATAGTGTTAATACAGTCGATTCTAGAGGTCAAAGTGTTGACTATTATAGACTTAAAGCAGGTATATCTATTATAGATAACATTCTTCCATATATTGCAAATGAACATTTTTGTAATCCGGAGTATAAAGGCGAATATATACGCCCTGCTGTTTTCCGATCTTTCCTTTATCATTTGGCAATATTGCCACAAACATTTAAGGAATTTCAACAAAATGTTCCTGAAACAATTGAAGAACGAGTAAAGATTATTCAGCAGTGCATTGATGCATACAATCAAAAGCATGCTGTAAAAATTCTTATTCCTAGTAATAGCGTAGATGGTGATTCATATCAAAATCTGTGCATAAACGTAATGAAAACTGCTTGGGGTTTAAATTCGGATTCAATCTTTAAACCCGAAGTATATAATATTAAATCACAATGTACTAGTCATAAAAATATCCCGGTAAGTCAATTTCTAGCTCAGACCTTCAAAGTTGATATGAATAATATATGCATGGTATGGCCTGGGACCATGAATGACATGTGCTATTGGATACATCGTATTATTGACTATCAAAATACATGTAACCGCTATGCGGGATTTTCTACTTCGGATAGTTTTGGTCTGTCTAATATGAGTCGAGGCATATATCCCTATTATCTAATTAAGCATACAATAGCAGGAAAGGACACGGTAACTATGTGGAAGTTTTGGAGTATAAGAGAACTCACGGTAACTTGTTCGGAGGCTTATAATAATTCTTATTTTGCAGGCCCTGCACCACTTCCTGGAGAACAGGATTGGTTTAAAAAGGCAGCTACAGAATTTGAAAAACTTCTATCTTGACGAAAGGCTTATCATTGTAATTGTATAGCTTCATGCAAAATGCAAATAGCAATGATAAATGCATGCTTGCTTATTCTGTGACCAAGAAGGATTTCTTACGTTTAATGCGTGAAGCAAAACGTGAGTCGTCTATTGATGTAGAGAAACCTACTTGTGTTGCAAAGCGAAGCAAGCATAGGGCTTCTTCTAAATTAGAAGCTACATATGTCAAAGAATTTACTGAATATGACAAAAATCATCCCATTGACTTTACATTGTACAAAATCGTACATCCACAGGAACGAGAAACAATGTATGTAGCCTATGAGACTGATTTCTTGGATAAATTTGATATGTATTCGCTTCCCACAATTTGGGGTGATATTCCTATCAAAGATTAAGTAATTTCCTTCGTATTATACGTTATCTAGACTTGAGGCAGGATGAAAATTCCTCCTCAAGTCTTTTCTCTCTACCTCTTTCTATATCCTTCTTTCATAATATTTTGGTGAAATCATGAAAAACAATAATATACCAACTATTAGTTCATACATGCCTGCTAGTTCTGGTGATCCAGACACAGATTATATTCTTAAGTCAAATGTAGAAGAAACAGATGCATATAATGAAGGTCTTGATATTCGTAGACATTTTTTTGATTATATGCGTCAAGCTAAAGGACCTTATTATAAGCTGCCTAAAACTCTAGATGATGAAGATACATGGACAGCATTAGGTCAACGATGCCTAAAGCTAGGAATGCCTGCTGATATTTTTGTAGGTATAGCATTTAAAACTTTAGAAAAATTAAATCGTCTAAGATATTCTATATTTCCCAAAACATTAATAAGTTTAAAGCTTGATTTTGATCTAGTCAATGATTTCCAAGTACAGCAACAGCGTGAAGATAATGGAGATTGGCTGGAAATGCTGGAAGATAACTTTAAACTACAACTAAAATCTCAGAAGGATAATATCCCCTCTGGATTTACACCTGAATTGTTTATATGCTCTAAACCATGGTTTCGTATGCCTGCATGGTTTAGGATTTATAAATCTTGTTTTGCTCCTGACATTGTAGAACGCTACAAGGAAGAAGCATTATCTGAAATTAAAAACGACAGCCGAATACGCGAATTTTTAAAAACAATAACACCATTAAGCTTAGAAGCCCTATTGGATCATGAGTAGTCAGAACTCAATAAACAATACTTCTTCATCTGTTAAAACTTTGATTATGAATAACATGAGATACTTTGAATGTATCTTAATGCTTACCATAATGAAAGATGCCACATTTTGGAAGGAGTTTTGTAAAAATAAACTAAATGCGAAAGCAAACCCTTATAATAGAAATAGCCTAAAGTTTAATGACTTTTCCAATACCATTGATAACACCATATATGCGGTAATCAATGACTTATATGAAAGCTTAGCTGATTTACCGGGAATTGAAGTTAAAGCTGACATTAAAATGCTAAGTGGTATGTTTGAGGCTAAGGTTAAAGAAGGCACAATATCTTTAGACGAATCTTTGCCTATTAAACGTCGTCTTACCGAATTGAATGATATGGCAAATGCAGAGGGCGAAGGTAATATATCTGAATCTTTTGTAAAATTAGGATTTACTGAATGGTTAAATTTACGGCGTGTTAAGCAAACTTTGGCATTTAATCTCTCGGCTAACAATGTAGATGCTGATGATATTATTCAAAGTTTAAAAGATAGCACTACCAGCATAGATAATAATTCTGTTGAGATGGAAGATATTATCACTGCTGTATATCAATCTGACCCTTCAGGAGAAGAAAATGTTGCCGAAAGAATGCCTATGTGCAATTTGCCTATTTTATCTCAAGCATTGGGCGGTGGACCTTTAAGAGGTGAATGTGGTTTGGGTATAGGATTATCAGGTAGCGGTAAAACTGTATTGGCAGGGCAAATGGCATCAGGATTTGCATTGTCCAAGTATAAAACCTGCTATATTACTACCGAGCAGCGTAGTTTTATGATTATTCCTCGTATGGTGTCTGCAAATTTAAATATCAAATTTGATAAAATCAAAAATGGAATTAAATCTGCATTTGTTCTTTATGAAACATTTAAAAATACGCCAAGAGATGAACTTCCGGAAGTAATTAAGCCTGTTCTTCTTACAAAATTTGAAAAGGAATCTATAGAAGAATTTTTAATAACACTGAATCCTTATATGAAGTTTGAAAACTGGAGCACAAAGGGTTTATTGATTGTAGATGACTTAGAGCGTACCGTTCAGTCATATAAAGAAAAATTTGACTTAGATGTTTTAGTTTTGGATTGGATCGGAGGAGGTGTGCAAATAGACGATAAAAGTCATAGACCAGATATTTATTATCGTAATGTTGCCGACTTAATCAAAACCATATCACAGGAATATAATATATTTATCTATGCACTTGCTCAGGCTTCTGACTCCGCAACAGATAAAGCATTTATTAGTTCTACTGATATAGACCAATGTAAAAAAATGGATGTGCCATTTACATTTGCAATGGGCGTTACGGCTATGTTTTCTGAAGAGTTTAGATTATCTGAAAATCGAAGAAGAAAACGAGGAAGTAACATGGGGAATACGGTTAAAGAAACTATGGCAACTTATAACAGGTATCAAAACATGTGTATATGGAAAAATCGTATGGATCCTGCATCTGTGTATCCCATGGAACGAGATTTTGCATATCAAAGATTTAATGAATACAAATCTATTCCATGTATAGCAGATATGCCTACACAAAAACTTCAACTTAATCCGACTGCATTGCAAGGAATGCCTACAGTATGACACAAAATACAACAAGATTAATTCCCGCAATCTCTCCGGTTAAGTCTTTAGAAGTTATAGATTTAACGAATCTTGAAACAGCTTGTATTGCAAAAAACATAGCATTGCCTGACAAATATAAATCGTTAATAACCATATTGTTAAAGACTCATTTTGTAGGCAAATTATCTGTTAAACCTAGCGGAGATATAGAGCTGGCAATTCCTGATCCTGTATTACTTCATAACGATGGTCCTAAAGAATTAAGTTCTAAGCATTTATATGTTAATTTAACTAAATACTTAGAGCATGATTTTAAAAGTGCTGCACGTTGTGTAAAGACAGGTGTTGTTTATAATATAGACACTTTAAAGTACATGGACCCTTTGGAATGTCGAGGTCCTGTATTAGGATGGGATCCTAAAAAATATATGGAAATCTATTCTAGACATACAGATAGGCTGTTTATATCTCCTTTGTCCTATGCTAATGTAGCATCAGAATTTAGTGACACTACTAAAGATTGCATGAAACCTGGAACCTTGATTCCTGTAACAGAACTTCCAGAAAAGCATATTGCTAGAACATATCTTAATGACAGAGGGTTCCATGATATGCAAAGCTTGTATGACCAATTTGAGTTATCATTTTGTACAGCAGAAACGCCTCAGTGGAAACACTTAACTACTGATAATACAGAAGATACATTACGTAAATATAAAATTGACCCTCTAGGTTTTACACCTCAAGGTAAACTAATATTTTTCGTAAAACAATTTGGGATAGCCAAAACATGGCAAGCACGAATTATAGAGCATACAATAGGACCTCAGAAGTATGTCTTTAATTGGGAGGTAGATGAAGACCCCAAGGGGTTATTTAATCGATGGGTACATGTAGCTACGTTAAATCCTGAAACTGGTAAATATGAACCTATCAATCACAAGTTTAAATCTTTGCTAAAGCGCAAATATATTATATGCCCTGGAACGGTTTCTTCTGACTGTCTTATGGGGTTTGATGCTGCAATAGCTTGGAATAAGAAACATAGACCTAATGCATGGGATCAAAAAGTTATTGGCATTGCCGAAGGCCCATTAGATGCTGCACGAATGGGACCTCCATTTTGTGCGATTATGGGTTCTACGCTATCTCTTTCACAGATGAAATTGATTTCCAATAATTTTGGAAAACTAATCTATGCTAGGGACCATGATACTGCAGGCCTAAGCATGCAAAAGCGTTTAGAACAATGCATTGACAGTTTAATTGGCGTCGAAATAGTTGAAATGCAATATCCTGAACACTACAAGGATTTGGGTTCAATTACGGATACTACTACAATACAATCACTAAAGGAACAATATCAATTAAATGATTAGCAAATACAATAAACGCCCAGAAATTGTTAGACCTAATTTAGATTTGCCACCACCAACTTTAGAAGATTTCGGCATTAATCCTTTTTACAGAAGATTAAAGTCTGAAGAACACCCTGAATTTGATGATGGCTTATTTTTACGAGGCATTGGCAATACCAATGCCAGAATTATGTTTATTACAGCATGTCCAGAAGAGGAGGACATAGACGATAGTACTTCAGAACCTAGACATTTAAAATCCGGACAGGGAGTACTGTTTAGAAGAATGTGTCTTGCTCAAGGTATAGACCTAGAAGAATGCTATTATACGTCCCTATGTAAATATGCATTACCTAGAAATGCTAAGAAAAAGCCTTCAGCTGCAGACATTGCATATTGCAAAGACATGCTGGAAGCTGAAATAGCGATGGTTAAACCTACTATTATTGTATGCGTAGGAAAAGAACCGGTAACCTATATCTTGGATTTAAATATTAAACTTCTGTCATTAGAAGAATGCTGTATCTATTCCGACAAGTATAAAGCTGCAGTGTTAGTTATAACTAATATTACAACTGCATATTTTAAGCCTGAATATCAAGATAAGCTTGATTTAGAATTAGGACTATTAGCCAAGTATGATAATGCTTTTCTTAAGGGACTGTCTATTCAGAAAATTAAGCAAGATTATCTATTCATTGATAGCTTTCAAAAACTAAGTCAGTGGCTAAATTATCTAAAGCAAAATAATTATACTACATTTGCTGTGGACTGTGAATGGAGGGGCAGTAACCATGTTGATGGTAATTTAAGGTCTATCCAATTCTGTTGGAAGGCAGGACATGCAGCATATCTGCATTTGTTTGATGAAAACAATCAATGGTGCTTTCCCGATGCTGATTATGATACAGTAAAGGATAAATTACAAAAGTTCTTTAACTGCCCAGATATAAAATATATAGGTCATAACTTTAGTGCTGACTCTGTGTTTATGTATAATCATCTAGGTCTAGAAGTTTATGATAACAAATGTATTTTTGATACTATGTTTGCCATGCAGACTGCAAATGAGTATGCTGACTTAAAGCTTGAAAAACTTGCAGCGCAGTACACGGACATGGGGAGATATGACATAGATTTGATTCTATGGAAGCATAAAAACAAAGGTACAAAGTTTGAAGAAACTGACGGCTACGGAGCAGTGCCCACGGAAATTCTTTGGATATATGGCTGTAGGGACGTTGATGCTACGTTTAGGCTATATCCAATAATCCTGAAATATCTATTGGATGACAATACACTTAATTATTATACAAGTATTCGACATCCTTTTGTTACAGAAGGATATTCTTATATGATGGATGCCGGACTACCCGTAGCTGTGGATGACATGGAAAAGGTGCGATTGTCGTTTTTATCCTGCTCATTTGTTTTGGAAGAGATGTTTCAAGATATGCTGCTAAAAGAATCAATTGAATTGTTGACTAAAGAATTACTTTGTAAAGCAAGTAAAGTAAGGTCACAAGAAACGTTAGTCAGCTTTATCCAAAAACTTCCTGCATTAGATATATCTACTGTAGCATTGGGAGATTTATCTAAAGAGTTATCTCATATATTCCAAAGTGTAAAGGACTTGCAGGATATTATACCATTTCTGCAACACTATTATAAATGTATTACACATACATTTAATGCAGGTTCAGCTCCAGACAAAGCTAACTGGCTGTTTAAGGTTAAAAAATACAAACCTATAAAAAGTACTAAAAATGAAGATGGTCTAAGCACATTATGGGAAAAAATTGAAGTTTTGCCTCCAAAGGAACAAGCACGATATACACCTGCGGTAGACAAGGCTACAATTAAATCCTATGCTGACGCAGGTGACGAACTTTGCTTACATTTACTGCAACTAAATGCCGTTAGAAAAGTTACAGAAAGTTTCCTCAAAGGTAAGGATGGAGGATTTTCTAAATATATAGCATCTGACGGGCGCATACATCCACTATACGCATGCACGGAAACAGGTGGGAAAAACCTTGACTTTTATAAATTGCTATTTTAGTTATACTTATAACAATCTAAGCAAGAAATATTATGTCAATCACTGCCTCGCAGCTCAGAAACGAGTTGCATAGATAACTGCTCTAATTGCTGGAAAGGTTTAGAAATAATCCCAATCAGCAGCGAAGATTTCCAAATAAAGGAAATAACGTTCAACGACTAGTCCTAAGGGACGTACACTCAAGTGAGTGGAAACGGGCAGAATCCGAAAGGATTAAGATATAGTCTGTTCTGCAAAGAATACATAATTTGCAGCTGGAGTAACTTCCGAGCATAGATTAACGACCTATGTTGAACATTAAGAGACCGCGCAGCTTTAAACCCAACATCTTAAATATTCCAAAAGAAACGTCTGACTTTATCATTAAGGGCTTTGATAAAGTTGAAAAATATTTTGGGGTACAACTTAATGAAGATGGTGTTACAAAAAACTATTCTAATGTAAATCAGGAAAGATTTCAAAAAATCAAAAATCTTATCATTCAGACTAAACAAGTAGATGCTGATATTACAATAGAAGGATTACAGCCTAAATCACTAAGATGGATATTCAAAGCACCTGAAGGCATGGCATTTGTAGATGCTGACTATGTATCTGCAGAAGTTTGGGCTATTGCATATTTATCCAATGACCAAAAGCTTATTAAGGCTTTAACGGAACCTGATCCACAATTTGCTACATTAAATGGCAAGAGAGTTAGAATCAAATTTGACAATGACATTGTTGAATTTACAGAAGATGTTAAAGATCCTAATTTATTACATGATCCTAATGACCCTGATCTTGATAGAGATGAAGAAGGTAATTTAAAGCATCCTAAAAGAGATATTTATTGGGAACTAGTTGAGTCCAAACATTATATGAATACTCCAAGAGAAATTTTGGAAACGAGGTATAATGGTAATGGTAGGGCTGTATATAGAACCTCTGGGAAAATTGGAACATTTCTGATTACTTATGGAGGTACTGCTGGCTTTTTGCAGAAACAAATCGAGCTTGTGACTGCTACGAAGCAAGAAGAAGGTACTGGACAAAAGATTATCGATGCATTCATGCTATCCAGACCTGGATGTTGGGAATTTAAAACTCAATGTGAAGGATTGCCTGATACGGCTGGATACTATGTCTCACCCTCTGGATATAAGCGGCATTTTAGAGTACCAGCTAAAAATATGCCTAAGTATATACGAGATAAGGTCATAGCCCCACTGCAAAGACAGGCATGCAATGTAGGAATGCAGTCTTTAGTTGCAGATTCCTTAGCAAGAGCAACCTACTGGTTAAATACATATTTTAGAAAATCAGGAATGAAAGCACGTGCAGTCATTCCATTATATGACGCTTTATATGTTCTCTGCCCCTATAATGAGATTGACAAAAGTAGAGAGAAAATCAAAGAGTACATGTCAGATAAAAACTACTGGGATTTGCCTGGTGGGAGATTAATTTTTAGGCTAGATTTTGAATTAACAAAACGATGGGCATCGGAACCTACAGCTGAAGAAAAGGAAGAAATTGAACGTGGAATGCAAAATGTGACACACGATCATCCTATCAGTATATAGGTGCAGGGCTCAAAGCGACAAACGAAACAATTTTAAACCTTAACATAATTAAAAAGAAAATAATATGGCATCAATACTAAGCAATAATAGCTACTCAACATATGCAAATGGACAAAACTCAAATAACTCAGCATATCCCTTTTTTACAAAAGAAGGAATTGCTTCTTCACAGCTTAAACTAGATAAGCAAGGAACCCCTGTAAGATTTAGAATTTTGCCTTCATTGGATTTGGAATCCGTTGGAGCAGAAAATTTCTATAAAACTGTAGTTCCGTATAAAAATGCAGATGGAACTTTAACTAATTGGGCAGTAATGATTAAAGGTTATACCTATTTTGGATCCTTGAAAAATCATTTGCTGTCCCCTGCAACTTATTATATGGATCATAATTACCCTCCGAGGTGGTGTGACCCTATTAAAGACTTGTCGTCATTTATTAAGTTTAATGACAAAAAGTGCTATCCAAATACCAATACTCCTATTATCTCGGACGAAGAACGTCTTTTGATTAACGGAGTCCAGGGAGACATTTATAGCAAAGTATTGCCTATGAAACCACGTGTATTTGCACTGGTAAATGCACTGGTAGAAAATGCAACCACAAAAGAATGGAATGCTCAAATCTTGGGAATACCGGAATATGTCTTTGAGGCTTTTATAGATAAACCCTTGAAAGAAAAAGCTGGTAGAGATGACAAGATAGTAGATCCAAACTTTAGTAATTTCTTATTTGGTGATGTTACTTCTGTAAACTGCGGATGTATTATTGAAGCACGATTGAATCCTAAACTAAAAATAGGTAGCATGGAACTTTATGTATCTGCTGATAATGAAAGTCTTGTGGGACACCAAGTTATGCCTGTCTCAGAAGAACATTTGCTGCAGCGCAGATTTTTGCATGATGCTGATAATGTGCTAGATGTAAAATCCAAGCAAGACTTGCTGGACATTCTATGTAAAGATCCTGCAATTCCGTTGGAAACTATTCATAAAGCATTTGAAATGGGTGCATTTGATCCATCATTACAACTGAATCTTGATTTGCGTGAAGAAGGCATTGAAATTATGCGTAAGCGTGAAGAACGCAAAAACAATGAAGCAGCTTCGAGTGTTCCATTCTCGGGAGTTAAAACTGCAAAAACATCTCAGCCTGTAGCATCGGAAAAAGTGGTTAATGCTAAATTTACTGCATCCAATACAGCTACTTTGCCGTTTGCCACGCCTATATCTGTTGGAGTCAATGCTAATGCTATGCCTGTAATGCAGCAACCAGAAGCCACTCCGAATCCTTCCGTTACTGAATTGGAATCAGCTATTCCTCCAAGTTTCGAGCAGGAAGATGGTGTAGATGAAGGAGAAATTCCTATGGGTGAAGCTGAAAAACCCGTAGTGCAGCCTATGTCAAGTGAGCAGGAAGAATTTGCTAAATTGCAGGCTCAAATTACGGCAAATCCACAAAGCCTAGATCCTAAAGTACTTAACAGATATATCGAGCTATCACAAAAACTTAGCAGCAAATAAGCATAGAAAGGTTTATTATGGCAGCAAAAATAACCAAAAAACCGAAAGCTAAAGCTGAAATTAATATATCTGATTTGCTTGAAGAGTCTATTATGACAATGAAAGCAAAAGTACCTAAAAAGAAAAATGTACCGGTGCTAGACATCGATTCTTTTTCAACCAATATTGAAGATTCTGAAAGTGAGGGGCTTAATTTAGAGCCCTTCACACTTCAATATGCCTTTGGTACTAAACAAGTAAAACCTGGCACGGTATTGGAAATCATAGGGCCTGAACAAGTAGGGAAAACTACCTTGGTGTTTAACCTGCTTGGAATGTTCATGAGAAGCAATCCGTACATTGTATCTTTATATATCGAAACCGAAGGTAAAAATAAGCTTCCAGATGCTGATCGAATTAAATCTTGTTTGTCTTCTGATAGAGAAGAAGCAGATAAGCTGTTTAAGCAGATATCCATCAAAAGTGGCAGATCACTTGTTGATGTGTTGGATTCAATTAAGTTGTGGGCAAAAACAACAAAACCCATCTTGACGGAAGCAGGAGTGCCCGAATCACGTCCTATGATTGTAGTTGTAGACACATTATCAAAATGCATGCCCCCTGTAGAAGCAGCTGGTATGGGATATGGAGATAAAACTAAAGCTACAGGATTGGACGAAGGTTCTAATTTTGGTTTTTCTTATATTATGCAGAAATGGAGTAGATCTTGTACCGACCTTGTAGAAAAGTATAATATCTTTCTTATATTCGTGTCTCATCAAAATGTAAAAATCGACATGATGACAGGAATTAAGACTTCTGCTGCAGATAATAAAACTAGAATCGGCGGTCAAGCATTGCATCAAAGTGCTACATATCAATGCACCTTGACACGCATAGGAGGCATAACTGACCCGGTTTCTGGAGAAGCTATAAGCCATTACATAAAACTAAAAATGCTAAAAAATTCTCGCAATTCAGATAAGCGTACTTGTTTGTATGAGCTACGTACTGGTCATCTAGAAGACACACCTGAAGCACGAGAAAGGTCAATTAATTTTGACCATGGCATTCCGGAAATCTTAGCAGAGCATCGTATGGGTGTTGTTGCTAAGACAAAAGACCACTTTAATTGGACTAACAAAGGTCTAAAAGAAGTGCATAGAAGTGCTATTGCTGAAGCATTTAATGAAGATGAAAAATTAAAAAACGATATATGCTCATCCTTAAGAATTAAAGGATACGTATTGCCGACATACGATATCTCGAATACTAACGGTGACACACAAGCTACATCACCAGACAGTAATGAGATAGACGAGGAGTCAGCAACAAACAGTGAGGATGAAATTGAATATTAATCAATTTGATACTCATACTAATGATTGGGTTATGCTTAACAGCCTATCCAAATTATTAGGCACCAAAGAAGTTCTCTCACATCAAACGATGTGGGAGGCTTTGTATTGGGCTGCTTTGGAAGCTGGGTTGCTTCACTTGCCTGTAACCAGAGAATCAATGCATCGTGTTACTGTGATTTATGAAAAAGTAAATCCGGTTAAAAACTTTGTTAATGCTTCTATAAAAGGTGTTTATAAAAATCCTATGTTTACAGTAATGGATGCTTGGGATAAAAATACATGGATGATCTGCTATGATGATTCATTTAAATCTCCTAATACTTTATTCATTGCAACGCATGGAACACCTTTAAAAAGAAGTATTACACATCCAGGATTCGTAGTCACAGCAACATTTGATGAAACAGATTTAGATACAGATTGCATTCCGGTTAAGCAATTAATCTCGTTAAAGTCATTTTTATAAGGTGATGTAGGAAAACTTAAATTTTCTTACATCATTTTCATGTTAATAAACTTACTTATAAAACATATAGCTCTTGTTACGCACGATTTTAAACAAGGCTATATAGATATTAAAACTCGTAGTTACTCTGAATTAGGAATATGTAAAAAATCCATATTCAAATGTCCTATATGTGAATTGGACCATTTTTATAAGGATTTAAATAGTATTTTATCTAATTTTCAAAATCTTAAAGAGATTATAGATATAAGTATCGTTAATACTAATAATTTCTATAATTATCACTCTATACATTTTAATTTAGTTAAGCATAAAAACAAAACCAAAGTTCCATGGGAAAAAGAAGTTTATAAAAATTATTATTATAATGGTCATTTTGAAATATTCAATTTAAATAAATTATGCAATTACAATCTATCATATCATCAAAACAAAAACCAATTTCATCAGAACAAACTATCCTGGACAAACAAGAGTTACTAGAGACTAAACTAAATAAAAATGCTAGAACTATACCTGAATACCTAGATAATCTCTCTATATTGTTACCCATTTTAGGCTATAAGTCTCTAAGACCTCCACAAGCAGAAGCAATAAATCATCTAGTTAGAGAACAAGACTTGCTATTTGTTGTTCCAACTGGATGCGGGAAATGTGAATTACGTGGCAGTAAAGTGCTTATGCATTCTGGTGGCTTTAAGAATGTTGAAGATATACAAGTCGGAGATTTATTAAAATCTCCGACTTCTGATGAACCAAGGCGTGTTTTAGCAACAACATCTGGCTTCGGTGATATTTATGAGATAAAACCTTCATTAGGTGATTCTTTATATGTAAATAAGCAACATATATTGTCTCTAATGGTAAAATTTGATGATCATGAACGCCCGTTAAGAAATCCTTATGATGGTAAGATGTATCATAAAGGAGATATATTTAATATTCCTATAGAATTATATTTAAACACAAGTAAGGAATTTAAGCGTAGAACTGGATTATGGAAAATTCCCATACAATGGGAATCTAAACTTTCAGATAGTGATTTAGATCCTTATATATTAGGAGTATGGTTAGGCGACGGTACGCATAACTTGGCAGAAATAACAACACAAGATCCAGAAATAATAGAAGCTCTAAAGAATTATGCAAAATTGTTGGATATGAAAATTGCTCTCTATAAAAAAACTCCAGAATCAAAGGCTTGTAAGGTTAGTTTATCCAAGTTCAAACGAAATCGTTGGAAACCAAATCCTTTTTTGGAAAAATTAAAATCCGAAAATCTTTACTGTAATAAACATATACCCTATAAATACAAATACTCATCTATAAATGACAGGCTTAATTTGTTAGCAGGTATTATAGATACAGATGGTCATCTGTATAAAGATGAAGGCACAGCCATAGAAATAACGTTAAGGAACACACAACTTGTGCATGATGTGTATGAATTGTGTAATTCTTTAGGGTTTAATTGCTCTATACGTGACAAATATGTTGTATATAAAGGAGAAAAAAGACTATATAAACGCATATATTTGAGCGGAGATTTATCGCGTATACCAAATAGAGTTTTATATAAACATTGTGATCGCACAACTACTACACATGTAAATGGAATGTCCTTTACTGTGACAAAGCGGAAACAAGATCAATATTACGGCTTTCAATTAGATGGTGATGCTCTATATGTTTCGGGTAAAAGCTACTGGGTTACGCACAATTCTTTAGTATACGTAGCTACTGCATTATGTATGCATTTAAAAACTATAGCTTTCTTTCCTTTAGTGTCTCTTATGCAAGACCAAGCTGAGCATTTAAGGCTACAAGGAATTAGAGTAGGTGTAATATCCTCTGCTGTATCTGAAAGAGAGAAAAATTTAGCTATGGCTATGTGGAAGCAAAATGAATTAGATATTCTAATGATTGCTCCTGAAAGATTACAAAATAAGGACTTTATTGAAGAAATTAAAAGCTGCCCGCCTGAATTTGTAGTCGTGGACGAAATCCATTGCGTATATGATCATAGCGATAATTTTCGACCTTCTTACAAGTTGATAGTTCCTTTTATTAAAGAAGTTAATCCTAAGTTATTTCTAGGCTTAACGGCTACAATGTCTGAAGAAGTAGAAAAATCTGTAAGAGACGTGTTTGATTTACACGATACTACTAAGCTAGCGCGATCATATAAACGTGAAAATCTTATCTTTCACTCGGAGAATTTTACACCTGAATGCTCATCGGAATCCATGGATGATTATGTATTTGATGAGATTAGAAACTGCAATGTTCCTGTAATAGTATATTGCTCTACTGTGAAAAAGGTAGAGCAAATGTATGCTAAATTCGGACGGTTCATTAAAGGTGGTGCTATGATGTATCATGGGCAGCTTTCCGCAAACGAACGTGAATCTAATCAGGTAAATTTTATCCGTGGTAATATTCGTGTAGCATTTGCAACGAATGCTTTTGGTATGGGCGTAGATAAACCTGATATTGGTAAGGTGATATTTCGTACATTACCAGCTTCCTTGGAAGAACTGATACAAGGATTTGGCAGAGGTGGGCGTAATGGTTGTAGATGTGACTGTATAAGTGTTATGGATCCTGCATCTAAAAATATTCAGAAGATGTTTATAGATATAGGCTATCCTTCACGCTATTGCATTGAACGCTTTTATCAAGCTTGCAAAGCTTTAGCAGACGAAGATAATATAGTAACAGCTTCATTATCAGAAATTTGTGGAGTAGCAGGTATTACAGCTATGTATGCACAAGCCTTAACACAAATCTTAAAAGGCTATAATGTTATAACCCGTACAGAAAAAACTACGGAAGCAAAAATAGCATTTAAAGATATACCTCCTGAAACTGATAAGTTCTATAAAAAATTTAAACTTTACACTGATACCATAGAACAAATAGGCATTGTTACTGATTCATACATTGTTTTTGATATCAATTTCCTTGCCGATCAATTGGGCACATCTCTATCAACTGTAAAGAAAACTTTAAAAGCTTTTGCTGACATGGGACAAATAGAATATATCCCGCCTATGTCTAAGCCTCCTATCAAGATCATAGGAGCATTAGACAGTATTGATTTCTCACATCTTAAAGAAAAACGTAAACAAAAAGAACATAAACTTAAAGAAGTATGTGATTTTTGTTTTATGGATGACAGTTTAAAGGCGGATTATATGGTGGAATATTTTGACCGCATCAATGTTTCACCAGTTAAAAAATAACTTGCATTAAATTAAAAAAATGTCAGGTGTAGGTTCTAATAAAGCAAAAACAACAATTTATGTCTGAAGAATCAATCAATACACTAAAATCTGCCTTTAGAGAAGATACCAGATTGGCTAACTATTTGGAAACTCGTCCGGCAGAAAAATCTGAAAAGGAAAACCTTGCTACTGCAACCAAATTGTTTGGAGATAAAAATATCATTGAAGGATATTTTAAATGCAAGCACGAAGGTTGCAATACCATGGTTCCTATGTCTAAAATTAAGTTATTTGATACACCTAAAGTCAAAGGGTGTATCGCATACTTATGTGATAAATGCTGGGAAGAATTTAAGAAACTTCAACCAAAAGTACCTGTTTTCGTATGTAAAAAGTGCCATCAATTTCTGTATGTCACTGAACCTACGAAGATTCCCAGAACGGGTTTTGAGTACAAAGCTGGGCATTTCTATCATTTGTTAGATTGTCCTAATTGTAATCCTGAGTTTTATAAAAATCGTACAGTTATGGCTCCTATAGAAGAGGCCATAGAATATGACGCTAAAATTAAACAAAAAATAACCCAGGATAGACAAAGCTTTGTGCTGCATAAAACACAAAGTGATTAAACTTATAATTATCGGAATATGTTGGTGTCTTGCATGCGTTGTTTTAATAGAAATTATATCGCGTAAAGATTACCCAACAGAAACAACAGATTTAGAACAAGAAGATTAAAACCACGAAAATAAAACATGAATAATTCAACCATAGATAATGACGTGCAGATTATGTCTGCTTTTGACCTACCTGCAAATTATGATTATAAAAATAAACTGCTATCTGTAGTTGCAGTAAAAAGCCCTTTGATTAAGGGTCACAGTGTAAAACACAGATTAAATAATAGCAACGGCGCTATTGTGCCGAATGCAGAATTTGTTGAAGATGCCCAAGGTGGACTGCTCGCATCGCTGAAAACACTAACCGGGACAATTGAAGTTAAATTTGAATGCACCCCCGCATATTGGGAGGAATTTAAAAAATCTTCTTTGTGGAGGTATCATGATGATATCATTTTGTTGAAGTTTGACTCTGAAGGCAAAGTCTGCGGACATGTTCTAAAGGAAAACGAATTTATATCTCCTGATGATGGAGAAAGGGTTGACAGCAGAAATTTATATGTAAATTCACAAAATACTAAAGCTGAAAAAGATATACAAGATTTTGCTGGTCCTACTCTGATCATGGAAAAGGATGCTTCTAATCATTTTAGTCCTAAATATATCTCCAAAGACTACGATACCTCTACCGTAGAAAAGATTGCAGAAGATATGAATAAAGTCTTTGAATCTAATGGAGGATCATTGGATAAAATGGACATAGTAGCAGAAAATTATATTATTTCTGACGTGCGCAACGGAGAACGATATTACTATATTCTGCCTTTGTCTAAGTAAATCTAAATACATTATCAACAGACCAAGCATTTTTGTGCTTGGTCTGTTTTTTTTCTTGTCTTACTACATATATTCTGCTGTTTTTGATGCATTATGATATTAGACGACGATAAAGAAACTTTAGAACGAGAATCTTATGCATTTGATGATTCTAATCGAATTAGATCTAATATAGGTACTAAAGTTTTAAAATCTTTAAAAAACAGCTTTCCTTTGGAATGGGGTGGTGTACGTATGGAAATAGGTAATCTATCCTACGACAATAATAAACACTATTCATTAAAAGAGCAAAAAGACGCTTTAATGTCTGATAAATATCTTACAACACCTATAAAGGGTGATGTATATCTGTATGATGCTAAAACAAACCAGCTTTTAGATTCTATAAAAGGTAAAACCTTAATGAATGTGCCTTATTATACACAAAGAGGTACTTTCATCCATAATGGCAATGAATACTCTACACTTAAGCAATTAAGACTTAGACCTGGAGTATATACACGCAGAAGATCCAATGGAGAACTAGAGACACAGTTCAATGTTGAAAGAGGTACCGGGAGAGGATATAGGATAACACTAGAACCGTCTACTGGTATTTATAAATTTAACATAGGACAGTCTAGTACTAATCTTTATTCTTTGCTTCATGATATGGGCGTCTCTGATGATGAACTAAGAGATGCATGGGGTGATGATATATTTGAGCGTAATAAAAAGAAATATGATGCTCGTGCATTAGAAAAAGTTTATGGTAAAATGGTGCGTTCAAGATATGGGTCAGATACCTCTAAAAAAAATCGTGCGCAAATGGGTGAAGAATTAAAGCAGGCATTTGAAGACCAAAAAATCCATGCAGATATTCGTAAATCGAATTTAGGATTTTAAACAACTATGCATAACAACATTAATCACAATCGCATTTATTATAAAAAATTTGCAGGCTATTGGGATAGATATAAGATAGTCAGAAATCAAGGAGAAGGGGTTGGAAGCAGTCTTTTAGCTGCGATGCTTTATAATGAAAAAGGAAGACCACGTGGTGACATATCACGTGAATATACAAAATATATAAACAATGTAGCACCTATAGCCAGAAGGGGCGAAAGTATAAATGACGCGGTAGCAAGGGTAAAAACTCAAAACGCGGCTGATTGGGCGCTGCGTGCACAAAAATGGACAGATAATGGAGTACCATCTTGGATAGCTAGAACCGGGGCAGGCCTGATGCAATATGGCACTGATTTAACAAATGATATGCTAAGTTTAGGTGTATTAAAGTCCAAAGATGATACTTGGGGAGGATATTTATGGGATAAAACTAAGGGTGTAGCAAGTGTTGCAACAAATATAGCTCCTATGGGTAAGGGAATAACTTCTGTAGGAGTTGAGGCAAAGGCTGTAGGAAATCAAGCAGCAAAGGCAACTGCAAAAAATGCACCAGGATGGGGTGGAAAAATTTGGAACGGAATTAGAAATCAATTTCGACTGGAAACTCCTGTAGTGCACTGGGATGCGGGTGCTAATGCACTTGGTGCCAATAGTGATACTGCTGTGCTATATCAAGAAACTCCTCAAGAAATAGCAAACCGATATAAAGATAAACGTGTAAACCATGTCCGGACACCAGACCGAGACTATTCTAGGGCAAGAAATGCTGAATAATTTACAAAAATACGCAGAAGAACAATTTGATTTTACTGTACCTGCATCATCTAATAGCCCTGTTGTAAACAATGAAAAGGAAGATCAATATAAGCCTTTTCCAAAATTTACTACAGATGAAGATGATGGATATGAACGGGCGAATGTAGGGATTGCTTCTTTAATTGAGTCTACTAAAAAGCTATTAGCTGTTAACAGAGGGGAAGCAGAACCAGATGAACGTGATTCTTTAAAGTATAAGCGAATTTATAATGTAGATGATTTACTGGCAGAACGCACGCGTATGGATGCTGGTAAAATTCGTAATGCTATGATGTATAAGCTATCAAAAGCTCGTAGTTTAAAAAATATGCCTTCTGGTATATTTGATAGCTATATGAAAGGGCACATTGTAGGTAATCCTTTGTCTTTACCATCTGAAGAAATAAATCCTATATATTTATTAGACTTGCAAAGCAAAGCAACCGTATTTGGTGAAGGCGGTATTGGTAATCCAGATGCCGTAACGCCTGAATCTCAAAATGTTCATCCATCACAGTTTGGCTTGTTAGATGTAGTTTCTACACCAGACTCACAAAGATCCGGATCGGATTTAAGACTAGCAAGCGGTACTCGCATTACTAATAATGGCAAATTAATTACCCGCTTAAGAAATCGCAAAACCGGCAAAATCGAATGGCTTACTCCAGATGAGATAGCTGAACACGTAGTAGGGTTCCCAGAATAAGCAAGGATTTAAACCTTGCTTTTCTTGTAAATAAATGCCTTGACAATTTTGTTGATAATAACAAACGTAGGCATTTATAACTTCTAAACCTCAAAAGAAAAACAAATATGGATAAATATACAGATGCAGAATATGGCTATGCAGCAACTTTATGCATGGATAGCAAAATACGCAATTGTGATAATGTTACAAGACAGGTGTTTTGTAGAGACCATTCATGGATAACAGAGCATACAATCCGAAAAGTTTATAAGACTTTTAAACGATTTAAAGAAGTATTTAATGCTGTAAGACTGGGATACACTCAAGCCGAAAAGGAACAACAACCGCCGCTCAAACTTAAGCACGATACCAGTGTAGCAGAACAAACTTCAGAAGCTAAAGAATGCAAATATCTGTATAACAACGAAACACGAGATTACATATTTGATTTTACCAATATAGCAAACATAGGAAACATAATTACCTTAAAAGACACTCAGGTATATGCTATTTTACAGGACTATTCTAACTTTGATAAATCCCCTAAAACAATAAATACCATAGCTTTAAAGCATAAAATCCCTGCATTTGTTCTTAAAAAAATTTTACAAGCCCTATCCATAACACACGATTCTCTGCCAATTACGGAAGAATTGGTAAAGGAAGAGTCTTCAGAAAAGATTGTTGATGATCTGATGCAAATCAGAAAATTTAATATTTTTGAAAAATTCAATCATCAAACTTGGAAAGATATACAAGCTAATTCAGATAAGTGGATACAATTTGAGACAGGGGTATTAAATCCGGTAAGTGCTATTTTGGAACACTACAAGCCAATTGAAAAAACTTTTAAATACAATCGTGCCCTTAAACCAGCAACTGAAATTGATTATAGTAAAACTTATATTGTAACTTTATCTGACTGGCACTTTGGATGTTATGGAGATCAAAATAACATGTTCTATGCGGATAAAGATTGGACCATAGAAGAAACACTACAGAATGTTGACAAGTATTTGCAACAAATAGCTGAAGATTTAGACGGCAGAGTATCAATTCCTGGAAAAGTTTGCATATTATCAGTAGGAGATATTTTAGATTCACTTTCTGGATTTACAACACATGGCACCAAACTTAATACAAATCCTAAAGGTGCTACACAGTTCCAAATTGCTTTAGAAGCATTGGATTATTTTCTACAATCTTTGATCGAAATGTTCCCAAAGGATACAGGGTTCGCTTTGAAGGCTGTAAGTGGCAATCATGATGCAATAGGAGATTATGTTCTATTTAATACTATAAAGCATATTTACAAAGGTAAAATAGACTGTGAAATTGCAACTACCAGATGGTTAATGTTCCAGATCGAATCTAATATATTTGTTGTGGAACATGGCTATGCTGCAGCTTATCCGTCAAAAGTTCCAAATACAGATATTGCTAAAGAAAATTACATACAAAAACTAATGCTGGAAAAGATGTCAGAATTTAAGCTACCAGTAAAAAATAGATATTTTATCATGGGCGACAGGCATCATTACTCGCAAAAAGTTATGTCTTCTTTTGAATTTATTCAGCTGCCTACATGGGTTAAAAATGATGAATATGCTGATAATATGAATCTTAATAGTAGGCCAAGGCAAATTACGCTGCTAATAGACGACAACAAAGGCATAGAGCAAACAATAAATCACTATTTTGATTGACAAAAAGTCGTAATGTAACTCTAATTATTGCTATTAAATTTTAAATTATGACTATAAAACAAGCCTCACAGATTAAAAAGATAGCAATGGAGTTGCAACGAGACAAAGAACTTCGCAAGGCTTATTTGTTAGGTGCTGCGAAACATGCTCAACTTAGTGGCATGTCTAAGCAGGCAGCTATCAAATTTGCAAAAATTGCAGCTGAAAATTTTGAAAAGCGAGCAATGGCAGAAGAACAGGCAAGTAATGGTAAGAGAATCCATAACCTGTTATCTAGCTATTTAGCACGCTAATATAACTTTTCTTCACTCATACATCAAGTATAGCCCAAAGTTGATATAAGCTCTGGGCTGTTCTTGTGTTATCTAATAAAAGAAAAACAAAATATGGCCATAGTATTTAATGATAAAAAATTTAAAGAAGCTGTAAGATGGGTAGCAAGGAATCAAGGTAAGACAATTCAACAACTACTAAAAGAAAACAACTTGCCCAAAGGATTTGTGTATAGCTGCACCGTACGTAAAAAGAGTATGCAATTATCCACTATCAATGAAATTGCAAAAATGTTCGGATTAAAGGCTAATAGATTTTTATATGATACAAAAAGTAAAAATAATACATGTAAGTTTGTTCCAGAATTAGATCTTGATGATGTAGTTCAACCTATAGAGGAGTATGATGTATTATCTGATATTAATTTTAAAAATATAGATAAAAATACGTATTTCTTTTTACTTGGGCGTATTGCATCTTATTTAAAAAACAAATTTCCTACTCTTAAAATTCAAGTACTTATTAGATGTGGTGCAGCTTCACAAAATGACCTTATCGCTGTAGAAATCGTTCCAGGTGTAGATTTGTATATGAGGCTATCTCTTGACAAACAAAACTGTTTATACTCATGCATTGACATATGCAGCAAATATAGTACATATGACCCATCATTAATGAAAAAAACCTATACTCTAATGGACAAAGTACTGTTAGAAAGATTTTGCAACATAATTGAAAGAGAAGTTTTAACATTTAAAATCATTTAAAAAACATACGTATGGCTGAACAAAACATCCCAATTGAAGATTTAAGAGAATACGTTCATTCTGCTACATTACCCAAATTCGGGGCACCATTACAATTAGATGCATCTGTAGAAGTTATAGATTTAGCACCAACCATAGATGTAAAAACAAAAACTAATCAGAATAAAACACCAAAAATACAAAGCACTATAGCTGAAGATGCTAGTGAAACTGAAATACCTCATGTAAAACCTGAACCATTGCCTTTACAGGCAAAGGACAATGGATATGTTATTCAATCAAATATTGATTATAAACACATTGATGCATTATCAAGAAAACTTGATACAATTCTACAGATCATAGAAGATAAACAAACTAAAAAACAGCAACCTACATATGAGCTAAAGACTGCATCTATTTCTATTCAAAATATAGTAGATACTGATTTTATGTATTATACTATGAATGCAGTGGGGCCTTGTGTAGTATTTGTCATACCAAATGATGCATTTAATATAAAAACTAAATCTACGACTAAGGTTTTGTTAAAGGCTGATGGCACAGAGTCTAACTGTGTATTAGTAGAAAAACCTATACCACTAGTTGGTACAGATAAATCAATAGTTATATTCTTCACTTTGGGTACAGAAGAGGTTTGACATTAACAAATCATAATACAGCATTATACGTATGTTTAAAAAATTTGGTGTAGTAAAAATGGGAGAAACTCCTTCTGCTATAAGTGGAGACAAATCATGTAAGTATAAAAATGGAGAAGCTTTAGCAAAAAATGAAAAAATAGCATCTACAAAAAAGCTTCAGCACCAAATCGGTCAAATCAATATTGTAAAAAGCTCAAGTTAAATTATGTCTGGAGATTATTACGGAGTAGGTTCAGAAAATATTACGGGGAAGTTTGATAATCCATTTCTTCTGCCATCATCGTCATATTTTCCAAAAACATTAACAGAAGCACTTGATTTATGCAGGTTCTTTTATTTTCGTATACCTAACTACAAGCAAGTGCAAAGACGTATTGTCCGCTATTTTATCACGGATTTCGAATTTCCAGGAGAAGATGGAGATCTTAATGAAAAAGAAAAATTAAGGTCATATCTGGAAAATGTGCTGGATTTGAAACAAAAAATGATAGAAATGGGAGATGAATGGGGATGTTATGGTAATGGATTTATGCGCATTGCCTACCCATTTAAAAGATTTCTAGTAGATGATCGAGAATCTACATCAAACTATTATCCGATTGAATCTTTTGAAAAGTTTGAGGCTGAAGGTCGTGTTAAGTTTAATTTAAAAGATCTTGCATATACAGTTCCAGACCCTGCAACTAAATATAAAACGGAGGCTACATTCCAATTTATAGATAAAAAAGACAAAGATAAAAACAATATCAAACTCATTATAATGGACCCTAGATATATAAGGATTCAATATAATGCAGAGGCTGATAAAGCTAGGTATATATATTCTTTCAACCCCAAGATGAGAGCACAAGTAAATCAAGGGGTTACAATGGTTATTAACACCACTCCAAAATACATGTTGGAAGCTATTAAAGACAATAAAGACATCATGTTTAAAGAAGGAGAGGTATTTCATTTTAGATCGCCTTTAATTTCAGGCATATCTTATAGCGGATGGGGACTTTCAGAAATTATTGCTAATTATCAGCAATGCTGGCAATTACTACTATACATGAAGGCAGATGAAGCGATTTGCTTAGATTATATTATGCCTTTTAGAATATTTTCCATGGAACCTCAAAATTCCGGCGGAGATGTTATGCAAAACAGTGATGCGTTGTTTTTCACAAGCCAAATGTCTCAAATCATTGCTAGCAGGCGTAAAGATAAATTTGCAATTCATGCTGTTCCATTTCCTATAAATTACCAAGAATTTGGTGGTAATGGCAAAACTTATACCCCCAAAGAAACAATCGAATATCAAAACAATGTATTGCTAAATGGGTGTGGATATTTTTCAGACTTATATCAAGGTACTATGCAGGTGAATATTGTTCCTACTGCATTAAGACTTATACAAAATACACATTACTTCCTTTATAATGGCTATAACAAAATGGCAAAATGGGTTGTAAAAAAGGTCTTGGATTATGCAGAAGAAAGCATGATTGAAGTACAAATGCAAGAACCGAGAATTGCTGATAATCTTGAAAATGCGAACATCAAAACACGCCTTGTTATGGATGGTACTCTTCCGTGGGATGTTATTGGTAAAGACCTTGGCATTAGCAACCCTGTTGATGCTTTGGTACGCCGTATTGAACAAGACCAACAAGTGCAGCAACGCGCAGCAGAAAAAGAAGAGGAAATGAAGCGTAAACAAGTGGCTCAGGATCTTCTTAAAGAAAACTTGGAAGATCCTGGAATGGCTGGTGGAGGTGGTGGACCTGCAGGTAGTACTCCAATTTTTGATATGTATCAAAAAGCAGTTCAAACTGCACAGCAATGGGAACAAATGCCTATAGGTCAAAGGCGCCAAGCTATGGAGATGACGCAGCAACAAGACTTCCAGTTATATGCTATGGCTGAACGCATTATGCAGGAAAATCGCAGAAATATGCAGAGACAAGGAGCACAAATGATACGAGAACAATCAGGTATGGCACCTTCTCAATAGTGAGGAAACTGACAGATGACAAAACTTTTAGATAAAATACGTAATATTAAACAGGCAAAATCTAAATTGCCCGGGCTTACAGAAAGTATATTTAATAAGTCTATTTTTAAGCATACGCCTACTGATGGTATATCCAGTAAAAATGAATCTATTGAAAGCACATATAACGAAGTACCTTTTGAAAATACTTTAAAATTTTCACAAGGTACAATGGCAGGTTCTCTAAGCAAAGCTACTGTAAAAAAATATCCTGTTTATAATCGTACTTTCAGCGCATCCAATAATGTAAACACTCCTCCTTCAGATTTTCCATCCCTACAAGGAATGCCCGTGCCAAATCCATCAAACTACACAATTATCAGTACAGGAAATGGCAAAGGAGGCGAAATCATAGCAAGACCTCAGGTAAAGTATTCTTCTATATTTGGAAGTGAATCAAATATTACTGGAAGAGATAGAAATGAAGACGAAACAATACCTCCTTTCTATGATGCGTATAGAGAAGATAGGGATAGTAGACTTCGAATAGTTGACAATGCAAGTAAGTATCTTCCGTTTTATTACATGGGAAAAGCTTCAAAAGATCCTGTAAGTGGAGCTATAGCTGGAGGTATAACGGGCATAGGTACTGGTGCATTAGGTGGATTACTGTATAACTTGCTACAGAAAAATCCGGGTTCTTACCTTGCTTCTGCTTTAGCAGGTGCTGGAATATTGGGTTTAGGTGGAGCAATAACTGGTTCTACTTTGGGATGGCAAAATAGAAATATTAATCGAATGAAAGAGGCATTAAATAAATACGGTGCAGAAAAAAAGACTGCAGGATTTATGCCTCCGTTTGGTATGGCAAGCGATGCAGACATAAAACAAGCATTAATTACTAAGCTGATGTCCGACATGTCTTTAAATTATAGTCAGAAAAATGCTTTGCAATCTTACATCCAAAATCTTGACTCCCGTGCTACGCAATCTTTAAAACCCTTGATGTCTGGTGTAATTGGATCCGGGATTGGAGCAGCAATAGCTAATAAGCTGTTGGGCATGGGGTATACTGGAACTATACTATTTTCTATTATTGGAGGCATAATGGGCTATGGATTAAATAGTTCACAACCTTCAATTTCACAGAATTTTGTTGCCAACAGAGGATTTCATGACATAAATGGGAATTTGATATAATTATTATGACTTCAAAAGAATTATCACAGATTTTAAATACAATGGCCAAAGAGCAAGGCGCAAAATTTGCAGCTGCAGCTTTGCGAGTAACAAATAATGACATTTTTATCGGTGATGCTGATAGTAATACACTGTCTAGAAAATTTGCATCTACATTAGCTGACTCTCTAAACTTTTATTTAAAACAGCCAACGGAAGCGGAAACTATTTGTCGAAAACTTGCTGCTACTACTGATGAAAATTGGACAAATGTAGAAGAAACAATGGCAAATACCATTTATAACGAATTTATCAAAACAGCTGCACACATTAAAAAAGCTGGACCATTGTTGCCCTTGATGATACTTAGTAAAAATATTCCTATGGCAATCGCCGCTTCAGTGCCGATTGCAGCAGGTGGACTGGGCATGGCTGGGCATTTCTTAGACAAAGAAATGAATGAAGACGACATAAAAGCGGAACGAATTAAAGCTAAAATCCGTAGATATAAAATTCAAACTGCTCGTTTAAATAAATCAATGTTAGCTAAGCATAAAGATAATTCAGACTCTGAAGAGCATGAAGAAGAAGGAAAATAATCAAATTAAAGCTAAACAAGAAGAACCGATATTGGACTTAATGCCTGATATGGGTTCCCCTGTTGAAACTGTTAAAACTGAGGAAGAATTATTTCCTACAACTACGGAAGCTAAAAAATCAGAAAAACTTGATTTGGATCAAGAAGCTCGTAATAAATTACCATTATCTTCAAAAAATATCCAATGGCACCCCAATGCTTTTATAAAAGGTCAAAAATTTAATACCATGCTTTCCAGATTAAAACGAAGAGTTGTAAAGGTATTTGATTTGGAAAATGAAGAAACATTGCAAGAGTACAACGATGTTATGAATCAATCTTTGAATGATAATTCTAACATAGCCAACTTTAAAACCGTGCAATTGAAATTCTCCGAACAAACCGGAACCTTTAAAGCACTTGCCATATATGACATTGTTGAATTTAAAAACCCTTTAGACTAAAATTATATCATGACAGACGAACAAGTAAATTCTTGGATTAAATATATAGGCGGATTTGGACTTACATCTGCTGCCGTATCCTTAGCTTTAAAAGCAATTAAAGAAAATAGAGAAACTGTTGAAGCTAAAAAACTTGAGCAAAAATTAGACAATTATTTTTCTCCAGAACAAAAAGTTGAAATTTCAAATAAAGAATTAGAAGCTGCGAGTAAAAATGTAGATAAGAATAAAAGAGCATTACTTCTAAAGAAAACAGCTTCATACGATGATATTATTCCGTCTAATAAAGCATTGAATGATGCATTAAAATGGTTATTTGCCCTTGGAGCTGTAGCAGGATCTACATGGGGAACCGGTAAACTATATAGCTTGTATAAGCGTAATGAACTAAAAGAAGATGAGGCTAAAGCCAAAAAACATTATCTAAACAAAATTTATGTAAGCCAAAAACTTGATGACCTAGAAAAAGAACAAAAAGCTCCAATGTATAGATATGCATCTGCAGAACAGATGACTAAACATGCAGGACTTATAGATACTGTTTTTGCAGGATTATATACTGTGCTTGGTGCATCTGCCATAGCAGCATTGCTTGCAGGTAAGCATTACATGGGGAAAAAATTTCCTAAAGTCGAGCACAAGGGTCTGGATAACGACTTGGCGGGTGAACTTACGGCTTCTGACCGTATAGCCAGAAAATTAAAATTTGTTGAAACAGGGGATAAAGATTCTGATACGAATACAGAATTAATAGATGCATTTGAAAAAACCGCATCTATTTTTGAACCGGATATTAATGCTGCTATTTTAAAAATTGCTGCGGATATGGAATCAGAATCAGGAGATTTCCATGGTATCAATGATGTAATTAATTGTGTAGCATTAGGACAGGCAGAAAATATTAAAAGCAGAGATACTGTGTCAGATATGCTCCACAGTGCTGAAGATTTTATGCGAAATACCACAAAGGTAGCATCTGAAGACAAAGTAGCTTGTGCAAGGATGTATATAGGAATGGATCCTATATTATCTGAAGTTATTGTTCCAAATGCTATAATAGAAATAGAAAATAGAGTACCTGCAATGGCTAAGCAAGCATCCTATGTATCTCCGAAAGATGCATTACATGCACTAGTTACTTTAATATCTGTACAGGCTGAAGATATGAGCAATGCTATGGAAAAAGTAGCAGCAGAAATTAAAGGCAATACAGTAGAAGAAGATACTTTCTTAGATTCTATGGATAGGCTTATAGAGCATGAAATCATAGGAAATTACCTTACGACTAATTAATAACAGTAACTAAAGTTAAACAATATACAAAAATCCCTTGACATTAAATGCCAAGGGATTTTTTTGATTATCAAAATGACAAAAAGAAAAGCAGGAAAACTAAAACCTATATATGACGGAATTGAATTTGATTCATCTGCAGAGGTGGAGTTTTATATTTTCTTAAAAGACTTAAAAAAATATAAACTTATTAAGGAATTTCAATATCAACCTCCTACTTATACACTTATTCCAAAAGCAACTGAAATTCAAACTGTTCAGCTGAAAACTAAAACAAAACGGGTTGAAAAAACATTATATAGAGCACATGAGTATACTGCAGACTTTTTGATAAAGGTTAAACCAGAAGTATTTAATCGAATAGATCCAAAGCATCTGCTTAAAATCAATAAAAACAATACTATTCTTATTGACATTAAAGGGTCTTATAATGATTTTGGAGGAGACAGAATTTATAAAATACATGAAAAAATGATGTATTTTTTCTTTAAACTACATCTTAACAAAGTTGTACCAGAAGAATATTTTAAAGCTATTCGTATAGCTCCTAATGAAATACGATGGATGAAAAACAGAAAAACACCTACATTAAGAAAACCCTATATAAACACCCAATCTGTTGAAGAATTTTGTAAACAAGTTAAACAACCAGAAACAAAAACAATAAATATACCAGGACTACCATGTTTGTAGCACAAGATAAAGAAGGACTAAAGGAGTTTAAATCCCCTATTAGACCTGCATACGGAGTCATGATTTTACAAGATAAAATTGTGGCTGATCCAAATAGCAATATTATTACTGAATTTAGAAAGGAGGGTGACAGGTTTACTACGTACAATAACCATATACTTAGCGGCACAATTATCGATATTGCAGATAATTTTATACCCAATCTTGTAGGAATGGATTTAAAAATTGGCGATAGAATAATGTGCACAGTAAATAAAAGTTGCCCTATTAACTTCTATGGAAAGTATAACTTAGCCCTTGTAAGAGAAAACGATATAACAGCAATAATTGACCCAAATGAAATCTATGAAACAAGCTTCTAACAACAACACTACAGACACAACTGCTTTAACAAAAGCTCAAAAAATTCTGGCTAAAGCCAAATCACATCAAACATGGTTACTGGATAGCTTTAAAAGAACATATGCTATTCTTAATAAATATTATTTAAAACAAGCCGAAGCAATAGAAGCCGGTACTATGCTTATTGATTACAAGTATAGATCAAATATAAAAGACTATCACATGGTTGCCGCATATATTGCAGGAAGCAAATATGTCACAGAAGCTAATCTAAAAAATGCTCCCCTAGTAATTCAGCTTTATGATGGAAGCGTTATGGATCCTACACCAATCGGATGGCTGCAGCCAGAGCTAATTCGAGAAGTTCTTATATTTTGTAATAGCAATATTGAATATCTTGAAGGGCATATTCGTCATTGACTAATAAAATCAAAAAGTTAACTATATAACTAAAATATTAGAGAATAGTTAACTATGTCTTCAAATCAATTTGATTTTATTAAAGCAGTAAAACGCAAGTATGCACAAGTAGGAAAGCCTGTGCATACTTCTAGGTTTACAAATGTCCTAGAAAATGTCGAAAGATATCGCAAGGGAGTATCAGACCTTGCAGCTAAAAAAGAAAAAGATGCTCAAGCTAAAGCCAAAGCAGAAGCAAGTAATGCTAGTGCTGGATTAGGTAAGATGCAGTCTAACTTTAATTCATTTGTAGGTAATATTGTATCAAATAATCCTGCTGCGATTCCTGCTCCTAATATTCCGACACAAAATCCTGCAAAGCCTACGATGGGTAAACAGGCTTCTGGATCTAATGGATTACAATTAAAACATGCAGCTGTAATGAATGCTTGGAGTAAAAATAATGAAGTTTTAAAAGCATTATGTGAAACCACAAAGCAAGCTTCAGCACAGCCTACAAATCCTCCTGCTACACCTTCTGCTAATCAAAATCCTAATTTAGAAAAATATAAAGATAAGGATTGGATTGATGGAATGACAAATCAAAAAGGCATAAATGCCTTGCACGAGCAAGTGCGTAAAGATTTCCCAGGATTAAGTGAAGAAGATTTAGCAAAAAAGACATTAGAATACACGAATAAGGGATATGAAAATGCTGTACCTAAATGGCTAAATTGGGTTAGGCAATATGCTCCTGTGGCGTTTGGCATGTTAGGTATAGCAAGAGATCCTGCAAAAAGTATGACCCCGGCAATAGATGTTTGGCAAAATGTTCCTAATTCTGATAACGGGATGAGGAGATATTTAACAGAAGCTATGAGACTTAATGCAAATGCATACCAGCCTCCAAAAGAGCGAATAGTTCCACATGAAACTCAATATTAACAATTTTATTGATTGACTTTAAGCCTGTTTGAGTGTTCAAACAGGCTTAAATTATGAAAAAAGAAATCAATACTGCTTTAAATATTAGTAATATTCGTGCCCCTAAAGGCAAAATAATTGTACGACAATTGCAACCAGACGACTTAAATGTCGATGGTATTATTATACCTGCAACTAAAAAGATTTCTTCAAACGAGGCCGTTATAGTCAGCATAGGAGAAATGGAAAAGGACAAGGTATATTATCATGACTGTGAAATTGACCAATATCGAAGACAGATATTTAAGGTTGGAGATATTGTACTACTTAACTTCGTAAGTCAGGTAAGTATGTTTACTGCCTATGATGAAAACAATAATACTAAAACATATATAACAGTATCTCCAGAAACCATCAATGCTGTATACAAGGATGGTCAATTTTTTAAAACATTAAATTAAAGGCGATAACTATGAGCAGCAACAATACAACTACTAAAAAATCTGGAGGAGGAAGGCCTGTAGGATTAAAAAAGCTTCCCGATGGAACTTATGCAAGACCACAGACTGATGGTGTAACATATATAAGTACTACAGGAAATATATATAGATTTAATGCTGGTGTTTCAAAACGAAAAGCATGGACTACAATCAAAACAGCAAGTACAGCCACTCGGCATGTAAATATTGCTGAAATTATAGTGGATAAAAAGATTAATAGTTCTAACAAATCTAATAAAGATCCTATTATTGATACATATAATTTGTATGATGAGAACGATGAATATGACGATACCTCTTTTAATGAAGAGAACGTTGATGACTTAAGATTTAGAATATACCCTATAGTTCAGGACGACTATAAAGGCAATTGGGGTTATACTCCAAAACAAGTCTTTGATATGTTTAATGAATCAGAATGGGCAATTATTGCACCAGAAGCTATTTTAATAGAAGATCAAGATATCTTTTCGCCTTTCTTTGATGCACTAACAATGTGCGACTGGTGGAGAACTCTGCTTAAATCTCCTATACGCAACCTTGGCATGCAAAGTTATTGGTTAGTAGTAGATGATAGGGATGATAGTCCCTTATTTATATTTACGCAAAGTATGTCAGAGGATGCCGGGACATTTAATATTCTCAATAACGGCATACCCACAGAAGATAAAGTTTATACTGAATCCATGCTGTTTGCTTTTGTTCCGCTTTCTAATAGCAAAATAAGACTTAACAAAAAAGAAATGCATGGAAGAGTTCCTGAAACTTACAATATTATAGGGCTGTTTAGAGGTACAACTAAAATAACAAAGGAAAATAAAGACCTTTATAAAGGCCTAATAATATCCACGAAAGCAGACGGAATCGATGTAACTTCTATTTTAAATATATCTGCAGAACCAGAAACTATTGTAGATATTAATCCAAGTGATAGTGAACCCGAGTCAGAAGACGATGATGACGAATTTGAATCCGAAGATTCATACACTGAAGTTAAAGATTCGATTTATGACTATTATGATGACATATCGCCTAAAGACAAAGGTAAGCAAACATATATGTCGGAAGATTCTGGAGAATTAAAAAGATCCAATACAGGTTACATGCCTAGCGATTGGGAAATAGGATATAAAGGAAAAAAGAAAATTTCTGAATATAGAATATCAGAAGAATCATACATGAAAGACTTGGGAGATGGACATAGCATGGCTAAAAAAATGGCTTTGTCTGATGACCTTGACTATATGAATGACGCTGATTAGCAACGATCAACCACAAAAAAAAGAAAACATGATAAATAAAATCAATATGGAAATCGTAGACTCTGTGCTCGCTGCACAGGGTCTTTCTAATGAACAAATAACTAATGCCATTAATGAAATGCTTAGGCTTCAGCAAGAAGCTAAACAGCAAGAAGAGGGAGAAAAAGGTCCTAAGGTAAAACAAAAGCATATTATTGTTATGACCGGATTGCCTGAAGACTTTAACCCTGCTATTGCTAGTGCATGGATAGTGAAAATTCCTGAAGAACAAGAAAGTTCAGAAGTTCTAGGCAATCTAATAATGGCAGCAGATGCTTATAACGATAGTGTAGCTGATACAAAGCCTAAACTTAAAGTAAGAAATCTTGCAGAAACTATTGAATTTGTTCCTTCTAAATTCTTTAAAACTACAACGCAGTCATCGCGTGTAACAAAAGAACCTGTAGATGTTATCAAAGGAGAACCTTTTGCATCTATGTTTGGAGCATTAACACAAACAGAAGATGTACAAGAAAATTTTGAAGAAGCAGAAGAAGAAGGACAGACATATGATGAAACAAATTAGAACACATGTATTCGAGACTAATAGCAGCTCTGCTCATACTTTAACCATTGATACATCCCAACAAGTTAAACCTAAATTTAAACTTACTAAAAACATAAAAATAAAAGCTGATGATGAAGGACTGGGATTCTCTCTTTATGATGGAGATATTTGTGATGATTTTCACAGTAAGTTATTGTATCTTATTTGCTATGCTGGACCCGATGTAAACAACGTAAAACTGATCGTAGAAGTAGCTAAACAAATAGCTAAAGAACAAGGCATTCATATTTATTTCGATAAAGAAATCGAAGAAGGTACTTATGTTTGGGATGACTGGTATGAAAATAAAGATTTTTATATTAATCATCAAAGTTCTGATTGTCTTGACTGGTTATTTAATTGGGATCCCATCACAATTAAAAAATATGTATATGCTATCTTAACCGATGATAGAATAGTTATGAATTTGTGGAGTGATGCAACATATGACGGAGATAATATCTGGTCTCCAATTAAACATATATCTAGTGTAGGTATTATGGATTCAATTATCAATCATTCATGACATATGATAAAACAAATAAGATCTAATATATTTGAAACTAATAGCAGTTCTACGCATGTACTAAGTTGGAGAGAAGACGTAAGATATGTTGAGGACAAAAGCTATGCCTATACTATTCCTGTACTAAATGATAAGCAATCATGGATTATTGCTTTAAATTTATATAATGAATGGATAAATGAGGCAGATGAAGAATTTGATATGGTATTTCCTAAATACATGTATGTTCTATGGAATCTTATAATCAATAAAATACTCAGATTACATAATTATCCAGATTCATGCATGGAAGATTACATAGCAATAGAGGCTTTCAAAGATAAACTAATCAAAGCCTTTAAATCTGCAGGTAAAGATGTAGTTCTGAATATTGAGGTTTTAAAAGATAAAAGCACATTCCAGGCAATCGAAAAAGATTTAATAGCTATAAGGGACTTGGGCTCTTGGGAAGTAGATCCCCCGAAATGTTGTGACCCTACATATATATTTCAATCTTGGGATAATATTGTAGAATTTATTTTGAATCCTCATATAGCTATTATGCAGATAGATTCAGGAGATATAAATGATACGGAAAATCCTGATGATAATGCCTTTGGAATAAAAACTTATCAAAATTTTTATAAAAATACAAAAAAGAAATACTATGCTAATTAATATATGGGTTATTGTATCTATCTACTGCTTAATATTTGGAAGCTTGATGCTTATATTTTTCGGAGTCGGGATACTAGATATTATTGAAAAAATTTTAATATCTCTCACTATGGCTCTCATCTTTTCCCTGCTGATATTTTTAATAATTGATTCACAGCTGCATGCTGCTTTGAAATCTTGGCTTATTCAAAATCATGCATACAAAGACTGTAAAAGCTGTGAATATAAAATTAAGCCAATAAAATATATGCAGTCAGATGGAACGTTTGTTGATAAAACTGCATATATATTTGAAAATTGTGAAGTAGGTTCTAACGAATGGAAAAATATGCATGACTTTTTAACGAGATAACCTTATGCAAACTATATTAGCAGATTCCGGGGATTTATTATGGGCATGTTTAACATCTGATAACCCTAAAATGCGAATCATATCTGGATTGGCGGGAAAGGGAATGCAATTAGAAGATAAACCCTACAACAAAAAATATGCATATACACTTAGGAAATCATCTAGATTCCCTGAATGTGTTGATGCTGTTGAAGCTAATACACTTATAAATAAATGGGGTTGCTTCTATACAGATGATAAAATTCCTTTTGATGATAATTGCCAATCAATTTCTATTGACTTATGGAAAGAATCAGATTGGATATAAAATATATGGCATTTATGTCTCTTATTTGTATCTTATTTTGGATCGTGGCCTTTACTATTAAAATCAAAAAAGGAAACTTTCCGGTATATAAATTGGGAACTGATATATTTGGATACCCTATATTTTTAACCATGTCAGACATATGCAGCATTCTTATTACTGCATGTATCTTGTTATCTATATCAAATTGCTTAACATCTTTACTATGAAAAACTTAAAGAAAATAATAATATGTTTACTTGCATTTGCACTAGGTGGATGCTCTACTATAAATAATTGGATCACAAATGAATCCAATTTAACAAATATCTGTGCAACGGCGGAGGGATTGGCTAAAACGGGAACTGTTGCGCTTGTAACTAAGAAACCGGCAGCACAAGGACCTATGCTTATTGTAGCCAATTCTATAGAAGTTCTGCTTCAAACAAATGAAGGTGTAAAACCTGATATAATTGATACAGAAATTAAAAAGGCATTGGACGAAACTAAATGTGATGAAACTGTAAAATCGTCAATATTGCTTGTTACAGACAGTGTAATTACATTTTATTCTGCTGTATATAAAGCCAATGTAGAAGCTAATTTTGACGATGCCTGCAAAGGTTATGTAAAAATACTTAATTCTATATGCACAGGTATCAGAGAAGGATGCTCATCTTTAGCACAGGCATCTGCTGTAAAAGCCTATATACCTGCAGAATGCTATAAAAGGGCAGATTATATTTTTACTCACTGATTACAGTGAGCATTTAGGTTGATGATTGGCAGTTCTCAACCCCTGGTCTTTAATTAGGCCGGGGGTTGTTCATTTATCGACTAATGTCAAGCCTCTAAAAACATTAAAAACTTAAACTGTTTACAATCAATAATATCGAAAATCGAGTTTTACAATAAGTTGACCATTAACTCCTATAATGAAAATATTATAGGTCTTTTAATATCAACCAATTTAATACAACGATTTTATGAAAGTAATTAAAAGAAGTGGAGTTGAAGAATCATTCAACTCAGATAAAATTTTACAGGCAGTAACTAAGGCTAACAATTCTGTAGCAGAAAACAAACGATTGGATGCTATCAGAATTAAAGCTATTGTAAACGATACAGAGCATATGTGCTATGATAGGCATAGGACTCCTACAGTTGAAGAAATTAGTGATATTGTAGAAGAATTGCTTATGCGAGCAGATGCTTATGATGTAGCTAGAAACTTCATCAAATATAGATATACCCATGCATTGTTAAGGCATGCCCACAGTACTGACTCAACAATACTGTCATTACTTAGCTTAAATAACGAAGAAATTAAGCAGGAAAACTCTAATAAAAATCCTACGCTTAATTCAACTCAGCGTGATTATATGGCGGGAGAAGTAAGCAAAGACTTGGCAAGAAGATATCTTATTCCAGAGCATCTTATGCAAGCGCATGACGAAGGTCTTATCCATATTCATGATATGGATTATATAATGAACTCGGAATATAACTGTTGCTTGATTAACCTTGAAGATATGTTAGAAAATGGGACCGTCATATCTGAGACATTAATTGAAAGACCTCATTCATTCTCTACGGCCTGCACAATAGCTACTCAAATATTTGCTGCAGTTAGCTCCAATCAATATGGAGGACAAAGTTTTTCTTTGGCACATATATGTCCTTTTGTTAATGAAACGCGTAAAAGAGCTATTAAAGATTTAGAAATCATATTAAAGGACAGTCACGTATCCAAAGAAGATTTTAACAAAATTGTAGAAGCCAAAGTTACTGTGGACATTGAAAAAGGTATTCAAACTATCCAATATCAGCTTATAACTTTGATGACAACCAATGGCCAAGCTCCATTCAATACAATGTTTATCTATCTAAAGGAAGCTAAAGACGAGCAAACTAAAAAAGATATGATAAGAGTAGTTGAAGAAGTATTTAAGCAAAGAATAAAAGGAGTAAAAAATGAACAAGGTATAAATATTACTCCTGCATTTCCTAAAATTATATATGTTCTTGATGATGAAAACTTTGAAGAAGGTACTCCTTATTTCTTTTTAACTAAACTTGCGGCTCAATGCACAGCAAAAAGAATGGTACCTGATTACATAAGTGAAAAAATAATGAAAAAACTTAAAAATGGTGATGTTTTCCCAGCGATGGGGTGCGTCGAGTCACAAGAAGTTATCACCTATAAATATAAAGGCGCATTATTTGTAGAAGGTTTTGAAAGAATGTATAATCGTATACTTCAAGACTTTCCTGAAAAAGATCAGGCTATAAAAACTAACAAATACATAGAAGTCGAAAATCTCGAAATATGGGATTCAGGAAAACAAGGCTTTGTAAGAGTTGTAGTTGTTGTCAAAAACCTAAGTTCTGAATGGTATAGAATCAAGTTATCAGGCGGAAGAATACTGGAATGCACAGGAGACCATCCTTTGCCGGTAAAGGGCAGAGGAAGAACGTTTGTAAGGGATTTAAGAATTGATGACATAATTCCTATTGATGAAAAGCAATATTCTGAAGAAACCTATAATATAGATCCAGATCTCGCGTGGTGGTATGGGATTTTATTGTGTGATGGCTGCTATGATAAACAGTTATCTATCTCTATAGCTATGAGTGGAGAAGATGAAATTGCTCATAAAATCGAATCTGTACTTAAAAGGCATATTAGTCCCGAAGTTAATATGCGAATTAAAGAATGGCATAGAGGCAAAAAGGGTAACTATAAAGAAATAAAGCCAGATTGGAACGGAAGAATTGAGTATTCGAAAACATTAGAATCCATATTTAATGGTAAACAAAAAATCTATCGTCATATTCCGGAATTTATATTCAGAGCATCCAGAGAAGCAAAAATAGCTTTTATGGCTGGAATGATAGATGCTGATGGATATATTAATATCTCTAAAAATCATGCTTATGCAAAAGTTCAAATAGGGTCCACTAATAAAGAATTAGCCCTGCAGCAACTATTACTAGCACAGTCTTTAGGATGGTATGCACAGATGTATACAAATCATTATGCAAATAATGATAAAATTCGATACAGAGTGGAATTTATAGCTACGGAAGAACTTATTAGCTATATTGTATGTAATAAAAAATCTTCTAAAATTCCTTTAAATGAGCATATTCCAGATATAAGCAGAATAGAAAGCAAAGTTAATTTTATTGAAAAGCTAAACTGGGAAAATGTGCACAGCTATGATGTGACTACTGAGTCAGATCATTTTACGGTGTCTGGAATATATTCTCATAATTGCAGATCTATACTATCTAATTGGTATGACACTATAGGTAATTCAAAATACTACGGTAGATTCAATCAAGGCGTTGTAACAATTAATCTTCCGGATGTAGCATTAAGCTGCATAGATAAAAACCAGTTTTGGGAAGTATTTGATAAAAGACTTAATTTATGCTTTGAAGCTTTGATGATTAGGCATAAGCGCCTACTAGGAGTAACATCAGATGTTGCACCTATTCTTTGGCAGCACGGAGCTATATCAAGACTAAAACAGGGAGAAAAAATTGACCATCTGCTATTTGGAGGATATTCAACCATAAGTTTGGGCTATGCTGGTCTTGCTGAATGTGTGAAATATCTAACAGGTAAGCCTTTGACTTCAGACGAAGGTAAAGAGCTTGGATTGCGTATCATGAAATATATGAATGATGCAGTTGCTAGATGGAAAAAAGAAACAAATATAGGTTTTGCTATATATGGTACTCCTTTAGAATCAGTGACATATAAGTTTGCTAAACTAAATCAAAAACGCCATGGCATAATTAAAGGTGTAACAGATAAAAGCTACATAACAAACTCCTATCATGTTCCTGTTACTCAAGAAATTAATGCTTTTGACAAACTTGCATTTGAATCTCAATTCCAAGAACTATCTACTGGTGGGGCAATTAGCTATGTAGAAGTTCCAAATATGCAAAACAATATAGAAGCAGTTCTGTCTATTATGAAGTTTATTTATGACAACATAATGTATGCAGAACTTAATACTAAAAGTGACTATTGCCAAGAATGTGGGTTTGATGGAGAAATTCAGATTGTAAAAGATGAAGATGGTAAGCTTGTTTGGGAATGTCCTAAATGTGGCAATCGAAATCAAAGCAAAATGAATGTAGCTAGAAGAACTTGTGGATACATAGGCACGCAATTCTGGAATCAAGGCAGAACTCAAGAAATTAAAGACAGAGTATTGCATTGCTCATGAACTATTCAGTAATAAGAGATTGTGATATAGCAAACGGAGAGGGAGTTAGAGTCTCCCTCTTCGTTTCTGGCTGCAGGCATCACTGTAAAGGATGCTTTAATAAAATAGCTTGGGACTTTAATTATGGGCAGCCTTACACTCAGGGCACCGAAGATAAAATCATTGCCATGTGCAATCATGATTACATATCCGGACTGTCTATATTGGGAGGTGAACCTATGGAACCTGAAAATCAACCTTACATATTAAAGTTGATCGAAAGGTTTAAATCTACTTATCCTACAAAAACTATATGGATATACACAGGATATACTGTAAGTGATAACTACCAACATATTGATAGTTATGCTGATATTCCTGGTATAACAGATAAAATATTATCTCTTGTAGACGTAATCGTTGATGGAGAATTTAAAGAAGAACTTAAGGACATATCTTTAAAATTTAAAGGGTCGTCTAATCAAAGAATCATCAATCTTAAAACATGCAAAAATCATCAATTTTCTGGTATATATACATGATAATATATTTGCAGCATGTTAGGGTCATGTGCTGTACAAAAATGTACAGATGAAGCGGGTTCGACTCCCGTCGATATATTTTTATCGGTAACAACAAATAACAATAAAAACGAAAAACGATATGAACAACAGAAAAAACAAAACACAGACAAAATCTAATAAAACTATTAATCCTGCTAAAGCTATAGAAGATAAATATGGAAATAAAAACATATTTACAGTAAGGTCTAACTATACTCAAACTATAAGAAAAGCCAAGGAAAACATTATCATAGAGTCTGTATTGGCATTTGCTAAACATTTGCAGGAGCTTAAATCTGAAATGTACATTAAGGAATTTCAAAATGATAATCACCCTGCTTTGGTAAAAATATCATGGCCTGTATTTAAAGGTAAAAACAGTTTCTTTGCAAATATATATATGGATGGATGTCCTGTATTCGATAAAGAAAGCACAGTAATTTCAGGAAATTATGAAATTAAAGACGATCATGTTTGTTTTAAGCATGTTAATGTAGGAACAAAGCGTAAAGCTAATGCAGCTGCTAAGGACTATACAGATATAAATTATGATGCTTACCCTTCGTGGTTTGGATGCAATCTAAGCAAAGATTTCTGTGTTGCTCTTCCTCCTCGTTTGAGAGATGATAGGCAGAACGGAGGCTTAGTTGAAAAATGGATTAAATCTAATATAAAACATATTATTACAAGTATTATAGAGGAGTTTATTCCTAGGATTACAACTTTGTGCATAAAAGAGCTTATGAATAAATGGTTTACAACTTTTGTTGTAAATAAAGAAGGATGCTCAAAATATGTTCGATATACAATAAAAGAGGCTAAAAAAGATAAATCTGAGATTTCTGAAGAAGTAGAAGATGAATATAAGCCATATATTGAATATTTGAAAACCCTTCGAAACATATTCTGTGATGAATATCTCTATAAAAATGCTACAACAGACATCATAACAGATTATATACATATGTTTTTAGGCAATTTACATAAGGATATGCTACAATATATGGCCTTTGATTCACAATATACGTCAGGAAACGAATGTTTATTTAAATTCTCTTCTGTTCCGGAGTTTACCATAAAGTGTAAAAAATCTGATCAGATTAAGGGTATAGTAAAAGGAACATTTACTGATTTAGATGTAAGTAAGCAACGTAAATTTAGTTGTGATTTTGTAGGAACACTAAGTCTTGGTCAAAAATTTTACCGGGTAAGTGTAAGAAATCAATTGGGTATAAACGCAGACCCATTTTTAAACCCTTTTACAACTATGAGTATAGATATAGAAAACTTGAATGCCAAAACCAAAGAACAAAAGATTAAGTGTATTCAATCTGCTGTTTTGAACTGTATTAGAAGTCATTGGCTAAAATATATATGTGAAGAAAGATACGGAGAATCATTTTCCGAATTATTCAGTTATATGATCGGTATTGATGATATACCAACATATATTTCTTTAACTACCACACGAAACTTTATATCTTTCAAAGATTTTAGCAGAGACTATTAAGCATTTTTTCTATATCGTAAGTTATTAGTATATCAATAGGGGATGTAACTAAAGTTAGTTACATCCCCTATTTTCTTTATTTTTTTTACAAATAACAACATACACCTTCAAACATTATGAGTAACAACAAAATTAACGATAGCAAAAACATAGAACAACAGCAATAACAAGACCCTGTTAATCCTGAAATTTCAGAAGGAACATGCCCATTTTGTGGAAGTGACGACATTACATGGGGAAGTCTGAAAGTAGATGACTTTAATGGAAACATATTTTATATGTGCTGGTGCAATAAATGTGAAGAACACTTTAATGTAATTTATGAAACTAAATATGTAGGAACTGAAAAATGTTAATCAATAACAATGACCACAATCAATCCTAAGGATCATCAATGAAAAACGAAAATAACGATAAGCATAATGATAATATAAATAATAAACCATATAAAACAAACGATATGGGCATAGACATATGCTGTGAAAACTGTGTAGATAAAATGCCTTATCCTAACAGCATGCTTTGCAAGGCATGCATACAAGACGACTTTTGCCACTTTTATCCTGCAGATTATGCTATGGAGCGTAGAATTTATAAACTTCAACAAATGTTAAAGGATCAACAGCAACAACACCATGGAAATGATTAACACAATAAAAGATAAATATTTTTCAAGCCTTCTAAGCTATCAAATATATGACCACATTTCTGCAAACAGATATGTTATAAGTGATGTACTTAAAAATAGGATAAAGCAATTTGCTTCCACACTATTTACTGACATAGTAGATCTTAAATATGATCTTATGGGTCGTGAACCTGGCATTCAATCACCTCATATAAGCAAAATAACCTTAAATTCGGAAAATACTAAGTTCTTTGCATATCTACATAATTATCCTTTATATTCAAAACCCCGAACATATGCAAAAGGAAGCATTAAAATAAATCAAAAGGATAATACTATAAAGCTTTACAATATTGTTATAGGTGCAGAAAATGAAAATTGTAAGCAAAACAATGCTGCCTATGGCGTTATAGAACGAAGCATAGAGGATGCAAGCTTTTGCCTGGGACGTAACAGATCACAAGCAAGCCTTAAAAACTTAATCAAAGCCAGAGTGTCAGAAATGCTGATAAAGCATTTTAAAGGCATCGTAAGCCTTACTATAACAGCTATATTAGATAAATGGATAGATGACCTTGACGAGTTCTTTCACAGAACCTACAGGCATGCATATTCAGACGAATCATTGTTAAGGTTCTTTGATGCACCTGAACTTACATGGATACATGCCTCAAGCCAAATCTTGTCACCTAGAATACAAGATACTGCAGTCATGCAAGCATTTATACATCCTGCTATAGATAAATTAAAGTCAATGATACTTGAATATTTGATTTATACAGACATGTATTTACATACAGACTATTCTGCAGGCATGTTTAGAAAACTGCCTAGGTTTCAAAATATAAAAATATCACACGAAGGATGTTTGCATTCATCATGCACACTGTATACATGCTTTGAAAAATCTATGATGGATACCGAACAGCAGCGTATATTTATAGATACATATGTTGATGCTACCATATTCCCAAGTCATGGTGATACGTTTAATCAAAGCAATTTAACGGTAAAAATTATAAATATGCTGACGAAGGAAACAAAAGATCAAATGACCTTTAACCTTCCTGCAACATTTAAAGCAGCTAATGACCTTAAAAGCTTGTATTTAAGCCTAAAAACTAAAAATCTAAAATCGTGGTACGAAAGGCATATCTTTAAAAAGATTGTTAAACCTGCATCTATCTACATGCACTATAAGTTAGCTTTAAAACAAGAATATGGCAACACGGCTGGCTGCATGATTAAGTTTTTAAACGATAACATCTTACATGTTTAACATAATCTAATATTAAAGATAAGGGGTATATCCAGACTTTTACCCCTTATCTTTATTTGTTTTATATGCACTTAGCAACTTAGCTATTTAATAAAAATACCGTCTACATTTGTCATAAATATATGATTATCTTATATTTATCAGATTTTACTTATTTAAATATGTAATATATACATAAAAAATTTTTAAGCTTTTAACCATCAAATACATATAAATAACATGATAATAAACAAAAAAATTACAAAATATAGACCATTTAAAGACCCTAAATTAAATTATATTTTAACATCTTATTGCTCTAATAAACCTAAAGATAATAAAAATATCAACAATCAACAAATTTTAAAAAACTATGTAAATATTTTTGATCCTAGACAAACCAATCCAAACAAATGGTTTAAGATAACGGACATATTTAATAAATATACATATCCTAAAATTTACAAAGATATATATGATTTCTATGATGGAAATATATCTACATCAAACTCATTTAAATTTATAGTCTCTACTCATGACTTTACAAAATATACAAACAGTCATGACCTAGGAGATATATGTTCGGTTTTAAAGAAGCATAATATACAAGCTGCTATAGCCTTGATTCAGATAGGCCTTAACAATGTTTCTGAATTTCGAAAGAAAATAAACAACCAGGATAAAAGTGATAATATCACACAGAATACTTCTACAGAACAACTTAAGCAAAAGATTATAGATCATTACTGCGAAACTCTGCTTTCACGAGATATCGAACGAAAGCTTGGATCTATATATAAGCATATAACAGATGCCACACATAATATAACAGAAGTACGGACTGTAGATTTTAATTGTCCTGATATAAACTTAATTACAAACAAACTGAAGGACCTTGAAACATTGATTAATAGTGACAATTTTATAGATGATCTGGGAAATTTTGAAGAAATCTGCAAAATCCTAGATCAATCCAAAAAGTCTAAATCATACTATGGAGGAGCTATTTTAGATGCAAATGAAAACAAAATGCTGTATGTTAATACGATATCCCCTCATAAGACTGAATACATAGATATAGATACTTTAAGTGTGGGATATAGTATACAAGCTGAATATAATGACATGTTAATTTTAAATGCTTCAGATAACATGGATAAATTCAATGACTTCAACCATACTAACGTATCTGAATCTAATATAAAATATACTGGTATTTACACTTCTATAAATAACAGTGAAGATACCTATATATCAGATGTATCCTATGATATATACGATGCAATTAATAATCTTAACAAGCAATTAAAATCAAATACCTCAAATGCAGATATAGGCCAGTTTAAATATATAAAGCCTGTATATTATACCTTTGATAGTGATATATTTGAAAACAGAAATATCCCTGAAGGTTCGATTTGTTATAAATATAAACCCGTACAACAGGACGGAAAGTATTTAATGGCGCAACCCTGCATGCAAGTAGTTCATAACATCTTAAGAAAAACCAACGAATGTACGAACTTCGCTTTGTCATTAGAAGGGTATTCATCATTTGACTATAATGATAATAAGGTAAAAATAGCAGATGATTCACTTAATGATCCAAATAAACTTGTACCTATAAGTATAGATTATAAAGGACTAAAATCTACAAAATATGTTTCTATCAAAGACCTATGTCAGACATTTGTAGATCAATATGTATTCAGGGCAGAAGTACCAAGAGAAAATTCTAATAGCAGAAATATTAATTTTGTGATAAATGCTGCTCCTATATGGGTATAGAAAGACTGATATATGTATTACTCTAATACACTTAAATACAACGAGACCTTACAGAATGTTATACTTAACTATCTAAAAGAAATACAATCAGATATAGATATTAAACCCAAATGGGAATATACAGTATTTGACAAGTTAGATGAAGGGATACCCTGCTCTGGTCTACAAATAACATATCCTATTGTTCGAGATACAACCGAATTTATAATCAGAACTATAGATGTATATGATGATTATAAAGAACCAAAGGACAAATACTGTGTATTATGTAAAATTTATGTAAGATATCCTAGGAAGAGTGACTACACCCTATGTAACAAATCCTTTCTTGGATCTGCTGTTATGTATCTGGAATATGAAGATAGAAATATGCTTCCCAGAAAACTCATACAAAAGTTAATGCATGATATTGTTATACCTCTATATGCAATACCTTGATATGAAGATAAAATACATACATCTGAAAACATAAAATTTAAACAGTTATTATATAATCAAAAATTAAGATATAGAAAATGCATAGGCTAGCATCTAAAACTGAAAGTTTACAAAAATTGAGCATTTTAATCTCAAAATTGCCCTTATTTTTAGTCTAAAATAACTTTTTTTCAAAAAAGTGAATTTTATGCTTGTATGTGCATAACTTTCATGATTAGAATCTCGGTCGCAGACCGAAACAAGGGCCCCGCAGTTGAGGGGGCCCGAGCTGAACAAAGTTCAGCAACTGCGGAGCTTGTTCGGTTGCTGCGCCCGCTTCGGCGCAAAGCAATCGTCAAAAGCGTAGCAGTTATTAGATGCAGTATAAAAAATATGTTATAAATATATTTGGTATATTGATAAGATATCGATAAAGATAATCATAGGCTATGACTAGGATTATCGCGTCGATATCATCAATGTACCCCTGCAGACTGCATCGTAGCGAAGCCGCCCGCTTTCAGCGAGGCCGATACTCGAGCCGAAGCGCTAAAGCGGATAAGCGTGATTCGCAAGAGGCAGTCAAAGATAAGATTTTAATCTCGATTTAATTGTCATAACAAAAATATAAGCGACATATAAATCCACTGCTAGGAGCTACTGCTCCAATATTTGGATTAGTTTTATTCGCTATTTATCTACAAAATATCATGCAAGGCAACAGCACTATCTCTTGAGTCATCGCTCTATAAACTAAAACCTTCGAGTTTCGCTACGCTCAACTCTTCTGGGTTTTAGTTTATAGGCTCTTCTCTGCGAGATAGGAGCAGTTGCCTGAGGGCATGTAAGAAATTAAAATTTCTTTATAGATAATAGCGAAAGCGCTTCGAAGCTAAAGCTTCTTGGCTGCCAAAGATTTTAAATATGAAAACTGATTCTTGGAATATTTGTGCCTTCATTTTTCCAGGTAACCTATATTTATATAAATTATTATCCTGGCAGTTAATTAACTGCCAGGATTTGTTTTATTTTTTAGCTATGACATCTTAATAATTATCTTGAAATCATGCAGTTCTATATCAATATATTCAAAATATGATAGCTAATATTTTTACAACCAATTGGTTTAAATTAAATCCTATTACAGGAACAACTTTTACTGATACTACTCAGGGTATACCTTTATCTAATCCAGGAGATATAGACATAGTAGCACTTACAGCTACATTAACTAATAATCAAGTAGTTACATCTGCAGATACAGTAGATGTTGTACTGTATAAGAAAATATCAATAGATGCAGATACGTCTGTATTTGTTAAGACATCAGAAAAGACTTTAACTGTAGGTACTGTAGACAAATTTACAGGACTAAAATCAGGGGTATATGTTATTACGGGTTCTACAGAAACTAATCCTGTATATATCGGTTTTGATAATAACCAGGTAGCTTTTAAGCCATTGCCTGCTTCAAGTAGCAATACAGCACATACCATGATAGATCCTTCAGTTAATTATGTAATTTCACCTTTAGCTGCAGAATTAACAGGTAAACTGTTGTAATAATTTAGCTATTAGTACAGCATATGAAAGCAATACAGCTGGCAATAAACGAAGCTTTGCCTGAAGATTTAAGAGACTATAACAGACCTTATAACAAGGATACGTTAAATAATTTACAGGCAGAATTAGCAGTTAAACATCCAGATGATTATGGAAGGGTTATGGATGATATTATTGCTATATCCAGAGACAGTATTTGGAAGATTGCTCCTACGCTTTCATTGGAAGATTTTAAGCCTGTATTTGATAAAAAGGGTAAGATTGATAAAATGCTGGAAAAGGCTAGATTAGCCAGAAAAACCATCAAAGATAAAAATAAGCGGGATGCATATATAAAGCATCTATATGAGCAGGCTGCTGTAGATTTAGAAAAAGATACGTATGAAGCAGCAAAGCTTAATAAAGAAAATGGCAAGCAAAATAATCTGTTTGATGCAGTAGCTTCAGGAGCTAGAGGTAACAAAACGCAGTTTAAAGCTATTGTAACCACTCCAGGAGTATATACAGACTATAAAGGTGAAACTATACCCATATTTTCCAGAAAAAGCTATGGAGAAGGGATTTCACTGCCTTCATATCTTTCTAGTACATACGGAACCAGACAATGCCTTGCAGAGGATACAAGAGTAAGGATGGGAGACGGTACTGTAAAAGAAATAAAGGATATACAAGAAGGCGAATGGGTTATGGGATATAATAAAAGCAATGGAAAAACATATCCGGTAAAAGTAGTTAAAAAATTAGATCAGGGTAAGCAGCAGGTTATGAAGCTGTCTTTAAATGATAATAGTGCATTAAGAGCTACATTGGATCATAAGTTTTTAACTAAATAATCTTTACATCTCCCCCCCCCATCTGTTTGACTATTTTATTATTATGATTAAAAGAGCTAATGTAAATTATTGTAAAGAAGTATTTAGGAAGTATAGCAAAATAAAAGTAAATGACCTAGAAGAAAAGCTACCTAAATATGATTACCTAGATACTGTATCAGGACTTTTGCCTGTAAAAACTCCAGCTAATACTATAGGATATAGGCGTGCAGGTATGGCTGAAGGACTATCAGAAGTCATGGGACAAGAAGAAACACCATTTTCTGTAAAATATCCGAAACTAACTGAAACTATCGCAAGACTAGCTACAGGGGTTCCTACATATTTTCTTGTAAGAAACTATTTTAAAAACAAGGGTCTGAAAAATAATTTCCTAGCATCAATACCAGCAGTGATACCATCCTTTTTGTCACAAGCAGGAGGTGTAGCTGCAGCTAAATTATACAGAGAGCATCAAATTAAGAAAATATTGAAAAAATACAAAGATACACCCGAAACCGAAATAGATCCTTCTCGTATAAAATTGATACCAACCAATGCAGGTGCAGACAGCAATGCTATTTCATTTTTGAATCCTGATACATATGTAGGAAAATTGGAATCTAAGTTGCTACATACTTAGATTGGTAATACATTAAATTTTCACTATATAATAGCGATATCTGAATCCCGATATCGCTATGTTTTTCACTTGATTAGAGATACCAACATCAGTTCTATCTGTGTTGAGGTTGCGACCAAATCGGTCTTTTTAGAACTTAAGTCTTTGCAAGTTAGAGTATTAAGGTTGCGACCAAATCGGTCTTTTTTTGTCGCCAGGTTCTGTATCTTAAATTTTTAATATAATAACTTGACTCTCCAGCTATGGCTGTGCTAAGTTATATTTATGTTAACAGAAGAAATAAAGGAAAAGTTAAATCAACAAGGTCATATATCTCCTAAACAAATGGTTAGTATATCTGAAGGTCTTATTGTGCCTGAACAATATAGAACCAAGATAGAATATATTTACTGCCAGGTATATGGTATAGAACCTAAAAGATGTAAATGCGGAGATCTGTGTACGTTTATCAATTTTAAAAAGGGATATAGTAATACATGTGGTAGAAGAACTGAATGCATATATGCTAAGCAAGACTTAATATCAAAGATGCAAGCTACGAGTATGGCTAAATACGGAGTAGCTAATCCCATGCAATCCGATGTCATTAAAAACAAGCTATATGATTCTAACATGAAAAAGTATGGCGTAGGGCATTGCATGCAGAATCCTGAAGTTAAGATTAAAGTTAAAGCAACCAATATTAAAAGATATGGTGTAGAAAATCCATTAGCATCTAAAGAAGTACAAGCTAAGGTTGCAGAAACCAATAAGCTTAAATATGGAGCCTGCAACGTGTTTGGATCTAAAGCAATTAAAACCAAAATTAAAGAAACAAACCTTAAGAAATACGGTGTAGATAATCCGGCAAAGTCCGAACAGATTAAGCAAAAGATTAAATCAACAATCCAGTCTAAATACGGATACTCTTCCTATACATCCACCGAGGAATATAAGCAGCATATGATTGATACCTTTGGAGTGACTAATATAGCAATGTTGCCGGAGGTAAAAGAAAAAGCAAGAAAAGCAAAACTATTATCTACATATGATAAAATTTTAAATCAGCCTAATATAGACAAGATACAGCCTTTGTTTACCAAAGAAGAATACGAGGGATCACATAAAAGAAGTCTATATAAATGGAAGTGCTTAAGATGCGGTAAAGAATTTGAAGCATATTATTGGTCATCAAATCATCACTTGCCATTGTGCCCGTCATGTGACACGTCTACTTCTCTTGTGCATCAAGAACTGATAGAATGGCTAAAATCAAACAATATAAATGTTGTGGTTAATGATAGAAAGACTATAGCTCCTTTAGAACTAGACATATGGCTTCCGCAACTAAATATAGCTATCGAATTTAATGGAACATATTGGCATTCGACATATCATATCTCACAATCTGACTACCACATTAATAAACTGTTAAGATGCAAAGATAAAGGCATACACCTTATACATATATGGGAATATGCCTGGCTATCTAAGAAGCCACAGATTCTTCACAGACTGTCTTCAATCTTAAATATTAACCAAACAAGAGTATTTGCCAGAAACTGTACAGTAAAAGAAATATCACCTGAAATATCTAAAGAGTTTGTAGATACATATCACCTGCAGGGATTATCTAATGCTTCAGTTAATTTAGGACTATATCATAAATCAGAACTGATAGCTGTAATGACATTCTCTAAGCCTAGGTTTAATAAAACATATCAATGGGAGCTACTTAGATTTTGTTGTTCAAAATATAAAGTCATAGGAGGGGCATCCAAGCTTCTTAAATATTTCGAACGAAATTATAATCCAAAGTCTTTGGTTAGCTATGCAGATAGATGCTGGACTGAAGATAACAATAACCTATATGCTAAATTGGGAATGTATTTAGCAGTACCCGTAGAAAAGATAAAGCCTAACTATAAATATGTAAAAGGATCTACAGTATTATCCAGATATCAATGCCAGAAGCATAAGTTGCAGGATTTACTGGGAGCAGATAAGTTTAATCCTGAATTATCAGAGACAGAAAACATGATAAATAACGGATATTATAAACTTTTTGATTGTGGAAATCTTACGTATGTGAAAGAGTATAAGGATAATGCAATCTAAATCTGATGTTATACCTTTAAAAGATATTTTAGCTTCTGAATCTAAAATAGTAGGGATTGATGATAAAACATTTACCATTGTTTCTGCTAAGCCTTCGAAAGCTGAAGTACAATGTTATGATATAATGGTAGATTCTCCCGACCATTTATTTGTATTGGAGAATGGTATTGTTTGTAGTAATTCTGTTGTACAGATTAAAAAGGGTACTGCTACGGCCGGTGGATTAGGTAAGGAATTGAACAGAGCCGTTACTAAAATGGTAATCAACGGCATTAAAGACTTATCAGATAATGGTATAGATTTAGATGTAGATGATGATTCGCTTCATGGAAGAGTCTTGGCAAGAGAAGTAGCAGGATTTAAACCCGGAACAGTTGTAGATAGAAATGTATTAAGAACATTGCAGGAAAAAGGTATTAAAAAAGTCATAGTTCATTCTCCTATAGCAACTGTATCAGCAGAAGGAATACCTGCAGAGGCATTTGGTTTAGATTTTAATAGAATGCTTCCTAACGTAGGAGATCATGTAGGATTACAGGCTTCTACAGCATTGTCAGAACCTATGATTCAAGGTTCACTATGTCTTGCTGAATATACTGAAGTGAGGATGGCTGATGGATCTGTTAAACAAATTAAAGACATAAAACCGGGAGATATGGTTTTAGGATCAGATAAATCCGGCAATCATTTTCCTGTTAAGGTTAAAAATGTTTTTAACCAAGGTTTAAAGAATGTAAATCAATATACATTTGAAACCAGCAATGGAAATAAGATTACCGCAGACTGTACAGAAGATCATAAATATTTAATAGATCAACAAGCATAAGATATGGGTTTATATTACTATAAGAAGTTTGCTAATTCTTTGCTATATAATGGAACTTCATTTCATGTATTAAATGATAAAGGAGAATCTTTATATAGTGTTCCCGCTTGGTCTGGTAAGGGAAAATATATGAACAAGCCTGAATTTACAAAGATTAAAGGTGCAGGACCTATTCCTTCTGGAACTTATACTTTAGGCCAGAGGGAAACAAATATGCAAAAAGATTCTAACGGTCATGGTATATTAGGATGGGCTTCAAATGGACTATCTAATATGCGAGGAGTAGGAAAGCTTTGGAGATTCTTCACCAGCAAAGATTATAGAGATTTTAGTCATTTTAATAATAGGAAAATGTACCCTAACGCTCCTGTGTTTGCTAAACATCCTTATGGCTGGGGAGAATATAGATTTGCTTTAAAGCCTGATAAAGGCACAGACACATTTGGCAGAACTAATATGTATTTGCATGGAGGAGCAGAACCAGGTTCGTTAGGATGTGTTGATATAGGAAGTGCATTAAAACATATTGTAGAAGCGAGACCAGAGTTAGGCATTAATAAAGACATGAAACTAAAGGTAGATTATAATGCTAGAAATATTCCAGTTTTTAAACCATAATCCATGCCACAACTTTCCCAACCATTACTTCCTCATCAGCAAAAGGTATTAGAGAAAATATCTGATCCTAATCAGCATGGTCTTATAATTTGGCATGGATTAGGAAGCGGAAAGACAAGAAGCAGCATAGAATCATATAAATCTTTAAATCCTGATTCGGCTATAGTTGCATTGCCTAAATCTTTAGAAGAAAATTATCTAAAGGAATTAGATAAATGGGATAATAGCCATAGTAAAAAGCAAAATTTAAGCCTGTTAAGTCAGCAATTATTGGGAAGGTTATCTAATACTGATAAGTTAAATCCTGATATGCTGATAGTTGACGAAGCACATAGAGCAAGAACTTCAGGAACTAACTTAAATAAGGCTTTAACAGATTTAGCTAAAAAATCTAACAAAGTTCTACTTCTTACAGGCACTCCGGTTTATAATAAGCCAAACGACATTTCTGCTTTAGTTAATATGGCAGCAGGAAAAGATGTTTTGCCCGTTTCTGATGCCGATTTCGCAGAGAAATATATAGATAAAAAGAAAGTATATCCTTCTTTGTGGAAGAGATTCTTAGGGGTCACACCCGGAGAAGTTAAGTCTTTAAAAAATAAAGATAAGTTAAAATCTATATTAGAGCAGTACGTAGACTACTATCCTGGAAGTAAAGAACACTTTCCTGATATTAGTACGGAAACAGTAAAAGTAGAAATGTCACCGGAACAGGTTGATATTTATAATACAGTTTTAAAAAAGATACCTTGGGTCTTGAGAAAGAAGATTCAGTTAGGCATGCCTGCTAATAAAAGAGAAACCGAGAAGCTGGTAGCCTTTTTGTCAGGTTTAAGAGCATTGTCTAATAGCAGTAGTGGATTTGTTTTAGATGAAAACAAAGTTCATTCTCCTAAAATAGATAAAGCCTATGAGAACCTACAAAAAATGCTAAAATCTGATCCTGGCGCTAAAGCCATTGTGTATAGCAATTATCTTAATAATGGAGTGAATATATACAAAGCTTTGTTGGAAAAGGATAAGATTCCTTATGGAGAATTTAGCGGAGAGGTTAAAAACAGTGTAAGAGATAAGTTGGTAAAAGAATATAATAAAAATAAGCTAAAAGTTTTATTGCTTTCGTCTGCGGGAGGAGAAGGGCTGGATTTAAAAGGTACAAGGCTTGTACAGTTATTAGAACCACATTTTAACAATGAAAAAATTAACCAAGTAATAGGCAGAGCAGCAAGATATAAGTCACATGATGAATTGCCTGAGGATAAGAGAAAAGTGTTAGTTCAACATTATTTATCCCAGTTGCCTAAGACAGGATGGTTAATTAAGAAAAGAGATATGTCTACAGATGAATATTTACAACAAATGGCAGACGATAAACAAAAGTTAAACAATCAAGTATTGGATTTGATTAAATCTGCATCTAGTACAGATAAAGAAATTGCACCTGCAGATCATCTATTACCTACAGCCATAGCCGGAGGCATATTAGGTTCTGGGGTAAGTCTGGCTTATATGGCTATTAAAGACACCTTAAATAAAGATCAAAGCGAAATGGAAGATCCCATGGTAAAAAGGAAACGCGTTATTAAAAACATGTTAATAGGTGCAGGCATAGGAGCATTGGGCGTAGGAGCATTTAATACATATGACAATATAAGTCGAAATGCTAAAATGAAATTATTAGATGAACAATTAAGGCGATTAAAAGCTTAAATTTCTTGATAAAACTAAATTAATTCATTTATATATGGTAATTATGATTAAAAGAGCTAATGTGAATTATTGTAAAGAAGTGTTAAAAACTTATAAAACACAGGGTATTGTAAAACATGCAGGAGCCTTAAAAGCTTTATCTAAAATTGTTCCTGGTGTAGCAAAGAAGATTCCTGTATCTAAATTTAAACCTGAACTTAGTACTTACAGAAGTGCCTTATCGAGTATGGGAGCTTCTGCTAAGGATATAGCGAAAATGTCAGGTAACAAGCTTAAGGAAAAAGCATACGCTCTTAGAGAAAATCTTTTACGCGGTAAATGGTTAGATACTACAGAATCACCTTATTCACAAGCCGTGTCAGATGCTTTTAAGTCAATGAAACCTGAGGCACGTTATCAGGAATTAAAGAGAACAGAATCTTTAGCTAAAGATTTACTAAATCAGATTAAGATTCATCAATGACCTGTAGGGTAGTCATAGCAACTACTCCTTGAGATTTCATAGTATTAAGAATAAACGGTATAATCATATTTATGATAAACAATAATTTAAAAGAAGATTTACTTAAGATGGCAGCTGAGATGGCAAAGAATAAAACAGAATTTACGCCTCCTAAAGCTCCACCTGTAAAGCAAGTTAATACCGGATCAGAACAAGGCAAATTACCAGATTTGCCTTATAATCCTACATCTAATGTGAGAGCTGTAACACAGGCACGCTTATCTCAGCCAAGACAGCCTATTATTGTTGACAACAACACTACAGAAAAGACAGCTGCAATTAAGCGTTATTTGCAAAAATATAAAGGCTAAGTTAGATGTATAAGTATGCTTTAATGGGAGTGTTTTTTGCTGTTGTTGTATTTTTTGCAATCAATAGGATTAACTTAAATTTTAGTAAAGCCGAATCGTTGATTGATTGGAAAGATATAGCTAAGCAAAAGATTAAATATAACGAAGGTAATAATTCTTACAGGATTTATAAAGAAATTCTTCCTAATAATGAATCTATATTTGTATTGCCTTACGGTATTCTTATAACTCCACATGTTAAGAATAGGCTTCAAGGTTTAGGATTTAATGAAGAGCTGCAAGATAGACTGCCCATATCTAAGCATATATGTGATGCCATATTCGAATTAGAATTTAATGACAGATTGGTATATCTAAATACTTATCCGGAATTTAAAGAATTGTCAGGCATGGCTAAGGTTGCAATTTCAGATTTGCATTGGGTTGCTAATATTGTTGGAGGTTGGCCTGAATTTACACATGCATTGGAAACAAAAAACCACGAAGGCATGATATTGTCTATAATTCACAGTAAGGCATACAATGATGAAAATCGAAGATTAAAAAGCAATCCACATGCCATGACGAGATGGAAGTTAGCCGTAAATATATTAAAACAAGAATTTAAGGTTGACTTTGATCTGTGATATTTAAAAATTTCTAATAAATTTAATCTTTATAAACATGTTTAATCCAGATAATTACACACATACAGAATTAGTTAAATTGGCTTCCATTGGAGAAGAAGCTTTGCTTAATTCAATTGAGTCAAAAAATGCTAAGAAGATTGCAACAGTAAAAAAGTTAGCTAAAACTTTAAAGAAAGCTTCTGCTGAATCATCCGCAGAAGGTAATTCAACCCTGAAAAATGTAGGTATAGGGCTAGGAGTAGGCGGTGGATTGGGTCTTGTAAAGAAGCTAATCGAACACTCCAGAACTAAAGACGATGAAAATGCTGACAATAGTTTAAAATCTTATTTGAAGAATATAGTTGGTGGAGCTTTGCTTACAGGCGGTGTTGCTGCAGCATATAATCCTTTGAAATCAAAATTGAAGGATTGGTATAAATCTCAGAAAATTATTGCAGAAAAAGCTGCTGATAGAGAAAAGAATCCTGTATTTAAATTTGAAGAAATAATAAAATTTCCTAGAAAACAAACAAAACCAACAATTAAAGACCTTATTATAGGCAATATTCCTAAAGAGATAGAAAAACCTATTTTGGTACAAGATTATGAGAAACTTCCTAAATCAGAAAAATCAAAATGGGATATTTCCGATCCTCAGGTTATAAAGGAAAAGGTTGTGGATAATGACTATGAAAAACCTTCTAAGCTTTATAATATTTTAAAATTTGTAAACGCTATAGCGACTCAGAAATAAACTACAATGGCTAAGAAATTTTCAAAATCTAATATTTCTGAGGATGTTGTAGAACCTATAGCATCCAAAGAAGAGGTATCTGCAGTACAGGATGAAGTACCTGCTAATGAAGTTGCAGAAAAAGTCGTAAATAAGCCAGACTTGGAAACTACCTTGCATGTTGCAGAACCCGTAATATCTAAACAAGCGGCGACTGTAGAGCTAAAAGAAGAACCTAAATCTAATGTGTCATTAAATAATCAACGCATTCATGGAGGTTTTTATAGAAATTATGGAGGATTAATATAATGCCCGCTAAATCTAAAGCTCAACAAAGATTATTTGGAATGGCATACGATGCCAAGAAGAACAATATTCCTTCGAAGGAATTGTCTCCGGAAGTAGCGCGTCTTAAAAAGATGCTCTCAAAAAAGCAGCTAAAAGATTTTGCTGCTACAAAGACAGAAGACCTGCCGGAACACAAAGATAAAGAAAAATCCGAGAAACGAGCATCTTTATCTGAAAAGATTTCAAAGTATGCAGCTTCCATTAAAGTCGTACCCGCAGAGACAGTATCTGTACTTCCTAATACAAAGTCTTTAAATCTTAAGCAGTTTAAAGATACTAATACAATTAAAAGAGCTTCTTTAAATGAAAAGATGCATAAGTATTCAGGAGCAGTAGGCAGATTGGCATTAAAAGGCCTTGGGCTGGCTGGAAAAGGTATAAAAAATGTAGGCAAAGCTGCATGGAAAAATAAAGGCACTACTGGTCTTTTAGGTCTTACGGCATATGATGTAGCCAGCCAAGAAGATCCCAAATCCTTAGGAGAATTGGCATCTGATGAAGTATCAAATATTTATAACAAAGGTGTTTCACATTTGCCAGAATCTTGGCAAGGATGGTTAAATGATCCTAAAAATAAAAAAATGCTAGCTGACATAGGTTCTCTTGGTGGAGCAGGACTAGGCAGTTATGCTTTGTCTAGCTTGTTAACATCAGGAATGGATGATGGATGGCTTAAATCTACATTAAGAGCCCTTGGTACATTAGGTGCAACAGGTGCTGCAGCTTATGCAAGAGGTTATACTCCTTCTAAGTTGTTTGGGAAATCAAATAAGTAGTCCTAACTTAGTATTTCAATAAAATTGACAATATTTAATAAGTGTGAGACATTGTTTTCACACTTATTTTTATGTCTAATCCAGAACATGTAACATCTCTTCCTAAGAATAAAGGAATGATAAAAGAAGTTCCCATAGAAGGAGAGCAGCAACAACATGCACCTGACACATGCTTAACAGCAAATGATGTATTGAATGCTATATATGAAGAGCATCCCGAACATTTTAATCCTGTTAAGCTGAATACATCTATTTATGATGGACCTGATGACAAACTGTTTCTTATACGAGATAAAATATCAAAAGGCTTAGCAGGATTTGTTGGATTACAAAAGAGAGAGCTGTCTTACAATGATAATAACCCCGCATATTATATTAGCATAGGAGTTTTACCAGAGTACAGAGGAAGAGGAATAGCTAAGCATAATGTTTTAAAAGCAATAAAATCCTTTACTTCTAAAGATGATGATTTACTTTGGACTGTAAATAAGGGGAATGATGCAAGCATAGCCTTGTATAATTCCTTAGTAAATTCAGGAGAAATACCTAATAAAAAATTTAAATTAGTAATAACTTAACATGCAAACTATTGAAACCATTCAAAAACAGATTCAAGAATATAGACAGAGCCTTGTAAATGATTTGGCCGAAGGAAATGAATTTAAGAAAATAGCATTCATTCCTGCACCTCCTAAGCAGGCAGCCGCTATGCCTCCTCAAGGTGATCCCAATGCCATGCCTCCACAGGGCGATCCTAATATGCCACCTCCTCCACCTCCCGGAATGGACCCTAATGCCGGTATGCCACCTGCAGGACCAGATCCCGCTATGATTGATCAAGTAGTAAATATGGTTGAGCAGTTGGGAAAGGGATTTGAATCTTTAGAACAAGAAGTAAATATGCTTAAGCAGCAGCAAATGGATATAGTTACAAAAAATGCAGAGACTCAGGGAATGCTAAATACTATTCTCAGTATACTGCAGAAAGGTACTATTCCTAATGCTCCTCAGCTTAATGCTCCTTCAGCATAGCCAATGCCTATAAGAATCCGATATCAAGATAAGACCGTTCAAACATTACCAGACTCTGCAATATTTGTAGAGCTGGTTAATGATTTTGGAGAAGTATTAGCTGTAGCTACAGAAAATCCAAAAACTAAGTCTTTTAAATTTTTTGATGGTGATTCTATAAGTGCCAAGAAATATATGGCATTTTTTAAGGTTCCTTTTGTAAGGCAGACAATAAAATTAAACGAAAAAGATTTAAATGCTTTAACAAGCAATAAATAACATGTCCGCAGTTCCAGCATCATTAATAGCATCAGGTAGTATAGTAGCAGGGTATCAAGAAGCAGATGCATTCAACTATAGTGCCACAGGTATAACTACCCCATCTATTCACTTTAGTAATGGAGGATCAGGAGATACATATAGTTACTATACCTTATTATATGATCAAGCTAATCAAGGTTTGATGATAGGTGACTCCTTACTGTTATATGATGGTATAAGTTCATTTTATGCAGGAACTGCTAGCTTATCTTATCTTAATGTAGGTCCACGTTCTTCCACTGACACTCCTGGAGTTATCTATGCTTCTTATGCAAGCGCGTTTTTTGGAGATACTACTGTAGATTCCTTAAGTGCGAGCAAGATTACTGTAGGTGACTATATAACGCTTACAGATTACAATGATTCTTCTGCATATGTAAATATTGTTTCAGTATTTCATAAGGCTACAAGTAGCACAGGTCTTATGCCAGATCCTGACGGTGCAACTTTACCAACAACCGGTGCAGTTAAAAACTATGTAGAGGTTGAAAAAAATTCATTAGCTGCCATTTATCCTCAGCTTGATGGATCAAATCTATCAACAATAAAATCTGATTTATGGCTTCAAGCATTACAAGCAGTAGGATTAAGTACATTTGGAGATTTATCAGATTTAAATGAATATAGCGCTTTAGTATTCCCTGATTCCAGTGCTACTATTAATTTGGTAGGCTATGTAGACCATATCTATAAAGATTATGTTACATCTGACATATTATCGGGTTATGCAAAGCTTCAGTGCAATTTAAGCGACTATTCTGAATTTTCGGCTTCGTATATAAATTCTTGGCAAGAAACACTTGACATCTACCCTAAGGCTCAGCTAGAACCTGTGCTAAATAATCTGGAAACATCTAAAGCAGACCTTTCCGGAACTAATCTAAGTGGAAGCTCTTTCAATGATTCTGTTTGGCGTGCAGCATTAGATGTATATTCAAAAGATGATGTTGATAGAGGATTCACCAAAACCGATGCTAGTAACATTGTTAATGTTGAAAGTTGGAGAAATAAGCTGGGAGTATTATCTAAGACCGAAACCTCCAATCTTATAAAACAGATGCAATGCGTTGTTATTAATACCGATACAAATAGGTTAATGACCTATAATACCGAATCAGGAAAATGGGTTGAGTTGACTATAAAAGGTACAAATCAGGATGAATATTATCCTGTATATGCCGATATGGTTCCTCAGCCTGCATCGTAAAAAATTAAACAAGAAAGATAGAAAAACAAAATGATAAAAGATATTTTTGAAAAAATTTGCGAAGCTGCGAAAAAAGAACAAGCCACAATACAGTCATTTACTTATTATAAAGAATCTGGCAAAGATCCTGTAATGATGATTAATGGGAAGCCTGTTGATGATGTTACATGCTGCAAGGATATTGACTTGTTGAACATTGAAGATGAATGCGAGGATTTGTTTGAAACATGTCCAGAAGATGAATCCTTGTTGAAAGATTTAGAGTCTATATTTGGAGGATATGAACAGGACTGCAAATGTTCGTGCAAAAATAAAGAATGCGGAGAGCATTGCGCATGTGAAGATAAGAAGTGTTCTTTGGGTTCTTTTGCATCTAATGAAGAATGCATAGACGGCAATAAGATCATTGTAGAGGAATCTAGTGTAGATGAGGATTTAGACATTAGAGCTTTTGTAGATGCTACAAGTCCTGTTACTACAGTATTTTCACAGGAAGCTCAGTTTGTAGAGCATCTTTCTAAGCCCTGGACTGCAAAAAGAGCAATACAACATCTTGAGCGGCATCCAGATGCTAATACTAAGATTACATTTGCAACATTTAAAGATCCTAAGACGAACAAGAATAAAACCTATACAATTCTTGTAACAGTTTCAGAAAATTAATAATAAGGCTGGATTAAATCCAGCCTTATGTTTCTATGGTAGTATGCAGAAATTTTTTAATATTTGGTTTTTTACTATAGCTTTAATTGTCATGTGCTCTTCTTGTACGAGCACGTATGATCCTGCTTCAATAGCACTGTTTAATGAACAGCAACGTGTATATTGGATTATAAAAGAAAATCCTAGTTTAATTGAAAAAGATGTTGAGTACTTAAAATCTTTAGGATGGTTTAACAGCTATAAAGATCCTGACCGTACAGCATATATAGAAGGGTCCATAAAGCTTTATAAAAACAGACAAGATTATATAGAAGAACAGGATGGTGAACAGTAATGTCATGGATATCAAACATATGGAATAACATTAAGTATACGTTCGTAAAAGAACCTAAGTATACCGGATGCAAGGCAGATCCAAAAGATGATAGAGACCATATAAAGGATGTGTCCAACCTAGAGCTTCCCAAAGCTTCAGCTAATTTAAATTTCTCTTTAAGAGAATACTGTCCTCAAGTAATGGACCAAGGTCAGACCGGATCCTGTACAGGATATGCTTCTGCTTACGCTATCCATATCTTAATTTCAAAAATGGAAAAATTGTCAGGTATTGATAATATGAATGTGCCTGTATTTTCTCCTTTATGGAATTATTATCATGCTAGATTAGTAGACAATCAGGATGCTTATACGTCAGATGAAAACTTTTATAAGCATGACGGAGGAGCTACATTGCGTGGTACTATGAAGGCACTTAAAACTTACGGATCAATACCCGATGCTAACTATAACTTATCTACAACACGTCAACTCCCTTCCAAGCTTAAGGGTGCATCAAAGACTTCTTTTAAGATTAAAGAATATTTAAGCATACCCAATGGGTTTTGTATTGAAAGCTTAGAAACCGTTCAAAAGATTTTATCCATAGAACAACTTCCTATTTTAGCTTGTATCAATTTTTATTCAGAGCAGTTTAGTGAGGCTAATCTGTATGGTTTGTTTAGAAAGTTAGATGGTACTAAACATTTTTATGGCTCTCATGCTATATGCATAACAGGTTGGAAATGGATGGAAGGGCATCTATGGATAGAGTTTATAAATAGCTATGGGAAAGACTGGGGAAAGAAAGGATATGGCTATTTCGATGCAGAAATGCTAGATGATAAGGAATATATATCTTCTTTGTGGACATTTGATAAGGGGTATTTTTAATCATGTGGACAACCATAATAAATTATTTGCTGGCTATAGTATCTAATATAACAGGCTTGTTTTATAATCGAAGCAAGAATACAGATTTAACCAAACAATGCGAATCTGAAGCAGTTATAGAAGAAAGAACGAAAAGAGATAAAGATATTGAAAAGGCATTGGAGAGCGGAGATGTATCAGAAATACAGAAACATATTACTCATTAGTTTTGTTTTCTTTGCATTTGGATGCACAAGTATAACAAATCCACATCTTAAGCCTATTACAACTGACAATACTTCTATAGATGCTTATGGGGGAAATACAAGTGGTGTTGTAGGCATAACTCCAGATAAAAAGATTATCTTAACACCAGATGCAGTAGATTTTTATAATGAGCTTATTAAAGTCTATGGACATAAGATAACTCCTAAGCTAAAAACCAATGATGGCATATCTAAGGATAAGCTTATTATAGACAGCAAAGAATATTTTACAATAGAACCGTATTACTTTAGAAGATTTGGTGATATGGTTATATTTTACAGAAGAGATCAAACCCTTAAGGATTATTAAATATGACAGAAAAAGAAAAAGAAGCTTATAGAAACTATGTAAAGACCGGTATGACATCTATTATTGGTATATCAGCTAACGGACCTTCAGGAGAAGAATTAACAAAGATGTATGCCGAAGACCCAAGGCATAATATAAATAGGGACATATCCGATATAGCACTAAGCAGAGGAGCAAAGTCTATATTGACCGATCCCGAAAACAATCCTTTGGATATTGATAAAATAGTAGCATCAGATGCTAAATCAATAGTGCAAGCTATAGAATCTGAAGAACCTCCTAAAAAGAATACAAGGCGAAAGCCTAGAACTAATGTTAAAAAGATTGTTACTAAAGGTTCTACTTTAAAACAATTGCAAGAGCAGTTAGATTCTTTAAACGATCTGCTGCATAGAAAAGATATAGAAATACAAGCTTTACAGCAGGCTTTGCACGATATTGCAGGATAGTATATTTGACAGTGCTTGTTTTTCTAACCGCATCTAATGTTGACATTTAGATGCGGTTTTTAAATTATAGATATAGTAATTAAAATTATAGTAATAATGGATAATCCTACTACATCTTCTGATCAACATTATGTAAATAATGATTTATTTCCACCGGTATCCGTAAGCAAAGAGACAGAGCTTTTAATTGAATCTGAAAAACCAGATAAGATTCAAGCCTATTTGCTTAGGACTGTAGATGTGATGCGTCAACAGATATCTATGCTTATACATGTTGTGTCAGATGTTTATAGGGAATCCAAGAAGACAAATGGAAAGGTTATAAAACTTCAGGAGTGGAAAGAAGAGTACGAAGACATTCTTCCAGATGCCATTATAGCTGTAAATAAACATGAAAGGTCTATAGAAGAGCATAAAACTATACTTAATGACATTAATGAGAAGGTTGAAGTACATAATACATTAATGACAAAGACTTCTACTATTAGTGATTTTATTGTTAAAGTCGGGGTGTTTGTAGGTGCAACAATAGCCACCGTAGCAGCTTTAGTAGAAATTTTCAAATAAATTTTTCTATAATGTCTATCATTAAGGTACAGGCAAATCCTAATAAAGTAGCATTTAATCTAGATGCTGCATCACGTAATTCGTATATAATACCTAATGTTATAACTACTACCCCTTCCCTTAAAGATAAACTTGTATCCTTGCCTGGAATATCCCCTATAGAATCAAAATATTTAAATACTGCTATGGTGGATCCTGATTCTGGTAAAATAGTTTATCCAGAAGATTACTCCATAACAACAAAAGAACTTCAGTTGCAGATAGATTCTATTATAGAAAAAGGTATATCTTATTCTGTAGTAGATTTGCTTCCGACTAATCCTAAAGAAGGAGTGTTTTATTATTTGCGGATTACAAACCCTTCAAATCCTCAACAGCAATATGTTGAATATACGTGGGTAATAGATCCGGTATCAGGATCACATTGGGAAAAGTGGGGTTTGGATTATCAAGACTTAATTTCTGAGTTTGTATTAAAAGATGCTTCAAACTTAACTGAGTCCGATAAGAAATCTTGGGCAGAATCATTAGGTTATTTAACCTCTGATTCTGTCTTAGATAGTGGAATTATCAACATTACCTCAACATCGGCAAAAACATCGGCAAACGTTTTTGGAACATCCATAGATAAGAATATAATTTATTCAGATACTTTTACAATAGATGTATCTAACAAGAATTTTCCACTAAGATTGTATGTTAGAGACGATATAGGAACTAATGTCATATACGACATAATTGATAACACGCTAATAATTAAAGAGATTATTTCAAATGATGTTGCAAAATTAAATGTTACGTACTCTAATGGTATTATAACTTTTACAACGGATAATACAAGCATATCCAAATTTAGATATGCTTTAATTCAACTTTAATATATATATATGCCAGTAATAAACAGATCTCAGATTACATTCGGTCTTACTCAGACTACCGCCCCCAAAGTAGGGAATTTTGTTATTTATGACGGTTCCGACCTTTTGTGGTACATAAATAGTAAATGGGTAAAAATTGCCGCCAATCCAACCGTAAATGGTGTTCAGATTGGAGAAAATACCTATACGGACATCAACGATGCTGTAGAAGCTATTGGTGCCGTAGTTAATGACCTGGTTGCGTCTTCAGGTGTTACATCTGTTAACGGTAAAACGGGTGCAGTAACCTTGACTGCTACGGACATTGGTATTACAACAATATCGGGCGTAACAGCTTCGAATATCCAAGAAGCCTTGGAAGCTATTAATACAAAAGCTTCTACTGCATATCATGCAAAGGGTGATGCTACTTGGGAACAAATTCAAGCATTGCCCTATCCTGCGGAAGGCGATGTCTATAATATTACTACAGAATTTACACTTAATGGATCAACATATCCTGCCGGTACTAATGTAGTTTATACGTCGGGTGGTTGGGACGTTCTTTCTGGTTTTATAGACTTGTCAGGATATCAACCAAAGAATGTTGCGGACGCCACAGCAACCGCTTTAGGTCTTACTACAGATAAGTCGGTCGATGCTGCTTTAGTAGCTTTAAATACAAATAAAGCAAATTTAAGCGGAGCAACATTTACAGGTGATATTACTGCTCCTACTGTAACAGCTACAACATTAAAGTTCTCTGGAGATAGTACAGATTCTGTTACAGGCGTAGATACAAGTACCGATGTGGCTGCGTCTAATTACACTCCTGCAGACGCAAATCTTGTTACTGCAAAAGCCCTTCAGACAATAACAGGAAAGTATATTTTAATTGACTCAGTTGCTTCAGTAACAGGGTTGAAAATCAAAGACCCTAATAACACAAGTGCATTTTTAGACATTAGCATAAGTTCAGATTATGTTTCTATTTCAGACGCAAGCTTTACAGGTTCAGGTGTAACAGGCACAGGTAAGCTTGTAACAAATGATACGTTATCTTCTTATGTAAAAGAAAACGATAGTCCTACATTTGGTGGTGTAACCATTGCTTCCTTGTTGAATATGGATGGTGCATCAATTACTGGTATTGACGTAAGTCAAGATCTTGCATCCTCTTACACACCAAGTGATTCTAATTTAATAACAGCCAAGGGCGTATATGATTTAATTCAGTCTGAAATTTCAGGGATTGATGCTTCGGATTATGTAAAGAAATCAGATACTGGAACACAAACTATTCAAGGCAGTATAACCGTTGCAGGTACCGTCAAGACTTCAACGTTTACGTTTGATGGAGTTAATTCCGTAACAGGCATTGATACTGCAAATGCAGCCTCAGTAAGTGACTATACGCCTTCTGATTCAAAGCTTATAACAGCCGCAGGTGCTAAAAAGCTGGTAGATAATCTGCAGTCTGAAGTTGCATCCGGTTATGTAACACTTGATACGCCTCAGACAATTTCCGGAGCTAAAACTTTCTCCGCAGAAATCGTAGCAAATACGGGTATCAATACTACATCTGGTGTTGCAAATATTGCAGGTAAGGTTGAACGCGTTGTAAAGGTAACCAATTCGTCAACGGTAAATCTTACAACAGGCATAACAAAGGCACATGTAACATGGTCATCTGCTAATGTATTGATTGAATATGATATTATAGGAACCAATATCTATCAGGAAATTGTAACAGCAACTGACGCTTATGCAGGAGGCCTTACTAATGCTGCAAATGGCACTTTGGCATTTACAGGTACCGGAACAGCCTATATTACAGAACTATCTTAATTTTTACCATAGATTGTAAATCAAAGAGCATCGGCAATGATGCTCTTTTTTGTTGCACTGATTACTTTAATCTCTTGAATATATTTAAATTTTAACAAGGGACTCCTTTTATTATGGCAACATTTATTAAGTGCAATAAAATCTATGTTTCAGATACTGCTCCGGATTCAAAATTAATTAATAAGTTTTGGTTTGATTCTACATTAAATCGACTTCACAGATATGATGGAACTAGTTGGGTTCCCATAGAAATGGATGCTGGAGATGTATATGTTGTAAGTGACGGAACTACTATGTCCTTACAAAGTTTCTTATCTATAGATCCATTAAACACTACTTCCAAGACAATAGTGGGAGCAATCAATGAACTTAATACCAAGCTATTATCAGATGTTCCAGCTCCTATTACTAATATATTTACCTCAACATCTACATCATTAACCTCTATTATTACAGATACTACTAAGAAAGATATTCAAGGTAAAATTTTAATATCTCCTAATATTAATAACTTAGGTGCTATATATGCAGGACAATCAGTCACTGATAAAACTAAAGCATTTCCATTATACCCAAATCAGATAGTAAGTTTTTCATTTACAGATATTACTAATTTCAAAGTAGCTACTGATGTTATTGGAGATAAATTTAATTATGTAATTGAATTTGGAATATTAAATGCAGCCGTAACTCCTGCTGAAGGGTTGATTATAGTAGGAACCGATGGTTCTAAATATAGATTAAATCCATCAGGTGATGTTGGTTCAGAAACATTTACTTTAACTAAAATAAGTTAATATGCCAGAGAATTTTACACAAAAGGATATTGTTAATAGAGGACAACTATTAGCTGAGTATAATGATGCTATGTATGTTAATGAAGACGGTGAACTTATATTACCATCATCGACTCTTGGATCAGATAGAAAGCCTATTCCTGGACATTGTTTATGTTTTGATAGTTCCAATCCTAACGCCTATATTCAAACTGCTATTCCAAGTTCTTTAAGATATAATTATAGAATTGTTATAAAAGGTGAAGGGGATTTGTCGAATTATAGATCATTATATGTAGATGATAGTGGAACAAATATTACTATAAGGCAAGTTCCTAATGCAACATCCACAGATGTGTTTTATTTAAGTTATATTGCTTTTATAAGTCTTGAAGATGGAAAGCTAGAACATTTATTTGAGTGTGAAGAAGGTAGCGGTATACTATTATATGATGCTTGTGCAGGTGATACAGCAACATTAGAAAGCGTTACATCTATATCTGCTTTAAGAGTATTCAAACGAATTAAAGAATGGATACAGGATGAAAATAATTTAGACAGTACTTATAAAATTCATGGGACACAGGGTTATGCTTATGGCTCAACAGCAATGAACTTTCAAGATATCCCATTTCCCATTTCAATGGCATTTAGATTTAGATGTAATCAAACCTATGCTACACCTGTTGCATCTGAAAATTTAATATATTGGGGTACAGGAAATGGAACTGGAGTTACTTATGGAATTAAACTATCGGGACTAACATCTTCTTCATCTAATTTAGTTGTAGCATATTTAAATAATTCATCTCCGAGTTCCACAAATCAAATAAGTATAACTAATCAAAGATCAACATTATGTAATGGGCAATGGCATACTATTGTTGTTTGCGTAAATAGTACTCAACTAAAAGTTTATATAGATGGAGTATTAAAGGGTACTTTAAATTCTACATTTGCTGCTATATCTTCTCCACCAACATCATTAAATTTAAGAATAGCATCTACTCAATATAACAATACCTATAATAAAAACTGGGATGTAAATTCTTTGATTATTGTTAATTTTGATATGTCGGATTCTGCTTCTCCTTATACCATAGAAGACTATAACAATAGAAAAGATTTACCAACTAATGTATTATTAGGCACAGAAGATAATAAAGCTTGGTTGTGTTGGCAGAATAATACTACTAATAGAATATGGGATGGCACTCCAAATAAAAAGCATATGAACTCTGCCGTTCAAATCTATGCTAATTCCTGCATTCCAGATAAATGTTATGGTACATTTTTTAATAATGTAGGGGGAAATATTGTTGAAGGAGTAATTATTCCTAGAAAGGTAAATAGCTAATATGCAAATAGGAAAATTTATACAATATTCAAATACTGATGCATTGGGGAATAGTTTAACTTATAATAATCCTTGTAAGTATAGTGCGAAGGCTATTCAAAGTAATTGCTTTCATAGTGATACCACAAAGAATTATATAGCAATAGGTAATAGAGATGATTTTTCAGATGTAACTACAGTTGAAATGACAGTTATGTTTGATAATATTTCTTTTACTCAAACTACGTATTTATTTTCTAACTTATTAAAACCAAATGTGGGGTTTGGACATTATTGGAATCAAAGAAATAAATTTTGTTTATTTGGAGATAATAGTAAACGCTATATTTGGACAACTCCATTTAATATAGAAGCAAATACTCCATACCATTTAAGATTATCATATGATGGAACTACCTATACTTTAACTGTAAACTGTCAATCTTGTTCTTTAGCACAGGATACTGAAACTACTGTGGATATTGATGATATAGTTAGAATAGGTATAAGAGATTATACAACTAATTATGGTTTAAGAAATGCTTCTATCTGGAATTTGCGTTGTTATAATTCAAATAATGAATTAGTACATCATTATCCATTATCTGAAGGAATGGGTAAGATAGCTTACGATACAGTTGGAGGAAAACATGGTGTTATTATAAATGCTGGAAATCTTTATTCAGTTGTATGGTCTAAATTTCAAGATGACTATCATTACAACCTAACAAATGGATATGTATCTATAGATGGGGATGATATTGATAGATTTTCTAAAACTTTAAAAATTCCTTTAAAAGATGCTTCATCTGTTTTAGTTTCAAAGGATAGTTATCAATCTGGAATTAATAATTATACTGTAATGGCAGAAGGCGCGGGTTGGGATACTTATACTTCCAGTACAGTAACTTTAGTAAAAGATAATACAAATGGTAATTATGTAAAAGTCCAAGTTGCTAATGGAACTGTATCTTCTACTAAAACAGTAAATAATTGCCAAGTAATGACAGAATTTAATGGTTCATTTCCTACAACATTTACATCACCTAATTTACCAGCATCTTATAATAATTTTATAAATGTAAATCCTCAAATACCAGTTCAATATAATTTCAAATGTAAAGTAAGATGTAACACGTATACTTATGATGGTACAGATCAAGGCAAGGCAAGTATACAATATTTTATGTTTAACGGGTCTGTAAATGCTCTATCACTTTCTATAGATGTACCAACTGACGGGGAATGGCATAATATAGATATTACTAAGTCAGTAAATCCTAATGGTACATATAACTTTAATATAGGTAGGCTATTTTGTTATTTAAGGTTTAGAAATGTAACAGCTAATGTTTCTGTTAACATAGATTTAGATATAAAAGATATTGAACTATACCGCACATCTAACTGTACTTACCACCCACCAATATTAAATGGGCATAATGGTGCAGAAACTAAATTCGACTTCTCACAAGGAGTTTCAGACGTAGCAGAAGTTAGAAATGATTTACTGTATGCTTATAGACCTGGTTTAATGGAAACTGCAGATGAGTCATTAGGAGCAAATGGCTCTATGAGGTCTAATGGCTGGTCTGGAGCAATGGATACAATTACTTCAGCAGGGAATATAACAAATGGTTTATGGACTATTTATTATAATAAAACAGGTAATGCAAATAATGGATATATTGATAATTATACATTAACTGACGAAGAGTTAGATAGAATGGGATTATCATCTATTGGTGTTGCTGCACAAGCTATTCAATTTACATCAATAGGTTCTATACTTTCCAATGCTACCCAAAATGTTACATTGTATTATAGAGTAAATTTATCGACTTTATTTGGCAAATTGGTATTTCCAAATGTTTTAGGTTGGTCTTATAGGGTACATTTTACTGGGTGGGTTAAGAAACTAGTTGAATATGGCGCAAACCTACAACTAGCAACTGCCTACCAAAATGTATTGCAGCCAGATGGAAAGGTATTAATTCCCGAATCAGAATTTACAGATAATGAATTTCATTATATAGATAAAACATTGTCATTTTATTATCCAAATAATCAAAATTCTGATACATCCACTGCATCACATTTAATTGGACTTGGTGCATATCCTACTGGTTATACATCTTTTACAAATCCAGATACAGGTGCAGCATATACAGCAACAGAGGCTAACCATAAGCCAACATTAGCATTAGCTAAAGTAAAGATAACATTTGAGCCTCAAGAAGTATATTTTAAAGATGGTAAAGGATTTAAGCTTATGAATTTCAATAATATGGCTTTATCTAGATATCAAACAACAAGACAAAACAATCAAACAACATTTAACTTATGATTAAGATTACATTAAATCAACAAGATGCCAGACCTAACGGCTTTTTCTTTAACAACATTACAGAAGCATGTAATAGAGGATGTTCATTAACTTGGACAGATGATTATTCAAAAGCTATATTAGAATTAGATACTTCTATATTCCTTACAAAAGAAGATATTGCAAATATCATTAGTCATGGAGGAGAAGTAGAAGGACTAGTTTCATATGTAGAAATAGACAAAGAAACATTTGAAACTGGTTTAGTTCCTGAATCTATTATGCAGATAGCATTTCCTGATTTCGAAGAAAAGATGGAAACCGTTTGGAGCGCATTGTTTAATGTGTATGAAGACCTTGATTATGGTAAGGTAAAAGTAGCTTTAAGCCCGTGTTCTATAATGGAACCAATTCCCATAAGCATTGTATTGCAAAACTTTGAAGAATATCAGTTTTAGCTTGATTAAATATGATAACATGCAAAAGTAGAAAATAATGGCACGATTATTTGTACTTTGTATATTTTTTTGGTTATTCTGGTCTGTATCTTATGCACAAACCAGTGGGCTATCATACAATGCCACAAATCAAACCATAGTACCCAAAACAGCCCAGTTGCAACCCCAACTTTATCCTGTATTTGTATTCAGTATTCCAGAAGGTTTTACAGACTTTGAATTAAAAGCATCTGTTACAAATTTTAAAGACCCAAATTCCAATACATCTACTCATAAGGGGAACGATGTAGTATGGTATTACAATTCTGCATATCCATATCTCTCAGGAGATGCCGGTTTAGGTATAGCTCCATATCAGAAATTTGATATACAAAGCACTTATGTTTATTTTCAAGTATCTCGAGCTTTGTATACTAACGACGATCCTTTAACAATGTACACACAATTGCCTTATTCCGGAGAGGGATGGGATTCTAGGCGATATATTGTACAAACAATTTATCAAGGCAGCTCTTTAACTAATACAGATTATGCCATTAGCCATTACATGTATACTAAGCCTAATATTACATGGATTCAAGTTGCCTCAAGTTCTACAGGATCTACAACGAATGCATTTATAAACAGTGCTAGTAATTCTGCTGGGACATCGAATGTTGCTTTTCGTAGAATGTATTTCAGGGATTCTAATTATAGAGGCTCACGTGTTGGAGGTGTAATGGTAGTGATAGGATGGAGAAATATAACAGCTTATGCTGATATGCAGTCTACTATAAAGCCTACCAACTCTAATTTGATTTGGACCATAAGATTTTTTAATGATGCTGAAGGAGAAAGAGACCAGGCTTCTAATTCTCCTGTATATAGACCAATTATGCCTTATACCTGGGTATCGGATTTTTCAAATAAACTAAAAACTGATTAAAATAAATATGAGAAATATAAAATATTTAATACTTATAACTTTACTAACAGCAAGTTCTGCTTTTGCCGTTGAACTAAAATGGGACGATTATCGTGCAGCTATGTCAAAAGGATATGATGCTTCGATAGCTTATGTAAATTCTATAACAGAGCTTCCTCAATACTTTAAAGGCACTGTATCACAGTTTAAAACTGCAGCCTTAATCAATATAAAACTTTCAGCTTATCATATGGGACTTACAGAACCTCAAGTTTCATCTTTAAGAGCCGAAGCTGTATCTTTGTTTAATGAAAATAAAGATTTATTACCAGCCACAGAATCATTAAGCATAGCTTTAAGATTACAAAACTATCCCATAGCTGCATCTAAGATTGATGCATGTAAAGCAGAGCTAAATGCAGGACAACTTATTAAAGCAGCTTTAGTTTGCTATAATTCAGGAGCTATATCTAAGTCTAAATGTGTTGAATATCTAATTTTAGCTTCTACAAAAGAAATTTCATCTTCACATATGAAAGATGTTACCAATGCGGTTTTATCTATACCTCGAAGAGGAATAGATGGAGAACCCTTAATGACAGCAGAAGAACGAAAAACATTTTATTCAAACTTTTTAGCTTTCGTTGAAGTATCAGAAGATTCAAAGCAACTTTTAGGTATTTGTAAGACACAATACCAGTTGGTAAAATGAAACATATTCTTTTGCATCTCTTACTATTTCTTACCTCTGTTCTACTTTATTCTGCAGAGGTAAGCTTGTCTGTGTTAGATAGTATTCCATCAGAAGTGGAAATTGATTATGTCAGCATAGATACGGTAGATGTAGATTCTGTAGATATTGTATTTGTTAATACTTCCGAACATTGGGATAAACTTCTCATGGGTATGCAGCCATCTATAAATTATGTAAAAGCAATAGACGAGTGCTTAGGTGATAACAAGGAATATGTTCCAGATACCATGACTTATATAGGGTATAAATGGGAAGAGTTGTTAAAAAAGCAATCTGCAGAAGGCTTAACTAAAGAGATTTCTGATGCATGGGTAAAATTGTTAAAAGAATTAAAACCATATATTCACTAAATGGAAAACTATAAAACATATAAAGTTAAGCCTATCAAATCTTACAGTCACGATAATGGAGATAAAATAGTATTGGCCAATCAAGGAAGAGCCAAGCTCGTTTCTTGTGAATCCATTGGTAAAGTGGCTTGCTATGACTTGGAAGTTGACCATCCGGATCACTTATTTATATTATCAAATAATATAATAGTAAGTAATAGCTCCAAACATACTTGCTTAGACGAGGATACGTTGGTAACACTTGGAGACGGATTTAAAACCAAGAAGATAAAAGATCTTATACCTATGGAGGATTATGTTCTTGGTTCAGACACCCATGGAAACCTAAAACCTGTTAAAGTGTTGCAAGTATTCGATCAGGGTTATCAACCATGTTTTAAATGGTCGTTTCGTGCCAATAAAAAAGATTATGTAGACGTTGTATGTACATCGTCCCATAAATTCCTAACAAAGTCAGGAGACGTGCTACCTTTACAAACATATGTTTCAGCTCCAAAGTCTTATAAGAAATTTTACGCCAAGTTCCCTGCATCAACAACATGCCTTCAGGGTTCAATCCACGAACCCTTAGCATTAATTGCAGGAATATTTATGGGAGACGGAATTCGTTTCACAGGTTCTAATTCTGTGAGATTTTCTTGTGCAGATCCTTTACTTATTGAATACTTAAATTCCCTGTATTTCAAAGGAAAAGACCTTAGCATGGTAAAACGAAAGAGAAGCTACGATTATTCTATTGTAGATCACTTGTCTAATTTAAGAGGAGGTCCCAGAGACAATCTCACTGGTCGATTTACTAAGGGTACAAAGCATAGGGTTAAGGATATGCTGAAACGCCTTGGTTGGGAGGGGAAATACTGCTGGAACAAAACGATCCCTGATGAGATACTAGAATGGGACAATAATTCTATTATAGACTTTATAAAGGGATTTTTTGTTACAGACGGAAGTATTTTTATTTCTAAGAGCGGACAGATAGCAATAAATTTTGGATCAACGTCTTATGAAATTTTAGATACTTTAAAGCATATATTTATAAATAAATTTGGAATACGCTCAGCTTCTATAACTCATACTACTTGTAAAAGAAAGAGGATTTTATATCAGTTGGGTATATATTATTATTCAGAGATAAAGAAGTTTTTAGATATATTTACTGATATTCCTGGTATTAAGGGAATTACTATAAAAAAATTGTATCCTATAGTTGCTTATAATCTGGAAAGCAATAAAAGACACACGATTCCATCATGCTCTCTGATTTCTTTTGAAGATGTGGGGTTGAAACATTGCTATGATATAATGGTAGATCATCCAGATCATTTGTTTAAATTAGAGTGTGGTCTTATTTGTAGTAATTCAGGCATGTTTAAAGGGAAAAAGAGCATTTCAGGTCTTCCATATATTATACAATTTCTTGAGGGTTACGATTCTGGAAAAGATAAAGCTGCCGTTGCAGAATTTGACGGGGAAGTTGAAGATATTATAGATGCTCCTCAAGGAGGTAAGTATATCATTATAAATGGCACCGAACATTATGTAGAACCTAACACTGAAATATTTGTAAAAAAAGGTGATGAGGTAGAACGAGGAGATATACTAAGTGATGGCTTAGCAAATCCGGCAGACATAACGCGATTACGCGGTATAGGGGAAGGAAGAAAGTATGTGTCGGAAAGATTTAAACAGTTATTGGATGATTCTGGAGCTAAAGCACATAAAAGAAATACAGAAACGTTTGCCAGAGGGTTTATTGACAAAGTTCGAATTACGAATCCTGATGGATTAGGAGATTGGCTTCCGGATGACATAGTATCTTATAACGCATTAGAAGCAAACTATGTTCCAGAAGAAGACTCTAAATATATATCTGTCAAAAACCATGACGCAGTTAATAAATACTTGCAAAAGCCTGTGTTACATTACACTATTGGTACAAAATTAACTAAAAAGATGGTTGATCATATTAGGGACAGTGGAATAACCGATGAAGTGCTTGTCAGTGATACCGAACCAGGATTCGAAGCTGATTTTGTAAGACTAAGAGAAGCACCTGCAGAAGGAGAAACTGACTTTATAGGAAGATGTGTAGCACCATATCAAAAAGCAAACTACATAGACGCAGCAGTAAGAGGATTACAATCTAATATAAAAGAAAATGTTAATCCTTTTACTAGAATGTCTCAGCCTGATTTTGCAGAAAATATAAAGACTACAGGAAAATTTTAATGGAATATAATCCAAACAAACAGTTATATGTAAAAAAATTTGCATCTTGGGGCGATGCTTGGGCGGCTTACCGGGCAAATAATGCTGGATATTATGATGATATTAAAAGTATGTTCGATTATGGCATAAACAATACTTTAACATCTGATATTCAAGACTACCTTGGTTCTCAACTAAATGGCATGTCATCAGGAGATAGATTTAAATATTATGCACAAGCAGCCTTATCTCCTTTAGGTGTGGATTTTGGAAAAGATTCGGTTTTTAATACTACAAACAGTAAAATACAAGACTATGCTAAAAAACAGGGAGATGCTGTTCGTATGCAATATCAAAAAGATTGGGCTGATACATATGAACAGAATTTCAGGGGAAAATGGTCTGACGCGGTTACAGATAAGAATAACAGGTGGAAATTAAGATACGCCCAAAGTTTGATGCAGCCTAAATGGGATAAGAAATATAATTTAAATCGTAAAGACCATGGTCTATTAGGACGAGTATCAAGAGGTACGATAAGTGAAAATATATCGAACAATATAATGTCGTCTTCTGGTTCTAGTTGGAATGTAAGAAATAAAATGAAGCAACTAAGAACTCTTCAACATGGGCATGAAGGAACCGCAGGTACGGATTATAGCAACATATAAGTAATTTAGATCTTCTAACATTTAAAATTATGATTACAGAACACAATTGGAAAAAATATGCAGAAGAAACTCCAGGGGCTTTAAAGCGTCAGGATGCAGAACTTGCATTTATGAAAGCGTCATCTTCTATTATTGAAGATAAAGCAGCACCTTTCTTTACAGGAGATTATTTTTTAGGTTTTGAGATTGTAAAAACTAACGATACCTACACAAAGATGATAGGCATCTTTGCATTTAGAGTAGCGAAAAATTTATTTTACGTTCCTGTTTTTTATATTGATGGATCCATTAAGGGTACAGACTTGCTATATTCTGTAGATGATAAGTTGTTTACAGCTTTAACTCCAGAATGGTGTGACTATTATGTAAGTAAGTGTGAACACAGTGAGGCATTGCCTGTATCTAGAGATATGAATGGTAAGGCTTCTCAAGATTTACAGCTGCAATGGCTAGCCTATCCTCCGTTTATGATGAAAGGTGCATCGGTTCGTAAACAGGATTATAAATCTAAGTCTCCGTTTGAAATATTTGATTTCCTACAGGATTCTACAGGAGATATCGAAGAAGATTTTGATAAAGCTATTAAAAAATTTGCTTCAAATAAGGATCCTGAGAACTATAAGCCTTTAAAGAATTTTGTCAAAAAGTCTGGATATCAAGCTTTTGAAAAGATAGCTAGCTGGATTGAAGGTGATTTTGAATTTGCTAATAATGTGGTAAAGATGCTGGATTCTGAGGATTGGATGCCAGAATCTGTAATTATGCAGCAATTTGATGATTCCCAAGATAAAATGGAAAAACATGCTTCCGAAGCAAATGTTGATCATTTTGATGAAGAATCTGAAGGACATATTGTTGTGCATAAAGGAAAATTTAATCCTTATGGCTTGTTACATAAATCGGCTGCAGAGCAGATGTCTAAGGGATATTCTATTGAAGACAAACGTGATAATTCTCAGTTAGATACTATTATTGGTAATCCTAAAGAAGAGCTTACAGGCATAGATACACGTAATATAGGTATTTATGATGTCTTAACTACAGAGAATACAATTAAAAGAATGTTTGTAGCTAAGGGTAACTCTGATTACGGGAAAATTCCTGCCGTTATGATTGATGTCGATGGAGGTGGAGTATTATCTTATGATGATACACGCCTTTATGCAGAACTACTTCGCATAGAGCCTGCTGGTATTCATGGAGATCAAAAACCTGACTTTGATGATATTTTAGCTCAAAGAGTAGATACACGTTATCAAAATAGTGATTCGGCTAAGGGTCTTGTTTTTGATGAAAAAGATCCTATAGACAGTTTATTTGCTGAATTTTTAAAAGACAAACCTGTTACAGGGAAATTATACGGTTTATACGAGCCAGTCTACGGATATATTTCCGATGAAGCGTTTTATATCGAAGAAGTAGGTGATGAAGACGAAAATGGTAGATTTCAAGTAGTTGCATATCCTGCAAGAGGATATGATATGTTCAAATGGGAAACCAGATTATATCCTGAAGAAGAAACGCGCATAGTAGTATCTCCAGAGGTTTTAGATATAAACATCGATTTGAAGTTTTTCCCAAAGACTTTAAAATGGATTGAACTTCCTACTGAAGAATGGAAATTAGGAGATAAGCTTAAGCGTGGAGATATGGCATCATCCACGTTAAGTACACGTGTAGATACTGATGGTTTGCGCATAAAGCAAGTAGACTATTGCCCGGGAACCTTGGCAACATACACAGGATTTACAAAATTAGCTGCAAATATCAAACAAGCTTCTGTAAAGTATGATAGTGCGTTTGATAAATACCAGATAGAAATTCAAAATAATCCTTACAAGGGTCCGTTTAACAAGGTTGCTTCTACCGTTAAACTAATGCACGACCTTAATATATCAGAAGCAGATGCTGAAGAAATATTGGATAATGCAAAGTCTCAAGGAACTTATACATTTGATCATAAAAAGATTGCAGGTCGCATTATATTAAATCCAGATCCTGACTTCTTTGAAGGTTTTGATTCGGATTTAGGAGTAAGGGTAGAAATTCCTGAAACGCGCATAATTAAGACTCAAGATGTGTCAATTGATGCACCTGCTCCTCGCTACGGAGATGTATCTCCTACATTAGTAAATGGAATTAATTCTACATCTCCGGCTTCGGTCAATAATGACACTCAGGAAAATATTTTAGTAAGAACAGCTACTCCAAATGCACTTGCAGCGATAGCAGAGTCTTCAGGTATGAAGAGTGTATTTGAACATGGTATTATAGCAAGCTTGGCAAAGTCTTATGATGCTACGGCCTATGTTTCAGATTTCTTACCAGACATGCAGCAAGGTGCCGATAAGGTTGGACGAATGTTATTCTTGCTATGGAGCAGACCAGCTGACTTTATTGAGTTTTATGGTTCTGATGACTTAACAAGTTTAGAAAACAATTTGTTAAGCACATTTAAGCAATTCTGTGATATTATCTTGGAGCTTAAGATGAAAACCAAAGATACAAGAACAAATATTACAGGAGTAGAGACCGAATAATTTGTATTGATTTATTATCTTAAAGCTGAGAGTAATATCTCTCAGCTTTTTGCATTTTAAAAGGAAAATTGATATGACATTTGAAAGAATTAAGTTTTTAATAGATTTGCTTCCTGATGATTCAGATTATTTTAGGGAAATTTTAAATTTTACCCCACAAATTAATGCTATTAACAAATTTATATGTGCATATAAGGATATAGCATTTGGATATAAATTTATTAAAGCTTTTGCAAAATCTGATAAAGATTTTCCTGTTATGGTTGATGAGCCCGTCTTAACAAAGGCTTATAATTTTGAAAAATATGGTATTGAAGATAATGATACTATATTTGCCATATCTATAACACATCCTTCTAATAAAAATTTAAAAGATGCGGTTGAAGCTTTTCTGATAACAGATGAGCCTTTAGATAAATTATCTACAATAACAGGATTTCCAGAATCAGTTTTAAATACATATGAACAGCTATTTTTTAATGTAAGAGATAGAAAGAAAGAATCTGCATGGATAGCTAATTTAGTATATCCCGACAGTAGAATGGTTGAAGTTAAAGATAACTATATCAAGAACGAGGATCATGGAAAATTACTATTGAGGTCTGCTTATAACAATGGATTAGAAGATGCCGCTTATTTTGTAGGATTGAAAATCGATTCTTTGCTTACGTCTGGTGCTTCATCTGCTGAAATGTCTAATAAATTGGAAAGCGTATTGCTTACTAATGGCTATTTCTTAGCAAGAAATGGATTTATCAATCAAAGAGGTACAGGCTCTACCGGTATTGCCCATGCTAGAAGTATTCTTATCGCTGCTAAGCAAGGAGGACAGGATGCTAATAATGTGGATACCGAAGGTCTTGGAGGTTTGGGAGAAGAAGGTCTTATGGCAGCATTGCTTGAAATTAAAGGTCCGGAAATGGAAGCAAAAACAGAAAACCTGGCAAAAATTGAAGTATCTAAATTAACAGCAAACGACAAATAAACTTGCCAAAATTAGATTAACGATGAGAATTTTGTGTTAATAATTGCAATTTAACTATAATGTCAAAGATTAATCAACAAACAATAATTTCGTATTTACAAGAAGTTGTACCTATGATGCAGGATAGTACAGATCCTGAAAGTACGCTTTTGAAGTATGCCCATGATAAAAATATGCCTCCGTCTGTGATGGAAAGAATGGGTCATATGTTTAATTCTTTAAAAATAAACAGTTCTTTGGATCATGCCAAAACGGCTGCAGAGCGTGGTAATTTTGTATCAACTTTGGATGTTCCTGCCTTGCTGGAAAAATATACAGATATTTCTAAAGATATAGATTTTGATAAGGTTTCAAAAAACCAATCTGATAATAATTGGTGGGATTCTTTAGGAGATGGTGAAAGCATTGCAATTAAGACAGCTTCAACCCAGATTAAGCAGGGAAATATTGAAGATTTGTGCTGGAAACCAGATATAGAAGAGGGTAAAGAATCTTTGGCCAAATATGCAGCATATTTTGAATCTCAACAGTCAGAAAATCATCAAGAGGCTACACCTGAATCTATTACTCCGGAAGTATTGCTAGAATATAAAGACAAAGCATCTACCGAAGCTCAAAGGCTTCTCGATTTAGCACAGAAATTTGCTTCCGAAAGACAGAAAATTGTAAAAAAATTTGCATCATATTATGGATCATACAATGCAAAAGATTATCCGGCATTTGATATGATAGAGCATGGATGCATTTTAAACTATGCCAAGGAAGATATAGATGCTTTTAAGGATAGTATAAATTCCTTGGCTGACGAAATAATCCATAGTACACCTTATGGAAATATGCATGTTAAACGTGCTTCTGAAGCTTTGTATAAAAAATATGTTATAGCAAAAAAACCAGACCTTATGGAAGATGTTGTAAATTATCATAACTTAAGGTCTGAAGAACATATTGCTATGACTATGTACAAAAAGGCACATCAGCTAGAAGATACTGTTGTTGCTGCATTGTTTAAAACCTCATCTGTTGTACATCCAGATGTTCAAAGAGTTTTGGATGAAAAGAAGGCCTTAGAAGAAAGATATGTTCGCATAGGTCAGGATATGTTGGATGCTATGGATAATTATGATGGCAATCCTGAAACAAACGAAGCTTACAAAAGATTAAAAACCGAAAGTTCTATAGTTAATAATATATTAAAAAGAATAGATAATCTTTATTCGGATCAGTGGAAAGAAGACGAAAAAGAAGAAGCAAAGTTGAAGGCTGAAGAGGAACAAAAGGCTAAAAAAGAGCTAGAGAAAACTATTAATTCAGCTCACCTAACTGGATCTCTTATTAATATGGGAGGAAAGGCTTTGAGTGCCGGAGCACAAGGCTTGTCAAATGCTGCTGTAGGAGCATTTACTGGTGCTCTTATGCCTACAAAAACTATAATAGAACATGCTTCAAAAGATACAGATCCTGTTTATGATAAAAATAAAGATATCTTACCTGAATTAAATAGGTTAAAAGCAGATACGATCTTACAAGAAATTATGTGGACCGATCCTGTTCTTTCTAAATTGGATGAAAACGCTATAGATTCAGTTTTGGAAACATACGATTCTGCAGTAAGACTTTCTCCTGAATTAGCTTACAACAAAGGGCTATTACGAAATATATTACGAAGGGCAGCTGAAGCACAAGGTATAGACCCTGCTGCAGCAAAAACTATATCTGATATCCATAAAAACCGAATTTTTGAATAAGATGACAAACCAAGATAAACATATAAAGAAAATAGCAGCATTAAGTAACTTTTTAAATAATACCGACTTTGGCTATCAGCTTGGCAGTGTAGGAAAGTATACAGTGCCTACCGGTTTAGCAGCTACACTTTTAAGCAGCTATTTAAATTGGTCTAATGCAAAGGATACGGAAGTAGAAGGCGAAACCGAAGACGAACGTAGAAGAAGACTTTGGAGGGCTGCAATTAATCCAGCCATTTTAGGTACATTGGCTACTGGTGCTGGTACTTTGGGTCTTGGAGCATTAAATACTTCTGATAATTCCTTAAGTAAGGATAGTGTGCATGGATTTAAGGATCTGTTTTTAGCAGGATTAAAAGGTAAATCTGACTCTAAAACTTCCGATATCAAATATGAAGCTCCGACTTCTACTCTTAGAGAATATTTTGATTATTTAAAATATAAAGTTCCTGTAGGAGCTGCCATAGTCAGAGGACCTCTAACGGGTGCATTGGCAGCTGCAAAAGAAGCACCCGTTGGTAAGATTTTGTTGACCTTTGGCGGAAAGGTTGTAGAAAATATTGGGGATGACTTAAATAAGGTTTTATGGAAAGCACCTATAGGTATAGGAAAAGGTCTTGGAAAGGGATTATGGCAGATTGGAAGACATCCAAAGAATACATGGTCGAAAATAAAAAATGTAGGTTCTCCACGTAATTTTAAACCTAATGTTAAAGCATCTAAAGATGCCATTGCAAAGGCTTTAAAGACATTTAAAAACACCGGTTCTTTTAAGCGCCTAGGTCTTGCAGGCAAGGCCGGTATCACAACTGGAGCTTTATCTTTACTGTTAGATCAGGTTATAGGGGATTAAAATATTATGATGAACAAGCTTATTTATCCGGAAGCTAACGAGCAACTATTTCAGTCTCTCGAAGGAAGATTTTGTACCCTATTTACACAGGATAAGTTTTTGACCAATGTAAAGACGGCTTCTTCTAACAGTATAACTAAAGAAATGCTGGAAGAATGTAAGCCCGACAAAGATCACATGCTTGCTCATTTTATTGCTGTTGGGGACTATGAAAAGTTTGGTTTTAATAAAAATGCAGACTCTTTCCCTAAAAAAGCCAATGAGCAGTATTATAAAACTTTTGAAACAAATGCTAAGTTTTATAAAGAGCATAATTCTGATGATCCCAAAAAGGCTATAGGGTCTATTAAAAAAGCATGCTATAATCCTGACATGGGTAGAATCGAAGTTGCTGTTTGGATAAACATAAAGAAAGCATCGGAAGCTTATGAGAAAGCTAAGGCAGGAGAAACTTTAAGCTGCAGCATGGGCGCTATGATCCCATGTGACCGTGATTCTATTAATGGCCAGCTTTCTCCTAATCCAGCAAAATATACTCCATGGATGAAAGCTATGCCAGGACAATATATTGAATCTTGGGATGGCAAGCCAGTGAGGAAATATGCCTTTGTTCATAACGATAATCCTACATTTTTCGATTTATCTTGGGTAGCAAAACCTGCTGAACGCATTGCACATTATTTGGAATATATGTTCAATGATGCTTCTGATATGAAAAAGGCAGCATCTATCAATGCCTATACTGAAAAGCATATTCCCTTTTCTGCTGATATTGCAGAAGAAATGGGATTGAAGCTTGCTTCATCTAATGTATTGCCGCTTCCTAAGCAGGAGTTGCTTAATCGTTTAGTTGAAATTGAAGATAGAGTTAACACTGTTGCTTCTAATAAATATGCATCAAAAGATAACTTGTTAGATCAGTATATATTCTATAAATCTTTAAATGCCAACTATAATACAGATTCTGATGAATATGCTCCTGTTGCAAAAAAATTAGCATCGTTAAAGTGTGTTCGTCCAGAAACTCTTTATAGAGAATTTGCAGAACGTTCTATTATTCTTCCGTTTAAATCTTTTATGGATTTAACTTATGGAGGAACTAAATATGCATCAGAAGATACATATAACAATGCTGTAAAAAAAGCGTGTGATATGCTTCCAAGAATGTTTATGATATTAAAAGACAGTATGAACAGCATAGATCCTGAAGATCTAGGATCTTGCTCTGCAGAAAACGTATTTGATTGTTGTTCTGCTATGGATGCATTTAATGATCCATCAAAAGATCCTGTCCAGAAATTTATGGATGAAGTACAAGAAAAGTGTTCGTTTGATGATAAGGATGTAAACGAAAGAGTTATTCATATTGTAATTAAAATCAATGGCAATAATTCGGTTTCTCCTTCTGTAGAACTTACAAAAACTGCTACTTCTAACGATGATGCTGCTAAATTAGCAAAGCGGTACGTAAAAGAATATGCTTTGTATAAGCTTGCAGCATTGAATGATATCAGAACCATACATGGGGAAGATTTTGTTAATGATTTTATGCTAAGCACAGTAGTTGCTCAAAATCTAGTTGGATAAGCTTGACACTGATTATTTAATTTCTAAACATACAAACATTTAGTACAAATAAAAGGCATCAATGAAAGGCTGATGCCTTGCATCATAGAAAGCCTTTCATTAACGACAAATAAGTATATACAAAATATGTCAAATACATCAAGAAAAGCACGTTCTTATGAAGAACTTTTGAACGCGATTAAATCAGTTAATAAATTTGCATCGGAAGCACGCAAGGTTGCTACTGATACAAACACTCCGGAAGATCCTAATAAGGAACCTATCCCCGCTCAAAACAAAGAGCAGATAGCAACTCCTGAAGATAGAGATTTGCCTACGCCTCAGCCTACAAATGAAGGTGAAGCAAAGCCTGCCGGAGCAAATACAGATCTTGAACAGCTTGAAGCAAATGAAACTACAATTGATCCTAAGAAGGGTGAAAATGTAGAAGAAGAAAAGAAAGTAAATCCGGAAGCAGTAGCTACAGATGTGTCTATTAAAGCAGCCTCACTGCTTAATAAGATTAAAAGTGCAACTTCCAAGAAAAGTCAGGTAAAAGAAGCAAATCATGTTAATGTCGCTTCAGATATTTCTTTGGATACCAGCACACTTTCTAAAGTAGCATCTATCATGCTAAGCACAGAAGAAGGTCAGCGTCAGGTTGCCCATGCTGTAGCAAAAGCACGTGCCAATGGCATAAAGTTGGCATCCTTGAACGAACTTATTAATATCAACCAAATGTACAAAGCTCAGGAAGAAATGCAGAGAAAATATGCAAGCTATGACAATGTTCTAAAATATCATGCAACTGAAATGAATAAGTTGTATAAAAATGATCAGGCTTGCAAATATGCATATGCACAGGGCGCACAAGATGCTAACGCAATGATGGCTGCCCAAGGTGGTGCAGCAGTTCCACCGGAAGCTATGGCACCTGCTCCCGAATCTAACCAAAATGAAGCTCAGCAGATTGTAAATTCTTTGGTACAGGCAGGTATGGTAGATCCTAATATGGCTCAGCAGCTTGTAGCCCTCGCGGGACAGGTTAGCGGTGGTCAGCCTATGACACCCGAAACACTTATGGCTTGGATAGAACAAGCAGTACAACAGGGTCTTCTCGCTCCCGAAGCTGCACAGGAAATTGTAGCACAGCTTGGCGGTGGTCAACCAGAGCAAGCTCCAGCTGCACCCGAAGCAGCACCTGCTCAAGTTCCTGGTCCCGAAGTTCAAGCAAAAGTAGCACATATTGTTGATGCTGCTCAGAAGATTCTTCATGCGACGGCAATACTCAAGACAGCAGCTGCTAAAGAAGGTGTTGTAGATAGCCCAGAGGTAACTCCTGAAGATATTGATGTTGTAACTGATGCTGCTGTAGCAAATGGTGAAATATCTCCTGAGGAAGCAGAAGCAGCTACCGATCTTATTGCAGCAGGTGCAACAGAAGCAGCTGGTGAAGACGATGGGATTGATGCTTTAGCAGAAGAGCTTGCAGCTGCCGGTGTTACAGAAGAAGAAGTTGATCAAGCCTTGAAGGAATTGGCCTCAGAAGAAGGTGCTCCTGTAGAAGACGAAGATGCTTCGGTTGATGCTGTAATTCAAGAATTGATTGATGCAGGCGTTTCCGAAGAAGAAATTGCTCAAGCCATTGAAGAACTTGCTGTGGAAGGCACCGAAGGAGATGAAGAAATTTCTGATGAAGAAGCATTGGCTTTAGCTAAAGAACTTGAAGCTGCAGGTATTGACGAAGATACATTAGCAGCTGCTATCGAAGAAGCAGCTCCCAAATGCTCGGAATCTGAATGCGAAAAACCTTCTGAAGAACCCGAAGAAATTTCTGAAGAAGATTTTGAAGAAAAATCTGACGATTAATTTAAAAAAATAGCAGGGAGATTAAATATTCTCCTTGCTATTTTAACTATCTTAAAGTTAAATTAATTTTAATTAAATTGTTATAATGACAACAAATCCATCTAATATAGAGCAAGAATTAGAACAGCTTAAAGCAGAATCTTTGGATTATCTTGAAACATCTTTGAAGCAAATTGAAGATTTGAATAGAAAGATAGCTTCATTGGAATCTGATTTATCAAAAGCTAACACTAAAATTGCATCTTTAGAGGCTGAACGTTTAGTACAAATTAAACAAGCATCTGAACATAAAATTGAGCAGCAACAGCAGAATTTTATTACAGATGATGAAGCTAGGGATTTATTGAATGTTTTAACAACAAACGGATTTATAAAAAAATCGAATATTAACGCGAACATAGATATTCTTAAAACTAATCCAAGAGCTTACTATGGGCTTATGTTGAAGATGGCAGAGTCTATCTCCGCTCCATCAGAACCCGTAGTTTCTGCTCCGATAGAACAAGGATACGCATGCTCGAATAGCAAAAGTGCTTCGGAATCTAAATCAGATTCTAATTTTATTACACAAGAAGATGTAATAAAACAAAATCAGATTAGAGAAGAACAGTTCATGGCTTCAATGCGAAAAGCTGCGTCTTCGTCCGAAGATCCTTTTAAAACGTTTCTAAATCAATTCTAAAACTATATAAAATATTATGGGTAATCTTGGTTATTACAAAAGGGCGACACGTCCTATTACCGTAACATACGGTAGTGAAATGGTAGATGGTTCCAAGTTGTCTGCTGCATATCCTGTCAAGGATAAGGCAATGATTTACTCTGGTGAACCAATGTATGTAAATAATACCTCCGGTAGCACAGATCCGTCTAAAGGCTTTACATATATTTCAAACGGTTTGGAATATGTTAAAGTCGGTGATTCCGATGTAACAACAACAGCTAAAACTCCTGTTGCTTGGGCATTTACGGACTCTAATTCATTTGACGTACTTGGCTCTGGCAAGCTTAAGGGTGTTCCGGTTGAAGATAAATTTGAAATCGCAACACCATTCTATGACCAGACACAGGTGTATAATGTAGGCGATCATCTGTATGTAGTTAAGGGTTATTTGCATCTCGACACAAATGGTGATTCATTAATTTCTAAAAATTCTACAGAAACTGACTATACTGCTATAACTCCTATTGTGGTAGGTATGGTTACAAATCAATTGCCTACTGCAACATCATCTAAACAAGAACTTGCTGTAGTCGGTACTGTAACCCGTGGCGAAATTCAGTTAGAAAACAATGCGCCACTGACTGCGATAGACGGCTCAGTAGATATTAACGGTAGTTATGTTTCTGCTACGGGATCCAAGGGCTTGGTAACAGGTGGTCCACGTCAGTGGATTAACGACACGGGTTCTAAGACTGTTCTCATGTTTGAAACAAACTGGGGCAAGATTGATGAAGTTGCTGCGAACGGTCAATAAGGAGAAAACGACATATGGAAAATAATACATTTAAATTCGCTGGAATGAATGAAGCAGAAATCAATGCAGCTATTAAGCAGGAAGTTCTCAATGCTCCTGTAGGTAGCACTTGCAAGTTTGCTTCGGAATCTGGTACATCGTATATTCGCATGCGTGTATATGAAGAAGGTTTTGCACGCAAAATCCTTCCCGTTCAGAACATTACGAACAATGACCTGTTGCCAATGGTTGCAGGCGAAAATCTTGGTGTTCTTGTCGAAATTGAACCTACACAGTCTTTGGCGACTTCCGTACCGTTCGACGTGGCTATGCCGACCGAATACTACTGGGGTGATCGTGCTGTTGTAACGTTGTTCGACATCAAGACCAACAGATTGCAGCATAACATTAAGCGTCTTGCGACTTACAAGATGGACTTACGCAAGATTAAGATGGACAATGCGTTGAGGGCCATCACAAAGCAGGAAGACTGGGAACTTATCCATTTGGCAGACCAGGCTACTAGTGCATCGGGTTTGACATTCGCTTTTGCGGGTGGTATTTCTCGTAACACCGTGACGGAAATGTCCAAGATCATGGGCAAGAATCTCTTGAATCCGGGTTTGGTTCTTACAAACGATGCTACATTCCGTGACTTCATGAAACTTGGTCAGAACGCTTGGGGCGGTCCTGGTGCAGAAAAGATGCTGCGTGAAGGTCCTAAGGCTTTGGGCGAGCCTGTAATGGGTGGCATGAAGTGGTTGAGCACATTGAAGGCGGACATCGTTAACGACAACGTTGCCTACATCTTCACTGAACCTGACTATCTCGGTCGTTTCTTTGAATATCAGGCACCGACCTTGTATGTAAAGCGCGAAGAAGACCGTATTACAATGAATGCTAACGAAACAATCGGTATGGCCATCATTAATACGAACGGCGTTGCTAAGGTCACATTGTTCAGTGGCGTTTCAACGGTGTCGAATACAGCATATCCGTTGCCACGTCCCGTACAGAAGCTTGCCAACTCGTAATCTTTTGTTACATATAAGTCTCAGATATTTAAAATCAAAAGAGTGTCAATTCTGACACTCTTTTTTGTTGCTTTTAAATATTGATAAAGCATGATCAATAGTAATGGATTTAAAACATATAAAAGATACTCCTACTGTTCCCCGAATAGAAGATACTAATAATGTTCAGGTTGAAGATATACGCCTTATGTTATTAGACCATGTGCCTAATGACTACAATGTTGTCTCAGGAGATTATTATTTTAGTGATATTGAAATAATGGAAGCTAGAAAGCGTGCAATTGAAGCATTTAATGCATTACCTCCGCGTAGCGTTAATTGTGGATTACAAGGTATACCTGATAATTGGATTATGAAAACAGGTACATGCTGGCAGGCATGTTTATCTAAAAGTTTGTTTTTTGCAAGAAAAGCAGTTCAATATAATGCAGGCGGTGTTGCTGTTGATATGTACGGCAATGCTTCTAAGGTTATGAAAGAAGCAGCTGCAGAATTTAAACAAGAATTTATCGAAGCAGCCACAGCTTTGAAAAAAGGTACTAATATTAGGCGTGCATTTGCTAAGATAGGATAGTATGTCAGATAATGTAAGTCAGTGCATTAACCCGTTTAAGTTTATTAAAATTACACCTACTTATGGGTTTTGTAATGTTCAGATAAACTGGGAAACAGAATCTGCTTTTAAAAATAGCACTTTATATTCAGTTAATGTATGGAAATCAAGGGATGGATATACAGATTGGTTTAAATTAAACAATGCTTTGTATGTAGATCCTGATACAGGAATGTTAAATGACACTGATTTTAAGCCTAATAGCCAGTTATTTAATTGGCACTATAAATTGGAAATAGTTAGTGTTAAGACCGGTAAATCTGTAGCAATGTCATCCTCTGTAGGTATTTATGATACATTGACATCAGGAGATTATGCTACATTGAAATCTATGATAACAAATGAGCTACTTACTGCAGATAATAGCATAGTTTATTTGTTAAGACCTAAGGGTTTAGTCGGAAAAGATATTATGAATAATGACCCTACACCTAATACAGATTATTTGTCTGGTATTCAAATAGGTGTAGCAAATGATACTCTATCTCGAGGATATACTTATATTCCAGGATTTAGTAATCCTATTAAAATGCAAATCATTGTAGACGGATTTCAAACAAGATGGGTTGATAACGCACAGACTGGAACAACCGTAGAACGCAAAGTTTTAACATTTACAGGATATGCATTTCCTAAGCCGGTAAGAGGAGATATTATAGTATTTCCAGAAACAGATGATAGATATGCTTTTGATAACTTCTCTCAGGAATTTTATTTTAAAGGTACAATTCCTTTTAAATATCAAGGTACTGCTACTTTATTGCCTAGAAACGAATCTGCTTATAAGTTTGATTTAAGAAACATAACTGAGTGCGCTGTATGATAGATAAATTAAACACCAACCCTAAAAATACATATCAAACTTCCGCATTTGAGGCAGAAGTATTAGATTCTCTGGCTTGTATAGATAATTTAAATATCCCTATTTTACAAAGATCTTTCTTATTACTTACACGACATTTCTTTTCAAATCCCAGAAGTTATTTATCTATAACGCAGCAAGGATTCGCAGAAAATTTACAAAAGTATTTATATGTAGATCCTGTGATTAATCCTGAATTATGGGAGGAAATGAAAAAGACTTGTGATAGTATATTAGATATTCAGATTGCTAATGAATTTGAAGATTCTGCAGATCGAATGGAAATTAGACCTGTAGAGCGCCTTCCTAAAATTTTAATAGATATACCTCAGATACAATATGAAGATCCTGGAATTGTGGATTTGTTTTCCGGTCTTACGGCTGATAGATCAGGGTATGGGCAATCATTAATATGTACTGCCACAGTAGAATTTTCTGCACATGCTAGGAGACAAGGAGATGCAGTGCTGTTATCAAATTTGATAGCACAGCAATTTATTGGGCTTAGGTATTATTTGATGAATAAATTAAATTTAAAATCTTATATACCTCAGGCAGTAACTAAGGCAGATGTTTTAGATCCAGAACAAGCTACTAAAACATTTGTATCAAAATTTACCTTGCAGATCAAATGGATGCAGGCCTTTATTTCTAAAGTAGAATCGGTAAGATTAGCGAAAATAAGCATTTCGCCCAATAGAAAAGAAAATTAATGTTGCATTACTTGATAATCTATAATCTAATTAACTTAATTTAATTAAACCTTCAAAATTTGCAAATTTAGAACAACAAAGAGAAAATTATGGGACAACAAATTCCAAATTATTCAAAACACAGACCTCGTAAGATAATTTATATCAATAAGGCTGTATATGAAGAAACTGACGGCGAAAGAAGCATGCTTGCCATTATAGGTTATGGTACTGCAGAATTTTCTTATGAAAAAACTCCAACATTGATTGAGCCAATTACCAATACCTATATTGGGGACCTAGAAGTCAAGACCACAGCTCCTACTTCGATAGCAGATTTTGGTACGGCTTCTGCATGGCACTATCAAAGTGGTGATAATGATAAACTGTATGTTATCGCAGATAATTGGGTCACAAGTGATCCTATTGGGAAATTTGAAGTTCCTGATAACACAAATAAGAAAAACGTTACTTTTGTAGGGCAAGTAACAACAACTCCAAAGTCGGGTGCTGCTACGACAGAATACACAAACCAGGATATTGTTGCTACACCTGCTTCTTTTGCAGATAATGTATATATTATAGATTTAAAGCAAACAGTTACAAATGATGATGAATCAACTACTTCATATAACTTCTCAGATACAATGGCTTTGTATGTTAAAGCTAATTGGAATTTGGGAGGTGCAGCCGAAGATGGGCTTACTTTGATCAACAACAATGTTGCTGATAAGTTGGGTTCAGCTTCAGATCCCGAAACAAATCCCCTTGCATTCGCAGCCTCGATTGCCATAGCCGCTGGAAGTGGTCGTCCTTTCTATGTTGTAGCTTATGACAAATCTGCAGTTAATACTGCTAGCACTCCTGCTATAGCCGCTAGCTCAATGGCAGCGGTTCTCGATACTCCGTTGCGTCAATTATCTCAGACAGACCGTGTTGCATATCTTGTAGGTTTGTATTCTTATGAAGATTCAAACCCTGTAAATAAGGCAGCTGCTGTTAAGATGTTCTCCGAATTGGAAAATCATGTTACCGAAATGTCCACAGAAGAAGAACAGAAATGGCGCAGAGCATATATTTATACAAATACTGGAGATATTGCTGGAGCTAGCATAAAAGCATATGCTAATCAGGTTTCTAGCATAGTATCTAACATGTCTCGAACATTTGAAAACGAACGTATTATAAATGTTTGGGCAGATCATGCACAGTATGCTACAATAAATGCTTCTACTGGTGAACAAGAGTTGAACGATTTAGATAACATGTTTGTTGCTGTAGGTATTGCAGCATTGCGCGCAGCATCTCAGCCTCATCAAGGTTTGTCTAAAACAAATTTACCGTGGATTAACAATGTAAAAAGGTCTTATACGCATTTTATTCCTTCAGAATTAGATGAGATTGCATCTTGGGGTACATTTATTGTTTGCCAAGATGATGCAAGCGATGATGTTTACATTCGTCATCAGCTTACTACGGAAACAGATTTAGGTTTGATGTACTGGGAAGACAGCATTGGTACAAATGTTGATAACATAGCTTATGGTATCAAGGATGTTGTTGAACCATATCCTGGTAGATATAACATTGTAAATAATGCTTTGATTGAAATAGAAAAATCTGTTGCAGACTATCTTACAAGTTTAACTACTACAGGTATTTCTACTGAAGATACAAGACTTGGACCT